CCCGCCCTCTTGTCCCGGGGCCTGCTGCGCCCCCTGCTGCGCCCCCTGCTGCTGCGCCCCCTGCTGCTGGGGCATCTGTTGCTGGGGCATCTGTTGCTGCATTTGCTGCTGCATCTGCGCTTGGGCCTCTTGCTGAAGGGATTGGGCCTGTATCTGATACCTTGTCTGTATGAGCATCGCTTCGCCCTGGGACTCGGCATTAGATATCATGCCCTCTCGCTGCGCCCGGTTCAGCTTCTTGCCCTCTGCATGAAGCAACTCTTGCTCGGTGTCGAAACTGAAGTCCCGCGTCTCTAGGAACGACCTTCTACTGATCATTCCTGCGTTCGCAAGATTCATATCGAATGACGCCCGCTGGATATCGTCTGCCATTTTGAACGGCTTAAACTTAAGGTCGATCTTGGGCACATCCAAGAACGCGCATACCCGGTCTCGAATGAACTCAACAAGCCTCAACATGTCCTGCCGGTTACCCAGGAACTCATTTTCAAGCGCACGCATGTTAACAGCGGCACCCGAATACTGAGCCTCCCCGTAGAAAAAGCTCGTAGGCACGCCCATGCCGGCGATAATCTGGTCGTTATATATCCTAAGCTCTTGATGCAGGAGCAGAGACTTCCCTTGCCCACCTATCATCTGATAGCCCACAGGGACGGGCATGACTGGGATGTGATTGTTATCCATCCGCCACTTCTTGATCTGCCCGGACACCTCTGTTTGCCAGTCCTGGAGATTAATATGGGCATACGGGTTGTTCCCGTCAGTGGTGACCTGTGGAAACATCACACGCATAGGGACAATGTGCTCCATCGCCACCGCCTCTTGCGCCTTCCTTAGCACCTGAAGAAAAAAGATGTCCTTCAAAACTGGAAGAATAAGGGGTGCTCCCCATCCGCTGTCCGACGGATCTCTTGAGATGGATGCCCGCTTGGAATGGAATAGTTTTGAGCCCTCAAGAAGTATTGACTTCTTCTTCTTTATGGCGCTGATAAAAACCTGCGGCACCGATTCGATCATTGATGGCTTACCAAGCATGATGTCGTTTTTCAGGTGCCTGGGCATCGAGTAGTAATACTCTGACTTGCCGGTTATTTCATTATGTCGAATCGTTATATTCTTTGGGTTCCACCGAATAAGCCGAATCTGCGTGCTGGACTTGATAGGCTCATCTTTTACTTTGGCCACCCCTGAGTGGCTGCAGTGCTCACAGTCGATATGGAACTGGAAGTCTTTCCACTTGTACTTGACGTCTTTTGCTTCCCATTCGGCTTTGCATTCCTTACAGGAGAGCACTTTTTTGAACGGGAAAGATATAGAAACAAACGCATTGCCATAGGTGTATCTGTCGAGATTGACCTCTACGAGAAACTGTCTAAGGAGAAATTGTCTCTCAAAAATCTGCTTGTACAGATCGACAACTCCCTCGTTATCGTCCTCGTAAATTAAATCGGTGATTGGGTATGTGGCCAGCTTGCTGGTGACCGCGTTAATAAGAGGGTTGGTAAGCTGGTAATAGAGACACCAGTCAAACGTCTCTTTAATGGTTTTCGGTAAGTAGTTCTGCGCTACGTCAAAAAACGGGCTTGGGTAAAAGCTCTCCGGCTTCCCCACCGTTTTCGCCCTGGATCTGCCCCCGAGGGCGTACCGAGATAATCTTCCAGATATTCCAGACATGCCAGCACCCTTTACGATAACAGCCTTTTAAGCTGTATAAGCAAGATTCTTGAGGAGCCCTCCAGGAAATCGGACACCGAGATGCTCTTCATTAAGTGAACATCGTCCTCATTATTCCCGTCGAACTTTGGTTTCCTGTTCTTATCGAGTGCCACCTTTACCCTGGCCTGAACCTTCTTAGATCCTTCCGGAAGAAGGTCTAGAAGATACTCATTGCACGGCTCCAGGGGGCCTGTCCCGTAGACCATGCCGTAGTCCATCATACAGGCAGCAACATACTTATACACATCGCTGCTGATCTTACCACCCTCTTTTATTTGACCCATGATATCCAAAGCCAATCCAGCTCGGTGCGGGGTAGGTTTCTGTATGAGGTCAAACTTCGGCGGAAGCCCTAAAAGACCGGACGCCACCAAGTCAAAAGCCTCCCATCTCTCATAAGGCTGGTCGGTTGTATGGCAGGTTCGGACTGCTTGGATCTTATTTCGATTAACTTCGGAGATAGTGGTTTTCCACGTCCGCGCAATCTCAACCCAACATGTCTCCGGCTCCCACCCGAGGTAGTCCGGACCAAACTCCTTAACAAGGAGAAGGTTTAGCACTAGCGGGTGGCTATCCTTGTTGGTGAACGCGTGTCTCGGAGTCCCCGGGCCGCCCCCTTTGAGAGGGCTTTCTTCTTTATTAGTTCTCATCAATCATCCGGGCGATTGCCTGCTTGTGGGTTGAAGGAAGGCTTTCCAAAACAACCGCAGGCTCGGTCCCGAATTGAGAGGCGAAGTCGTCCCCAAAAGATTCTCTAATTTTATCAATCCCACCAGAGGAGGACCAAGAATTAATGGCTTCCTGAGTGTACTCACGCCCCCCTATTTCGACCGGCCCCAGCACACTGGCGCTCTTTTCAATCTCGTTACCAAAGACAGCCGCGTACGGGTCAGGTATTACACGATCATAAAGATGGGTAATCTCGTTGACGGTATCAAAAAGAGTTAGCTCCTCAGCAAGTTCCTCGGGGTTAACGCCTTCAGCAAAGGCCTTCTTCCGCAAACCTTCAAGCTCAGCATGCTTATCCTCACCAGAAAGAACCAGTTTTCTAGTGTCGACCGCCAAAGAGAAGTCTGACCCCACAGAGGTTCCGGAGTACTTTTCAAGCCTGTCCGGAGTGGTGGCGCTTGCCTCTTTAACCTGCATCGCCAGTCGGCGTTTGCCTCGGGGGCTCAGCTTGTCAAACGCATCTTCGACAATCTCCATAGGATCGTCTTCCCCACCAACGCCGAATAGCTTTTCGAGGGACATGTTTTCCCCCTCACCGCTGTACCCAAGCTCGAACGCAGCGGTCTTCGTTAACTGCTCCGGAACATCGAAACCAAAAGACTCTAGCGCCCCCTTGATCTTGATAGCCGCACTTTTCCTCATTTCTTCGGGAAGCTGGTCTCCGTACTCAGAAAAGTACATGGCTGAAACTAGGGTATTGCCTGCGTCAGAAACTGGGTATCGGTACTCTCTCCCAAGACCTGTTCCGACCACAAGTGCGTAGTCATCATCAAACCTTCTAGCCGGAGAAGACAGGTCTGAAGCAGTCTTAATGATTGCTGGGATTCCTCGGGACCCGATCTCCTTTCTAAGAAAAAGACCGCCGTCATCATACTGATCATACACACCTGAAAGATTTGTCATTTCACCTTCTCCACAAGGGTTGTTGGTTTTTGGGTATAAGCACCATGCAACCGAGATTTACCTACACTCAACCACGGAGGGCCAGTGAGCATGTCTGATGATAAACCGTATACCATTAAAGTAGAAGTACCAACACATTTAGATAAGGATGATAACCGGGGGTACACAGAAATAGCAATCGACGCCATTGCTAGTATCTTCGAAAACATATCTTCGCAACTGCGTCTGCGAAGAAATACAGGGGATGGGACTAAGTCTCTCCCGAGCCCCCAAGAAAACTCTTGTGACAATGAAGAAGTTGTCGTATACAAAGATAGACCTCTCGACGACCAGGAGTGGTTGGAATGCGAAGAGATCTATGAAGAGGAATAAATGGGCAATGAGAGCAGACTGTCGGAGCTTATACGCTCGCTAAGAGCGGTGCGCGGGGAATCGTCCCGAAAGTTCGCGATCAGGTGCGGCCTAAGCAGAGAGACGCTTCGTCAGTACGAAGCGGGCTCTGCCTTGCCGTCAAATCAAAGTTTGATGAAATTATTTAATGGCGCAGGGATAGATCCCAATGGGAGCGACCTCGCCAAATCAACAATATCCGCCCTATACGAAGAGCGTGCCAAAAGAGAACCTTCCAAGAAAAGGGCGTTTGGCGTTTCCGCAAACTCAGAGCTGTTGACCATGATTGGCAACAAAAAAGAAGCCTCTGAAGACAAGGTTCAGAGAATAACGTCTTTGTTCTTCGAGCACTGTAAGGTTGAGCGGACTGATAGCCTGGAACACTACCTTGCAAGGCAAGTGGCCAGGATACTGGAGGATTAAATTGAATAGTAGAAAACCACGGCACCCCGATTTTCCAGAGATGGACGACGGGAGGTCTTTGAGCGGTGGTGCGGTTAGGTCTGCCTGGATGTGGGTTCCCGCTAACTTAATACCCAATAAGCGGGCCTTCATCCGCGCAGCCACCATAACCTCAGTAAACAGCAGAAACGGCGAAGTCTCTAAATTCCCACTAGCGAGAGATTTAGGAGATTACGTAGTAATAGCTAGGCACTTTTTTACTGACGAAGAGTGGCTTAATAAAATAGGTCCCTGGGAGAATATAGGAATTACTGACGGGATGCAGACCTTCGATTTTGGTGATCGGATCTCCCCAAGAGACCCTGACCAAGAACGGGCTTGGGAGGCCTTCTCCGCACAAGAAGGGGGCGTCCTAAACCTTGCTTGCGGGAAGGGCAAAACGGTGATGGGCTTAAAGAAGATCGCTCAAAGAGGGTATCCGGCCATCGTTGTAGTCAACAACTCCGGCCTCATGGACCAATGGCGGGAAAGAGCGCTTGAATTTTTAAGTATTTCAGATGACGACATCGGGGTTGTTCAAGGTCCGAACGAGGATTGGGACAAGCCGCTGGTGCTTGCGATGATACATACGCTCGCCAAGAGGGCGCACAAAGTTCCACCAGAAATAAGGGCTAGGTTTGGAACTGTCGTCTTTGACGAGGTGCACCATCTTTCCGCGACAACGTTCAGTCAAACTGCGCCTTTATTTATCGGTAATAGGTATGGGTTGACGGCGACACCAAAGCGGGAAGACGGTCTTGAGGAGGTATACTATTCTCACATCGGAAAAATCTTTTACAGCGATTTGGTTGGCGACCTTGAGGCTCAGATCTTCTTCTTAAGAACAAGCACAAGCTTACCTTTGGACGAAAGGGTGATTGCAGACACGACCGGGGAGTTCTCCGCAGGGAAGATGTACAAATACTTTGCGGACAACATCCCAAGAAACAAAAAGATTCTGTCTGTTGTTGAAGATGCGCTCACCAAGGGGAGGAAGATACTTGTACTGTGTCACAGCAAGGATCATCCCAGCGTCTTGAAAAATAAGTTTCTAGACAATAGCCGTATGAAAAGGTATACGGCCGGGGTTGTCACTGGCGACACCAAGGGTGCAGACAGAACACGAATTATTGATGAGTGTGACGTCACTTTTGCAACTTTCGGTGTGGCCCGTGAGGGTCTTGATGTTGCGCGCCTGGACACTCTAATATTCGCCACCCCGTTCAAAGCATGGGGGTCCTTCCAGCAAGGGAAGGGGCGAATAGAAAGAAAGAGTCCTGGCAAGAAGGACCCTATCGTTGTGGTTATTGATGACTATAAATTCGGTCCCGCTGGGGCTATGTGTCGACATTTAAGAAAAGCTGTGGCAGCCAATGGATTCAGATTCAAGAACATCGGTAGTGACGAAAATTGAAGATCTAAACTTTGAGTACCGAAATTGCTCAAGGTGCCCTCTCCACGAGAACAGAAAAGTTATGATTCGTGGCAAAGGTCGGGTCGACACAAAGATCGTCGCCGTCATAGACCGGGTAGGGCCATCAGGCGCGGCGACTGGAGATATATTATCCGGTGGGGAGGGGAAAGTTCTGGTGACGCTCCTTAAGCGGGCCGGGATATCCCCAAGCGCCGTGTGGACAACACCAGTTGTGTCTTGCCCAACAGGATCTCTGATTCCTCGCGCACGTGGGAGAATTGAGATGCTCCCAGCGCCAAAGCTATCGGAGGCGAAAGCCTGCCGCGAAAGACTCCATGGGGAGCTTAGTCGCATAGAGCCTTACATTGTATTCGCATTCGGGAGTTCGGCTGTAAAAGCCCTCTACCCAAAGCAATCCATTGTTAATGGTCGTGTGGTGGAGGGGTTTATACAGGGCGAGCTTGTTGAGTACGCCGTCCCTATCATGCCACTACCATCAATAAACCAACTATACAGAAACACATCACAAAACTCGGGAGGTATGTGGAATAAGACTCTCGAAAGCCTTCGAGAGGGGCTTAAGGTCGCACTAATACTTTCTGAACAAGGAGAAAAACAATGAGTTTTAAGACAACAAAAAAGAAAGCCGATGAGGCTGTAGACGCGTTCGAGGATGCTCGCAACGCCATCAAAGAGTTTATCGAAGATAACCAGCAGGTTTTCGATATCTTTTATGACCTGAGTGAGCGGTATAATCGTCTCCTCGCTGATGCGAAAGACTCTGTTCGAGCGGTGGACGGGCAGGAACAGTTTTCGTACCAAAGCTTCCGGAGAACAAAGGCTCCTGAGTCTTGGAAATACGAAGCGCACAAACTCCCTGCAGAAGTTCTTCAGACTCCAGGGGTCGTAGGTCGCGTGGACAATAAGGTGATCGAGAACGGGCTAATCACTGGTGCCTTCAAGATCGAGCAGGTTGAGCCCGCACGATCCAAGAAGTTTGGTTCCCCCAAGGTTCTTGCGCCGAAGGAAATTTCTGTCAAGGTGGGCTAACAATGCCATACAAACCGAAACAACCAGAAGGGTACGCCGATAGGACGGTAACTGTCCGAAAGGCTTACAAAGACGCAAACTTTGAGGAGAAGGATATGTCTGAAAGAGTTGAGGAGCAGATACCCATAAGCACGTTAGTCACTGACGGGCATGAGGTCGCTTCTGTCACCGCAAGCGTAAGCACAAAAGTCTCTGACTCTGTTCGCTATGGTGACGGGCAGTGGGACAAGGTCCCTTACAGTGTAGAAGTTTTCTCGTCAGTGACAGTCAAATGCGACCAAACGCAGGAGGGCGTTACTGCGGGGCATAGCATGGCTTATGACCTAGCCTGGGAAGCGTCCAGAGAGCACATCGGCGGGGCGGTCCTCGGGCACGTTAGCGACATCCGAGAGAGGCTATATAAAGGAAAATTCGATGATTGAAATCAAAAAGTCAAAAGTCGATGGCCTCCACTGTTACCAAGTGGTTGTAACGAAGATGTTCCATGGGCCAACCCACAGACCCATACTAAGCGCCAAGCTTGGTTTGATGGCTGACGGTCGGCCCGTTGGTAATATGGAAATAGAAGACCTCCCTGAAGATTTGACCGAGATAGCAGAGGATTTGCTAAAGGCAGTGGAGGAGGTTGTGGTAAGTACCGTTTCAGAGGAAGCGGCGACCAGTAAGCCGGAGAAACCTAAAAGCCTTATTGAGGAGTTCTAATGGCAAATTGGGAGCTACAGCTAATATCATCCATAGTTCGCGCCGAAAAGCCGGCCGAGGCGTGGGAGGAGGCCCTTCGTCAGGGAATCCAGTTTCGCTCCCTTGGGAGTATGGAGGCCAAGTCAATATACTCAACAATAGATGCTCACTACCGAAGGCCGAACAATTTTGGCTTCGTTCCCAGCGAGCAATCTCTTATTGAGCAATTTCCCGGGCTAGACCTCCCGACGCCAGTAGAAAACCTTAAGGATCTTTGCGAGAAGATCAAAGGGGCCTTCGTTCACCGAGAGGTGGACAAGGCCATGATGAAGTGGCAGGAGGACTCACGCGCAAACCCGTTTTCCGCCCTCTCGGATATCCATGACACCCTTGGAAGCCTCCAAGAAAAGGCTTCAGCGACAACTGACGTAACCTTTAGCGATGTAGCGCTTGAGGAGACTATCGCAGAGCTTAGAAGGACTGGGGATACCGAGGGCCTGACGGGGATGCCTTGGCCGTGGGCAAGGATGAACCAAGCCACGCAGGGCATCCAGCCCGGTGACTTTATCATGTGTTGGGCCTTGCCAAAATCAATGAAAACTTGGTTTGGTTTAATTGTGGCGGCAAAGCTTTTCAGGGCGGGGCACCGGGTTCTTGTCTATAGCAAGGAGATGACCTGGGACCAGATGCGCAGAAGGATTACCGCTATCAACGCCAAGGTTAACTATACGCGCCTAAAGAAGGGAAGTCTCTCAACTATTGAGCAGGCCCACTATCTAGAAACCGTAGCTCAGCATTGCGCTGATGACTTTCGTGGGGAGATCATCTTCACGGATTGCGACCGGCCAGACGGGTCTCCCGGAGGCCCCGCAGAGATACGAAGAAAGATAGACACCTATAGGCCTGAGTTTGTTTTGCTGGACTCCTCGTACATGCTTGAACTTCCGGGCATAAACTCAGGCTCAAATGCGCTAGACTGGAAGGTTCTTTCTGCCATTAATAGGCAGATAAAGCAGATCGCCAAAACAACCGGCATCCCCATCATGGCAATCCTGCAAGAGAATGAGAGGTCTGCGTATAAATACAATAAGTCCAGAGGCACAGCTTCACTAGCAATGAACACTGGCGCTGTTATGGATTGCGATGTCGGAATAAGGCTTGTGTACCATAAGGCTAAGCAGGAAATAAGCCTGCACCTTGCGGCAGCAAGAGAGACTACCGATGACGGATTTACGATCCACGCTCTTGCTTGTGAAAATTTTGATTACGCGCACGACACACTGTACGCCATCAACGATGTTCACGAGGAAGAGGAGGGGTCTGAAGCAGAGATTGAACCGACGCCTGAAGTCACCAGTCCCATTATGGACAGATCAAGGGCTGAGCGCGATCCAGACGAGATCGACGAAGACCTGAGTGACTAAATGGGCCTGTCTAAGGAAGAAGTTCATTCAATATTATCCGGTTATATACGCTTCTCGGAGCAGGAGGCTCCGGCAAACAACGTAGCGGCGCACTGCCCTTTCCATAAAGAAGGAAAAGAGCAGAAACCGTCTTTCTACGTTTATGTCGGTCCGGAGACCTCGTCCAGGCATGTAGGTATGTCATTCTGTCATACTTGCAACCGGGGGTGGACCCTGACGGGCCTCCTTAGGGATCTACACGTTGGCCCCTCTCTGATCGACGCCATAAAGGCGGAACTTAAATCAGAGAGGGAAGAGCGCAAAGACCCTATTCTTGGTATGGATTTCAAGATGGACACTCTTCCGGAGGCAGCTCTCGGTCTGTTTGAGTACGCACCGAAGATGCTTCTTGATGCCGGGTTCGACTTGAGTCTTCTCAAGAAGTACGACGTCGGGTTCGACAGAAAGAGGAAGCGGGTGACGTTCGCTCTCAGGAGTCACAGCGGCGACCTTGTGGGAGTTTCCGGGAGAACTGTTCGCGGTGAACACCCAAGATATAAAATTTATAGATCTGAGTTTCACGAATTGTTACCGGGCTATGCGCTCAATAAAAGAAAGCTCCTGTACGGCCTGGACAAGTTCTACGCCAGAAGGATGTATACAGATATTGACATGCCCGTTATCGTGTGCGAGGGTTTCAAGGCTTGTCTGTGGTGTATCCAAGCAGGGTACGTTGACAGTGTCGCTTTATTGGGCGCAAGCATGAGTAACGAGCAGGTTGTTCTGCTACAGCGGGTGACAAACTCTGTCGTCCTGTTCTTAGACAATGATGACGCAGGCAGGGAGGCCACTAAGAAGATTGCACGCCAGCTATCTGGCATAACAGTTCGGGTTGCTGATTATAGGACCAGCGATCCGATATCACCGGACGACTTAACGTCCACACAAGTAAAACTGGCTATAGAGGGGGCGCTAAAGCCCTGGCCAACAACGAGAGGAAGATAAGATGCCTATTAGTTTTGAAGATTTTCACAAGCAACAGAAAGAGTCGAAGATTCGACAAAAGATGCTCGCCAAGAAGAGTGGCGGCGGAAAGAAGTTCGGTGGCGGTGCTGGAGGTGGCTTCGAGCCCAGAAAGCCACCAGCATGGAAGTTTCGAATGCGCGACTACAAGTTTCGTCCTGATGAGAACGAGACTCGTGTAAGAATCATCCCAACCGAAGAAAACCAAACCTTCTACAAGTATTACGCTAAGTGGGTAACCACGCCTCAGGGCCAAAAGCGGCAAATCATCTCCAACGCATGGAATACAGAGCGCGCCTTACCTTGCGTGCTTTACTACTATTGCGCAGAGGAGGAGAAGGAGGATTTCTGGGCGGACGAGAAGTGCGCCGTATCGGTCTTTGTCATGGAGGACTTCTACAAGATTCCCCACACCTCTGAGAAGGGTTACGAGTACTTCACATACGAGCGCGTGCCCGCGCCAGATCGAAACGGAAGGATCTCACATCCATCCTCGGCGCATGAGGGTTACGAAATCGTATTCGGAAGAAAGCTTTGGTGGGAGCTTTGGCCCGGTCAGAAGAGGCAACTTCTTGAGAAGTTGGCTGAGATCGGAAATAAGTGCGCTAATTGCGAAAAGGGCGAGATAAGCACCTACGCATACGCGTGCCCAGAGTGTGAGTTTGTGATGGCAAACCACCAAGAAGAAGAGATCGATCCCAGCGACGAAGAGGTCCTCAGGACAAGCCCTGTTGAGTGTTCATCCTGCGGTTACATTGGTATGGCCACGCCTGTCGTCGAATGCGTGCACCCTAAGGGTCACGGAAGCAGGAAGACCTACGAAGAGGGATGCGGAAACCCTATCCAACTTGATTGGAAGGATTGCGACATTGTTCTCCGCGCAGACCAAGTTGGCGGTCGGGTGTCCTACCAAATCGCTGGGTTTGAGGCGGCTGACACCGTTGCCACGTCTGATGTTCCTCAAGAGGACCTTGAGCCTTTTGACTTTAATTACTTTCTCGGCATGCAAAGCCTTGATGACCAAGCTAGAGCGATGGGGCGACACAACCCCTTCGATGGCTCCGCACAGAGCATTCTAGATAATCACTATGAGGCGGGACATGACGAGGAGGACTCAGACTCAGTCCCGTTCTAATCTCTAACACTGTTGGGCTCGCGCCTGTATGGCGGGGCTCTGAGAGATTGCTCCGTCTTCGTGACGGACAGTCGCGGGCCCAACACATTTACTTTGGAGGTAAGTACTTATGGGGATGTTCTCAATACTCCCAGAGCCGATCTGCGTCCGAGAGCCGGAAGAGGCTATTGCTGCGGCAGAACGGCTCCAATCTAAGAAAATAGTCGCCGTGGACACGGAGACCACAGGTCTCTCCCGGCAAAAGGATCGCGCAATAATTTTAGCCCTGAGTGATGGGGAAGAACGTTGGGCCGTATGGCCAGAGGTCATCCCCTACTTCAAGGAAATGCTTGAGCATCCAGAAATAAAACTAGTAATGCACAACGCAAACTTTGACTGCTGGATGCTCCTTAACTCCGGCATAGATGTGAACCGGCACGCCAATCGAAACCATTACCGCGTGTTCGACACCATGGTCATGCACGCTCTGGCGGATGACACCCTTCCGCACGATTTGAAATATTTATCGGAAAGATACTTGGGCATCGAGATGGTCCCGTTTAAGGCTGTTTTCGGAAAAATGTTGCGAAAAAGGAAGCTTCACGAAGTTCTCCTCGATGACGAAAATGAGCAAATAGTAACTAACTACGCCTCTCTAGATGCATACGCTACCTACAAGCTTTTCTTTGAGCTTAGGGAGGAGTTATTAGGGATTAATATTGACGCGGACACATACCCAACACTCTGGGACTATTACCTAGAAACTGAGGTTCCTTTTACGAGAGTTCTTTGGGAAATGGAGCGCACAGGCGTTCTTATCGACAAAGACGCACTTCTCTCTCAAGCCCCTCTGATCGAGGAAGAGCTTCTAGACATACAGAAGTGGTTTGGGCGGGCGACTGGCAAGCTTTATGTGAACCTAAACAGTAACGATCAAATGGGTAATTTCTTTTTCAACGATCTGGGCCGGTCCCCAATATCCTACACGGAAAAAGGGAAACCTCAGCTTAACAAAGAAGTTCTGGGCAAATGGAAAAGCGCTGGCTGTGAATACGCCGAGAGGCTACTGCACTACCGGGACCTGGATAAAAAGCTCGGCACCTACATATCTAATCTTCTTGAAAAGATTCACCGGGGTGGACGCATCCACGCGTCTTTCAATCAGACTGGGGCTCGGACGGGACGACTCAGCTCATCCGCGCCAAACCTTCAGAACCAGCCCCCATACATACGGTCTGCCTATCTGCCCAGTCCGGGCCATCGACTTCTCGCGTCAGATTACGCGCAGCTTGAGATGAGAATCCTTGCCCACTTCTCTGAAGATGAAACCTTGTCCGAGGCTATTATTGGCGGCATGGACGTCCACTCATCTACGGCTGCTAAAATGTTCAAAGTACCGTATGAGCATATTATGTTGGCCAGGGAACGTGATGATAACGACGAAGACCTGAGTGAATACGACCGCAGGCTACTCTCCCACAGAAAAGGCGCGAAGGCTATTAACTTTGGTCTCATGTACGGGCAGGGGGCCGGGGCTCTCGGCGCAACATTGGGGTGCTCTACGGACGAAGCAAGAATGCTGATTCGGCAATACTTCGCGGCGTTCCCTAAAGTTACAAAGTACTTTAAGTCAGCAATCTCATCCGCAAGGCGCTCGGGACACTGTTCAACAATTCTCGGCCGAAGAAGGCTTGTGCCGGGGCTGAGTTCCCGAGTTGGGTCAGACCAAGCCCAGGCCGAGAGGAAAGTAAAAAACTCTCCAATCCAGGGCTCTGCGGCAGATATTACAAAGATGGCCATGGTTCGTATCTGGGAAGACCCCCTGATCACGGCATCAGGCACGCGAATGGTGATTCAGGTACACGATGAGATCGTGTTTGAAGTTCCTGATGAGTACGTAGATGACAAAGAATTTAACGACCGCATCAGAGACCTAATGATGCATCCCTTTGACTTTGACTTGGCAGTTCCTTTGGAAACGTCAAGCAAGTACGGGGACAACTGGCTGGAGTGTAAGTGATGGAACTAATACGAGAATATCAGCGACTAATGGGGTGGAATGACCAATCAATTATTTCCATTCTGTGCGACTACATAGAGGGCGTTCAACCAGTCCCCGGCGCTGGCTACGAATCCCACTTACAGGAGTACCTGGAGCGGAGGGCCAGAGATGAAGAACAACTGGATGGAGTGTAAGTGATGGAAACTGATAGTAAATACAAGGTCGCCATAAAAAGCGACACAGATAATCCTGAAAATAATGGGTCCATTATCTATGGGCCTACATCAGAACAAGCGGCCACCGGTTTCTTAGACGGTGTGGAATACGTTAATGACTCCGCGCTAACCGTAGAGCTAATAGTGGACGATGAATCAGAATTCGCCCATTGGGGCGAGACAAAAGAAAGTATGCGCCGAAAGGCTATTAGCCTTTTCGAGAGGCTCCTAGAGGAGGCACGTAACTCAAGAAGCTTTCCTCAGGATGGCTCAAAAGGACAGGCGGAGCAGTACCACCTTGCTCTCCTCAAAAGCCTAGAGGAGTGTAAGTGATGAGCAAGCTTCACAGCGAAACCGTAGCGTCCTACGTAATAAACAATAAACAAGTGGATGTGGTCCTCTGCTGGCAGGGCAAGGAGCCCGAAGCAGACAAGGACCGCTTCTACGATTTGTACGACAATAGAGGAAACTGCCTTAATGAGGGCGAGCCTTGGCACGACGACGGTGAGGGAGTTCCTTCAGAAATTGACGTGAGAGAGGGCCTCAAGGGCTGGTTGGAGGGTAAATGATGGAAAAAGAATTGCTGCTGGCGCTGGAGCTAATATGCCAGCACGCCTATGACGACGATACGCCGACATCCGACATCCTGGCGGATTTCGACAATATGCGGCGGATCGCGCACGAGGCGTTAAGTCGGTATGCCGAGGAGTAACTGATGGCAGATAACGAGCGGGGCAATGTCGCCCTTACTGACGGGGCATCTGCGGTTCTGTGGGTGATGGACGGTGATACGGCCATCAAGGAGGTTTCGTACACGCCGGATAACTACCCGGCTTGGCACCTCGACACAGACTGCGCGATCTCGTCGGAAGACCTAGTGAAGCATATAAACGAAAACCTACAAGGCTGGTTTGTCCAGAAAGCCAATGTCGAAGGTATCGACATAGACGAGGACGGAACCGTGGAGTGTAAATGATGGGCAAATCTTACTCAGTGGAAATAACCGACGAATTAGAAGCGGAAAGCCCAAAGGAGGCTCTTCGAGATATGCTTGAACGGTTGCGGTCTGAAGAGACCGTCGCCGTAGTTACTCAATTGGAGACAGGTGAGATCTTTCACATTGAGTGTCAGACGGGCGAAGACCTGAGTACCTACGGTATTACCCCGTGATAAAAAGAGCCTGGAGCAGGCATGAGGATGAAGTGGTGCGGAGGCTTTGGCCGACACACCACGTCACCCGAATAGCCAGAAAGCTGAAGCGCTCTGACGCTGCGGTAACCCGCAGGGCTTATAGACTTCTTGGTACCAAGCGTATCCAGGAGATTAGACAACTAAATAAAAAGCTACGGGGAAGAACGCGGAGCGTCCGAGAGCTTAGAGAGCAGCTACGGCAGCAGGAGGAGTAGTGATAATGGACAACGGTCTCGACACGCCTTTTGGTAAATTATGTCTTACTTCGAAGACGTTCGATTTCGAAGTTTCTCCCATGAAGAACTTTTATTCAATGGATGGGTTTTGGATCGAACACCCCGTCCGGGTGATGATGCTTGCTCGTGATGGTCGCCTGGAGATCGCCAGCGTGTATGATCCAGAGGACGGGCGAGCCATAGAGCTTGATCACGACACATTGTCTCTTGTGACAACTGAGGCTAAGCTCAGAAGCAATTTTGCCCTTGATTGGCTAAAAGAGTCACAAAACTAATGCCCTTATGGGAACTCTAATATAAGGAACTTACTCATGGAGAGAAACTGGTATTACTCAAAAGCATCGCCTGCCACCCAAGACGAGGAAGAGGTTGGCCCCTACGACTCCGAGGCTGAGGCGCTGGCGGCTGCAGAAAGTGATAAGTCTTTGTCAACCGACGGGAGTCTTTACTCGACCCCGTACGAAAAGGGCGAGCATGACGAAGACCTCTTGTTTGCAGACGGGTTTGAGGACGCCTTTATCGGACTCTCCAGAAGGTTCGGGATCGATAGACCTGTGGCGACCTATGATTATGACAAGTGCATAGAGGTTTTGATGAGAAGTAACATGTCCCGAGAAGGGGCTATGGAGTTTTTCGAGTACAACGTCATAGGGGCTTGGGTTGGGGAGCTTACACCAATATTTCTACACAAACACACGCTACAGGAGGTTCTGGAGGAATGATGACTTTTACTTTAGGTTTTATTGTCGGGGCAGGTTTTATTGTCTACCTCAGAGACTTTAGATAGCGGGGAGGACTCAACGTGAATGAACCAGTCGACACAGTTACTATTTTTTCCCTAAAGCGTGAAGCCCTCAGAGAAATCGTTGGTGCCGTAAACACCATGGTGGAGGAGGGGGACGTTATGAAGGGCATGTTCCTAACGGAGGGTCACGACACTGCGGTGATAGAGCTTTCCTGCGGCGCGGCGTTGCTTCTGAACTTAGGGATCCTTGGTAAGGACCATGCAAGCGCTCTCGTCAAAGAACGGGAGGATTTCCACAATCGAATGTCAATTGAAAACAAAGGAGGGCAATAATGTCCATGGAGAAATACGGCGACTCCTCAAGTGTGGTTGCCACCCTTATGAAAATGAAGCTGTGTGAGACAGAAGAAGAGGCCCTTGAGAAGGTAGCTTCCGGCACAGCTAACGGTATGATTCGAGAATTCAAACTCAAGCTCCTCGAAGACATGATCTCTGTCTACGAAACGCACACGGAGATATCTGATGAGCTTGCTGACGAGTTTGCACAGCTTAAGAAAGAAGTTGAGGGGGAGTAATGGCAAAAGACCTCAGTCAACTAATTAAGAATGTCCAAAAAAGGCTGGGGAACGCTGCAACAATCCAGCCAATGGCTGACGTTGCAACTCCGTTTGAGACCCGGCTTCCTACAGGGATATTATCTCTTGATATCGCCCTCAAAGGGGGCTTTCCCGCAGGGTCCATGATCCAGCTTTTTGGGCCAGACGGTGTTGGCAAAGACTACCTATCAAACAGGGTGATTGCAGAGGTCCAGCGCGAGTACGGAAAAGAGGCGAACGTTGCCTGGATGAGCTTTGGGTACAAGCCCGACCCTGAGTTTATGGAACTTGCTGGGGTAGACCTTAACGGGGCCGGTAACCTTCTCTTTGTGGACCTAAAGGAGGCCGCGTCCGAGCGCCCAGCAGAGGTTCTTCTGGACGTAATGCTCGATTTGGTTAAATCGCAGGAGTTCCAACTACTAATAATAAATGAGCTTGGTTCAGGGGAGACTAAGGACAACGTGGTAAAGGGTCTAGGTGAAGACGCCAAGATAGCCACGTGGGCCAGCCTCCTCAGTAACTTTTGTCGAAAGTTCTACAGTGCCATGAGAGCGCCCGGGGAGGATGGCTCCCCGAATAAGACGTGCGTTATAATGATTAACCCCGTCCGTGCGAACATGAACGCGCACTCCGCTAAGTATGTTCCCTACACGCAGCCGGGGGGCTACGCGCTAAAGCATGCTAAAGCCGTAGACATCCACCTGCGACCGGGGGCCTTTGTGAAACAAGGCGGGACCAAGGTTGGAAAAGAGGTTAAGTGGAAGGTGTCAAAAGGCAAGCATGGGATCAGCGAGGGTGCTGAGGGTGAGTACGTCTTCAAGTTCAATGAGGGCGTGGACATGATCGCGGATCTTGTTAACACGGCAAAAGCGCAGAAGGTCGTGTTCAACAAGGGTAGATTTTACTACATTCTTGACTATGAAGACCGCATTGAGGGCGGTTTGGACGGGGTCATCGACATGCTCACAAAATCACCAAAACTCCTCGAAGAAGTTCGAGAAGCGGTGCTGGCAAGGATCTAAAAATGGCACGAGTTTGCATACAAGTGGGGCCTAAGCCCTCTACCTTATTTATAGATGCTCTCCCTTTCCTTCCGGGACTTTACTTCCATAAGCCTCCGGACACAGCAAAGAACGAGCCTCTATACAACGTTACTCACGTAGGTAGTGGTCTTTCGGTCCTCACGTATGTAAGCGAGAAAAGGCTCGAATTAGCTAGAATGATTCTTGGTCGGGTGGACTGGGAAAAGGCTGCCGAGGAAATATACTACGATAACACATATGACATTGTAATAAAGGAGGCGCTAGCCGTGCTTACAGACAAAAAAGCTATGAGCGATAAACAAGAGAAGCGTATAGCTAAAGATCTCGGGGGCAAGCGTCAGCCGGCCTCCGGGGCCGTCTGGGGCTACCGTCGGGACGTTAAAACTCCCTCGATTCTGGTGGAGGCGAAAACTACCTCTGGGGGAAAGTACGCTCTCTCCGTTCAGGACCTTGAGCATCTTCGGGTGCAGGCGTATAGCCAGGGCAAAGTCCCCGCATATATTGTAGAGCTTGGGAAGCATGGTGAGATAGTCATCCTGCCCTCACAAGAGCTAGGCGACGAAGAGCTAGAGCACTTCGGGGAAATAAAAAGCCCTGCCGGAAGAAAGCCTAAAAAATCATTCACCCTAACCAGCAACCACGCGAGCTACGTACTATCAGGGAACTGCCTCCGACTCGATGTGGGAGGAACTGAGTATCTGATAATGGACTACGAAAAGTTCCTCTGGTTCGCGAAGAGAGATCTCTAATTATGACGAACAAGAAGAAGGGGTTTAAGATCCCAGAACGCTGCCTCCGGGAGGACAACCCCGAGCCAGATATAAACTTTGATGTTAAAAACGAACTGGAGCGTATCGACGAAGAGTCCAACAAGGAGTCTTGGTCGAGAAAGACAGGGGTCTATCACCCCTCTTCCCTGCACCCAAACGCCTGCAAGCGCGCAATATGGTACGACCGCATAGGGGAAGATCCGGAAAGCAGAATACCTCCAGACCTTAGGATGCTCTTTGACATGGGACACGCGCTCCATGACATGTTGCAGACAAAGCTGGAAAAAGAGTTTGACAGCTTTAAGGCAGAGGTACCTGTAGCCAGCGAAGAGCTTAACATGTTTGGACACTGCGACGGCGTATTCAGAGATGAAGAGTGGGTTCTTGAGATCAAGACCGTGGGCGAAAGCGTCTACAGGAACCTGACCAAGCCCAAGATAGAGCACGTGTACCAAGTCCACTGCTACATGTACGCGTTAGACATCCCCAGGTGTCAGCTTCTGTATGTGAACAGGGCAACCGGTGCAATGCGAAACATGAAGGTCCACTTTCAGACGAGTGTCTGGGAGAAGGTTTGCGAGATAATGAAATTTGTTGAAGACCACGTAAAAGAAGGGTCGGAGCCGCCACGACAGATCAGCAAGTGGGTTTGTCGAAGCTGTAAGTTCCTCCACGCGTGTGAACCAAATTTTGATGAGGCGTAGGGGGAGGACGTATGGAAAAGAAGGATATCTTCCTAGAGCTACGTGAAACTTTACAAAAAGATCTAAAGAGGACCGGGTTCTCGCCGGACGCTGATGGTGGACCGGGCGAAGAGCCAAAGATCCCAAAAGACCTAAGCTCAAAATCGAGCGACTTCTTGAAAACCCTCTACGACGAGTTTTTGTCTTACTACGCGTACCTGACCGACCAAGTGGCCCAGGACTCGTGCGACGCTACTATCAGCAAGGCACGGTTGGACCTTAAGACCGCGGAGGCTTCTCAGAGAGCAGCGTCGGACCAAAGGTTAACAAACGCGGATATGCGAAAGGCGTCCGTTGATACAGATCCCGGCGTGATTGGAGCTAAACGGGACTATATTTATTTCAAAGGAAGGCTCTCCGTGCAGGAGGACCGCAAAAAAAAGATAAGCAAGTGTATGGATAGGATCGGGCGGGAACTCTGGTTCAGAACCCAGAATGATTCCGAACCGGATGGTGAGTTTTTCCGACACAAGGGGGCCGAGAGGTCTATTCGCCCCGGTGGGTTTAAGAGGAGGGGTTCTTGAAAGAAGTATTCTCAGCAACCATCTCCATCTTGCCGCCATCGGTAAATGAGATGTATGTCTACACGACCCGGGGGCCCAGACCTTCCTCAAAAATGAAGAAGTTTAAGGCGCAGGCCGGGGTAGAGATAGCTAAGCAGGTGAACTTTAGCGGGGAGCCGCTAGATCCAAATAAGCCGTACCGACTGAACGTCCACTACTACCTACCATCAATGTTTAATAAGGGGTGGCCGAAAAAGGCGAAAACGCGGTATAAAAGAAGAGATGTTTCAAATTTGGTGAAGGTTCTTGAAGACGTTGTTTCAGAATGCCTCGGCATAGATGACTCCTGCTTCATAGAAGAATTCGTTAAAAAACATCATGGCCCTGATTCTGATTTTGTCGGCATCAGGTTAACTATAGCGGAGGTGCGTGATGAATCCTGACGTCGGGTTCGAAGAACTCCGACACATCGTGTGGGAGCAGATGGGCGTTCGTGTAAGCCCCTCAGCAAGCCCAGAGCAATTACACGACTTTCTTCAGTATAAGACTAATGTTGTCCCCCAAAGCCCTATAAATGTTATGCGGGATAACCTTATTGAATTTATCGAGAACAACCGTAACAAGCTCTCCCTTCCATGCGATGGGGACTGTTACAAACATCACGATGGGCAAGTTGTGTTTTGTCACAACCAACTCATGGAGGAACCAAATGGCTAGTAAGCAAAGATTTACTAAGAAGATGCTGGACCCGCTCGACAGGGCGGAGCTTCGGAAAATCGCTATCGTAGGAATGGGGCTTGAGCCCCTCGACGCGTATACGATGAAAGAGACGGAGGTTGTCTCGTGGATTCACGAGCGCGCCGAAGAATTCTCTAAAATCAGTCTCGCCTCCGTAGGTGAGGATACATTCAGGCCCGGAGTGTCATCGTACATCTCCCAACTGCAAGAGTTTGTTACCGGCAATCGTCCGGCCCCAAAGTTTCCTCCCGAGGGGGGTGATGCCGATGTGGCGGAGTCTGCGAATGAGACAGTTGATGTCGTTCCAGATCCTCCAAAGCGAAAGCGTGGCAGGCCTCGAAAGGTTGAGGCTGCTCAACCTGAGGCGGAGGCCGCTCCGAAGCGAAAGCGCGGTCGTCCCCGTAAAAAGATTGAGCCTGCTACCAGCAAAGGGGCCGCAGAGGTAAAGAAGGCAACCGCGGTGGTTGCGAGCAGCATTGAGGACTTTGACCGGGGGGTAGACTTCGCCTCCGCTGCCTTCCTTGATAAGATTGCTGAGCAAGGTAATAATATCAAGATGCTACAAGAGATGGTTAGCGCCCTTCAGTCAGACCTAAACACAATTCGGATTGAACAGACCGAATCAATGAACATGGTCTCCAACACGCTAGCGTTCCTGGTAAACACTCTCGCAATTGATGAGGACGAGCAGATGGTTGCCGATCTCTCAAAGATCCCAACGCCGGACAAGTACGTTGTGAACGACGACGGATAGATAGAATCCCTGGACCTCCTTCAGGGTTGTGGTGAGAGGGGGAGGTTGCTTCGGCAGCCTCTCCCTCTTTTTTTATCTATGCAATATTACAACCTAATATTGGCATAAGATTTATGTAGACCTACTTACAGGCTACATAACCAAAAGGAGGTTGCGATGCCGGGGACAGCAATTATCGGCGACGTTCACGGGTGTCTCGTGGAGCTACAGAGGCTTGTGGGGAGCCTGAAGGAGAAAGGAGTCGACGAGTTTATTTTCGTCGGGGATCTTGTCGACAAGGGGCCTGATAGCGCGGGAGTTCTTCGCTTTGTTCGTAGTCTCGGAGACGAGAATACGGTCATTGTTCAAGGTAACCACGAGAACAAAAACTTCCGGTTCTGGAAGAAGGTGGAGGCGGACAATCGGGACAAGGCCATGGAGATGAAGGGCGCGGAGGAACTGTCCGCCGTTATGGAGTCCACAGACCAAGACCTTAGGGACTGGTTGCGGCACAAGGTTGTGCCGTACTTCAGAAAGGACTTCTACACGGTCGTGCATGGAGGAATAACCCCCAAGCTTGAGAGTCTCCCAGATGACCCCTCCACGCTGTCGGGCAAAGAGAAGAAGCGTGTGGATCGAGTGATGTACACTCGCTACGTGAACGATGCGGGCTCAATGGTCGTATTTGGCGAAGAAACCGGCCAAGACGACTACTGGGCAGACATCTATGATGGCAGGTTTGGGCATGTGTTCTTCGGGCACCAGCCCTTCTTGTACAAGAGCATGCCTGTTTCCTTTAAGCACGCCACTGGTCTCGACCTCGGATGTGTCCACGGTGGGCATCTCTGCGCGGTAATTATTCGTGACTTCTACGCAGGCGTCAACGGATACGTAACCATTAAGGCGGAGACGGTTTACTGTGATCCTCTAGAGCTGAACTAGAACTAAAGGGGGCTTCGGCCCCTTTTTTTAACCTAGGGGTGCAAAAGTAAGACCCTTTTTAGGGATAAGAATATTGAAGGGATCAATTAGGTTCTTTCAAAGTCCCACAACATCCTTAAGGAGGAAACCATGAACGGACTAATGCAACCTGCTATCCAGGCCATCACAGGCCCAACCGCAAAACAGCTTGGAAAGGCTGTTCTCTCAACCGTCGTAGCTGTCCACGTCATTCGTGCTATGGACAAGACGGGCGAAAAAATTTCGGACTGGCGTAAGGCCAAAAAGGCCGCTAAGGCTGAGGCCAAGGCCGCCAAGGCTGAAGCTAAGGCTAAGGCTAAGGCTGAAGCTGCGGAGGCAGAGGAGTCGGCGGCTGTGTACGCACAGGCGAACGAGATGAAGGAGAATTTTCAGGAGCCGCTCTTTACCGTAGGCCTGAATGAGCAAGCGCTCGATCTGATGAACGCTGCTTCCATTAACGACCTTCGGAAGAAGGCCGCATCGCTCGGTATCAATACTGCCGGGAAGGCCAAGGCTGAACTGGCAGACTTGATTGTACGCTCGCTGTCCGTAGAGGGCCAGATGCGTAATCAAGGCTAAGAGAGCCGAAGGGGGAGGAGGGGGGCTATCCCCCTCCTCTTTTTTTACCTAATACTGTTATTCGTCGCCAGGATCCCACTCATCCTGCATATCACCCTTGTGAATCCCTCCTACGGGCGAACTCCTATTCAATCCATCGTAAAACTTGTGCTTAAAGCCGTTGGAGATAGGGTTCCCGACGCCGACAAAAACGTTTTTCTTGTTCGCCAAGATACCGAAACCTTTGTTACTTGTCTGCTCATCTTCCGCTTCCTCGATACTGACGATGTTCCTGTCTGTCGGGTTGTCGTACTCGACATTCCTCACGCACATCCCCTGCCCCAGCATTGTCCAACCAGTACGGTTTCCGAGGAGCATCGCTGTTCCATTACTAACAAAAAAGTTAAACGTGCCAACGGTACCGTCAGCAAAAGTTTCTTTTGATGCCTGATAGTGCCTATACCTGTTAACTAGAATGGCCCCAAAGTTCATTCCCAGATACATGGGTGTGTGTTCGGTCGCATAATCATCCTCAAAAACAGTGCTTAAAAGGAGTGTGCTGGAACCGAAATAATCCTTGGACACGGTGTCATTGCCTTTAATGACAGCGCCACCCTTCTCATCGACTACGATATAACCTCCGCCACCCTTCCAGGCGCGTTTATAATCAGTACCCAGGCCAATCGAGTTGTAAAAATCGGGCCAGCCTACGCCGTCGGGGTAGCTCTCACTGTCAGTATTCGTCCTGAGATAATGTCCGCCGGACATGATGGTGCCCACTATGTTCCTCTCGACGATATAAAAATTGTTATAAATCGACCGCGCAATTGGGAAGCTAACTCCGACCTGGATATTTCCAGCAACCTCATTTTCTAAGACAGTCGTATTCCTGGACGCTCCCTGCGTGTCCCATTCAACCTTTACCCCGAAGTTGTTATTTCCGGCCGGCATAGCCCCACCAAAGTTAAACTTATTTTTCTTAATAACAGCCTTTGGGCAGTTCAAGAGGTGAGCTTGATTAGCTTGGTTGGAGTCCAGCACAACACCTGGGCTGTTCCGGATAGTTAACTTACCTCCGCACGTTTCGATAGTTGGGTGGGCGCTGTTCTGGTGGTACTGCGTCGCGCCCCCAATAACTACGGATATACTCCCGGGCACGGGTGGGCCATCGCTCATGTCCGTAGTGCCTGAGTGGCCCCACTTCCATCCCTCCGCTCCCCAAATATCTACCCACGAAGGCTGTACCGCTTCCGCCAGACTGTCCGCAGGGAAAATCACAGGAAGAAGATCTAGTGTATTTCTGTAATCATGCTTACCAAACTCAACTTGCTGTCCTTCGGCTGTCGACATCTTGTTGTTGTCGATAGATACGTTAACTGAGTCATTTACGAGACCGTTGCCGCTGTAGTCCCGCCAGTTCATGCCTATAAAGCTATTCCTGGAGACGACAGCGTTGTGACATTCCTTAAGCTCAAACCCATATCGGCCACGATTGCCGTCTATCTTCACACCATGACAAAGTTCCGCGAAAATAGGTCCACAAACAGCGTTACCAGAAATCGTGACCGCCCAACTATCATAAGCGTGGATTCTACCACTGTCCCAGTAGGGGTTTGTTCCAGCAGCAGTGCCTGTCTGATTAGCGCGCCCGGTCCAAAGGATGTTGTTCGCTATAGACGCATTGCAACCAGAAAACAGGATCGATCCACCGTTGAGTATATTCCCGGAAGCAGTGAGGTTGTTGACAGCCCCTACATAAAAGCTTGGGTTGTTCAGAGGCCCGTTGCCGTGCGCGCCCAACCGGATGCTCCCGCCAGCAGTATCGTTGTCTGAAACAACTACGTCGTCTGCCATTCCAACTATAATATCCGCGCCTAATACGTCCCGATAAGGGGCTATGGGCGTGTAGAATGCATGGTCATTATTCGGCTGGCCAGAATGGTCATAGGTAACACGTCTCGTGCTATTTAGGCTGCCCGTGCTGTTGCCTATGACTTTCAATGAAGGTGAGGCCGAGGCCCCCGCGATACGGATCTGCCCGCCGTATGTCCTGTTATGGTTAATGCTTAGATTTGCAGCGAAGCCATCAACCCAGATTCCAGTTGGGCAATCCCAATTCTCATCAGGCTCGTTTGGGTAGGGGTCAGGCCACCCGGTAGGAGGGGCGGTTAGCATGTCCCTCAGCTCGTTTGTTGAGTACTCCATCAGATTTTGGTTTTGAAATGTTAGGTCATTGTTGGTTATTGAGCAGTTGTACATCGAGCTGACTGGGGTGCCGATGTTAATGAACCCGAGGCTGACCCTATTGTTATGTATAGTAGTCTCCGGACAGTTCCCGGCAACGCTGATAACCGTGTTAGACCGTGTGGCATCATTGTTAAGGTTAGTGCTTTTATACCTAAACGAGTCGGCGCTTATCGTGTTTCCTGAGATTTCACACCGAGGGGAGTTCGCGCCGATACGAATCGACCCCCCAATTCGGCTATTCGTGATCTTAAGTTCGTGACAGTTATCCCCCACCCAAAAACCCCAAGGAAGCTTGTGTGCGGCGTCATTTATCCGTGAGTTCGTTGAGCCGGTGATGCGGTTATGAACAACATCGTTATTGTTGTACTCATGCCTGAACTGGGGCTCAAAGTTAATAGAGTTGTCGGTGAAGATGGCGTTTGGAACCCTGTTCGTGAGACATACCCCGATAATTGCGCGCCCAGCGACAGTAATGCTGTTCCCAGAGACAATCGTGTCTATTCCAGAGTCATTCTCCATTATGGAGTTGTGTGAAAATAGCTGAATCGCTCCCGCTTGGTATGCCGTCTTGTGGCCCCCTGGCTTCTCCGTCCCCGTCTTATCACACCGATCAAATACCGCCTGATACTTGTCGGTGTGCAGGACGTGAGAGTGCCACCCTAGATTGAGCTTGGAAGACTGTCGCCAAGTGTTCTGGAGCCGGTTTCCGGAAATTGTATATCCCTTACCCATAGCCTTAATGCACCAAGCCTCTAGGTCAAAAATGTTCGGCCCCCACTTTGTTGACCCCGGCTCTGCTGGATCATACGTAGTCGCCCCCAAAGGCATCCCCGGGTCTGTGACCGTGTTGTTGGTGATCGTGATGTTTGCTTTCGGGTGGGCCGCCGTTGCGTAGATTCCCGTGCTCTGCGTGTAGGTGATCGTGTTACCATCAATCACACCTTCGCAGTACTGCATGTAATTGTTGTTCCACCTGAGGCTGTTTGGGGCGAACGCAATGCCGTAGTAGAAACGCTCAAACCTGTTGCTCTCTACGTTTATGTGCTTGCAGTTCATGGCGTAAACACCAGACCTGTATCGAGCGTGCAGCCCAGTAACCTCGCCCGCTTGGCCGTCGATGTTTTTGTACTCGTTTACCTGCCCACCTTGCACAGGAACCCAGTGGGTTAAGCAGTCTAAGCCTTGGACAAGATAGTAGCTGGAATTCGCCTCCGGGTTCCCTCCCGCATAGTGCTTCACTGTCGGGAAACAAGCGTAGTTGTTGCGAATGGATACGTTCGCTATGTACTTAGAATCTTGGTTAGGAAATCCTATACCAGAATCTGTTAAGTCTCCGGTGTTGATTCCCAAGGTAGCAAAGCTCAAGCACGACCTAGCGGAGCAATTCTCGATAGTAATGCCGTCAATCTCATAAAAAGAGTTCAACGTGCATAAAAGCCCTCCAGCATTTTGCAGATCAATATTTCTAAACGTCCAGCCGCCAGCAAATGCAGATGATTGGTTGTTAAGTGGGTGCGCGTACCCCGCAGTGTTAAACCTGGATTCGCGATCATTGAGCATGTCGACCGAGTTGTCACTGGTGTACGCGTCGTTCCCAGTGACAAATAAGCAGTCCATCGGCCAAGCCCCATACGGGTGATAAGTGGCTGCAATGCCACCCGGCTGGTAAAGGTCCCCCTGCTGAACCATGCTCGGCCCAGGCAAAGACTTGTTTAGGTCCCCATCGAAAACAAAGGAAAGGTCCTCAAAGGTGATCCCATACCGACAGTCCATGTCAAACAGGCCAAACTTTGGAATACCGCCCCGATCTCCCCAGGTGATAACCGGTCCGCTGTCCCCACTATAATTGGCCTTCACTGTGTCGAGCCCCTTAGTGAGTCCTGACCACCCAGGCCCGTGCCCCTGTGCATCAGTGGCGCTCTTTGTGCCCCTTCCCCGAAGACCCCGCACGGTTATTCCGTTGCACGGAAGCTTGTACGGAATGGTAATTCCTCGGTACTGGTCGCCCTTTTCGGTAGTTGGCCCAACAACTTCGATAGTCCAGTTCCTGTCGACCTGACCCTTATCCCACCACTCAATAGCCTTAAGAGCTTCGCCTATGGTGCTAAAGTTCATCTCGTCAGAAACATACCCACCATTAGCGTCAACCGTCTCATGAGAAGGAACCACAGAGCCGACGTATAGGCTTGTTTTCCGCTCCTGCCTGTGAACACGCATACGGACGTCCGTAACGACCTCGACCCCGTTGTTAACAGAGGTAACGATGCAGATAGGGATATCTTCCGCAGACCACCACACCGGAGCAGTACCATTGAGCGCTGGGGAACTATGGTGGAATAGGTAATTCCCGTCCGAATCTAGCGCACTAACTTTATATTCTCGGTCGTTAGCGTTCCAAACAACAAGCGCGTCACCATTTTGTTGGAAATTATATGGGGCGTTTACATCCGAAACATCGAAAACGAACTCCGGCTGATACCACTTTGCGCCGCCGACTAGAAGATACGTCTCAGCTATGTAGAGCGTAGACACTGAGGGGTTCAATGTTAACCTGTGCTCTGGGAACCCGGAATCATTCTGCTGCCTGTGTGACCAAGCCTTACCGCCCTTTATTACCCCGTTAGAGAACACACCAAAGCTGGAGACATCTTTCAGCCCCAAGCCAGCGTCTCCTACACTTTGTGCCCTGCTGTTCCAGTGAACGTAGTTACCTAAAAGAGTTCCCTCTATGGACCCTAAAATACTCCGGTCCTGCATCTCCTCTGGGGTAGATCTGGAGTCGAAATCCGGCGCAGGGTAGTACGCGCCGTCCGTCTCCCGCTGCCTTACCTTGGAGAGGTTATTAGAAAGAAATACCCCTGGACGGACCCCCTGCTTGGGTCCGATGCTGTTGGCCACACCAAGGTTTGAAACCTCTTTATCCGCCGTAGCGTGTGTAAGCTCAGAGTCCGGATTAACCGTGAGGTACTGGTCGCCTGAGCGAGTCTCTAGTGGCAACCACTCCCCAATCTCTGGGGATACACCGAATTCACTCGTCGTCTCGTCAACAAGAAGCATACGCTTAGACTTGTCATACCCACCGACCATGGACTCGGAATATGTGAACAGGTGCGTCCCAGCGAGACCCTTCCAGGAGGATGGTGCGTACTCATTTCCGTCAGAGTTAGCGTTAAACCATCCGTGCGTAAGCCTGTGGGCATGTGAGCTTCCGTAACGCCAAGAGATCTCAAGCCTCGGCTCACCGAGAGAGAATTCGCCGTCATTCCACGAAGTAGTCTGGTCGTTCGAATGGAGTAAGTTCTGAACGTCCCCCGACGCATACCGCCGGGTCATTCTTGCCATTACGGCATAATATTTATTGTTGTTCTTGGTGAGTAGGCCGACCTCCCCCTTACCGCTAGCCCACTCATGCGGGTGCTTTGTTAGGCCGTCAAGCTCGTCCCCGCCAGGAAGTATTAACGTAATGGGCCTTGCCGGATTTACCCAAACCTCATTACCTGTTCCGGACGCTACATGTATGTTATCGGCACCGGCGGTACCCAAGTCTCCGCGGAGAGCTGGGTTGGCAGAAAGGCTATTGTTGTATATCCCATCGAGACCTGTTCTCGGAATAGAGAGGTTGCCAACAAGATTGTCCGTAACGGGGGCCTTGTGTATCTGCTCGACCTTATAAATAGCGTACGAGCCAGCTATGTTAAATTTGATTTTTGATTTGTCGCCCTGGTCTGTTATCGGCCAGAGCTTTTTATTCTCCGTCCACCCGTCATGGAGGTGATAGTGAGAGAAGGTATTGTTAGAATTAAAAGATGTTGGGGCCCTGAAGACGTTGGCAAAGGTGACCTTGTTCCCGTCTACGGCTACGATTCGCGCCTTGGTGTGTGTCCTCTCGCTACCAGCGTCTACCCCCAGGAAACCGTCCATGTAGGGCTGGGATACATCCCAAAAGGCCAGTTCATGAGAATTTCCGATAGTGGGCCATATGTTATTGTTGCCGAGAGCCTTCCAGCTCGCGTAGTGAGACTCAAACGTAGTTTGATCACCAACGGCGGGACCAGCCGTCGAATCGAGTACGACCGTCACCTCCCAAAGGTCCGCACCCAAAAGCGTTGCAGTTGGAGCCCATGCGTCGTTCAAGTTATCGTGCCTGGGGGCGACCACTTTGCCAAGAGCTTGGGAACCGATGAGCTTATCCGACCCATGCATGAGGTCGTCAGCGTTTGCGTTAGCGACAGTGACTGAGCCGTACTTAACGTATTTTAACCACTTATCCAGCAGTGCTTCTTTAGGGCTATTTATCCCAAAAGTGTTAACGCCTCCGGCGGAAACAGAAGACTCGATAAGTGATTCTCTTACCGTTGTAAGAGTCTTTGCCGCTACCATGTAGTCAGCATTTCTTAGCTGATTATCGTCCGGCATATGGAAAGACGGGTTGAGCGAAAATCCAGCAGGGGAGCATGGCCACACGCGGCCTGCCGCAGTAGTTGTATCAAAGACAACAGGCTCTCCCGGACCTACGATTGCCCCTCCCTCAGCTTTTGAGAGAACGTCAGAGTATGCACTAGCGTACTCTGCGGGAAGGTTCCATGGGGACTGGTCTGGGTAGAAGTGTGCGTGGCCGTGATAAAGCCGAGTGCCAGGAAGAATTCCGTGGTTTTGTAGCGCGTTATTTATCTCATTTCCGAGATGGTCTTTCACTGGATCTTCTGGGTCCAGCGTCCCGAATCCGGCGTTCCCAATACCTTCGTACCTAGCGGACCCTGCATTGGACGGGCTTCCGATTCTACGGCCGGAGTCCCCATGCTTAAAGTCGTCTAGCGCGCTGTGCGCCGATAAATATAGGTCGCCAGGATAATCTCCCGATGCTGGAGCCACCTCGATATCTGGTCGGGGGACAATGTAGGCCACATAGGCGTAGTTATCTCGCTCGCCCGGTTTGTTCACGTCTACGTTATGATTCGGTGCGCTGGCCCAAGAGACCATCTCCCCGCGACCGAAAACGCGCCAATCGCGAACCGTGACTCGACATAAGCCACCACGGGTAAGGATCGCCTTGTCTCCCTGTCCTCCGTCTGCAGGCTTATGGTCGCTCCCGATCACAGAAGCTATCTGGAAGAGACCATTGTTCCCATGGTTTACATGCTCGTCCCCATCCCCCGAAATCTCAACAAAGCAACCGGGGCGGAGAAAAAGCTCAGAAAATGTATGGTCCTGTAGGTACACCCCGTCAGAATCAAACTTATAAATGTTTACAGCCTTCCAGTCACCAGCGTACGGGGTGACCTGGGCCTTGATTCTCTGAATGGGTGGCACGTGGATGGGCATGCCCTCAGAGACATTAGCGAGATACTTCTGGTCGCCGCCGAGCTTGTAATCCATCGACCAATAGGAAACTCCCGCGTTGGCATCCGCAGAGTTTCTGTATGCGTCAATCGGAGTAGTTGTATGTGTCGCGTATGGATCACTAAGCCCACCGACACCCCCCACTTGTGGACCAACGTGGGCGGTGCCCGTGTAGGAACTAGAGTAGCTATGGTGAAGGGTGTTTGGGGAGGTCTGGTAGAACTGTACGTTGCTACCAATTTTGGATTTGTGAAGTCCGAGGTAAACCCACGTGATCGGCGTTTTTGACTCTCCCCCAGCGCCGTTTGATGTGTCCAGAAGGTGGACCAGGGAAGAAGCGCTAGACGTCCCGCCAGATAACGTTGATAACCCGCTCTCGTAATAGCCCTCGGGCCCTAGCGCTATATCGTCAGGTGTATCGTTGCCCGCCGAGACAGCAGTTTGCCTTGTGGGTGAAAGGGTGACGTCCTTTACTGTCGGAGAGTCTAAGACGTGCGCTAAATAATCAGCGTTTGCGGAAAGGGCCGCAAATGCCCTGTTGAAGGCTAAACTTGTAGCATCCTCACCGTACGCAAGAAATTTTGTTGCGGGCGCTTGTGCGTTGAATGGCGTCTTTGTATTCGGGGGCGCTGTCTCTTTAAGGGCCTGCTTCGCCGTTGGGATCCCGCCCGCTAATCTACCAAAATATTTGTATGACATACCTTAGACTCCTTAGAAGCGCAGTTCCCACTCTATCCGCAAAATAACATTGGGCGTAATGTGGATAGGGTCAAAAATATTATACGCAACCAAATAATTGGGCGCTGCCGGGTCCGCCTCGTTCGGGAGCGGAGGGTTTGCGTCGTGAGTAAACCTGGGATCTGCGGAGCTTAAATAAAGACCTGCTTCAGAAATTGGTACGCTTGTGCCCACTTCAACATTAGACACTCTCGTGACATTTCCTGCAAACGAAAGCTCGTCCTCAGCAATGTCAACAATGAACCGCGTTCTAAAATCACCAGGGAAGTAAACTGAGTTATTCTTTTGGTCATCTACGCGCTTTAGATAAAGTCGTTGGTTCACATCGATACTTACTGGAACGGGGTCCTGCAGAGCGGTGACTGTGACAAGCTCGGTCTGCCCCGTGGCGAAGTTGCTATCTGACTGCAGAGCACCGCCACAGCCGAAACCTATATACATTATTTTGTCGGTTCTGTGGGGGCTTGGGGGGTCGAAAGAATACCCGTCTGAACCGACCAACCGTGCAAGCCAATTCCTTCCCGTGTTCGTGAATACGTTATGGCCGAGCCTTTGATCAAGCAGCTCCCCATCTTTAGAGAAGACTGCGACCGCCACATTAATTGTCGGCTCTAGTTTTTCGGATAAAATCATTTCTCTAAACCCCTCGGCTTGGCCCTAAACTACCTAGGGCTGCGTATTTAGTCGAGCCATTAGTTCCGCCACAATCATCATATAGCCCTCTTAATGGATTGAGAACGTTGTGTAGTAAAAAGTTTTTCCTGTTTTCATTACAGGTTAATACTCTAAGACTGTCACACAACATAGTAGTTGGACCCATCAGTATACAGGGTTACCGAAGCTCTCGGAACCGAATTAAGCTGGTACGTGCTTACCCCGTCGACAAACGTTCCTGAATAAGCCCTTATGTTGACGATACCGTTCACCACGTTTGGTATTGCGTCCTTTATCACTATGGTCCTGCCCGCCTCTTGGGCGGTAGGCTGGGGCAGGTCTATGGCTAATGTTTGGCTCGTTGACAGAATTGACCCGCTATCTACACCTATATAGTAATCAGAGCTTGTGACAGAATACGTGTAGTCTGCGCTTCCGATAGTGTCCCCGGTGGTAACGTTCGAGGACGTAAGCGACGTTACAGAGTGGTAGACGGCCCCGCCAGATCCAGTCGTGTTCTGTATAACCTTAACCCACGTGTTGGGCGAAGCGGACTTCCACCAAAGGGTTGCGTCTGATTGCTTGTAAAACTGCCCAATAGGAAGAGTGTATAACCACTGCTCGCCGTCGGTCCCCGACGAACTTACTTGGTTCGGGTCCCCATCGTACAGAAGCGACGTAACGGTATCGTTAAGGGTCGTTAGTGGAGACCATGCTATTTGTCGGCGCTCGATCTCAAAAGCGTTCTCTGACACTCCCATTAGACAGTCTCCTCAATTGTAATCTGCGTCGGCGCAGAACTGGAGCCTGTAGCTCCGGTATCCAATATTCGGATCGTGGTGGGATTTGAGTCCAACGCATCCAGACACCAGCTATCAGCCATTGGTGTCGTGGTTGTACCCACGGCCTCCTTGTTGGGGAGCGACTTTGCGCTCCAAGACAGCACAACATTTGAGTAGTTTATGGCTCGAACGTTCATAGTGGCCTCATTTGCAAATGCTGCCAAGGTGATTGTTCTGCTCACAAAGCCTCGTAATGTATAAAACGTGTTGCTTCCGGTGTAGGCGGTAACAACCCTCCCGGCCTTATTCACAACCCCGCTAAGCGTTCCGTACGAATAATTACCCTTCAGGTCTGAGTCATTTACCAAAAGGGTTCTTGTGTATGTTGGGCCCGCTCCTGTTCCAAAAGTCCCGGACCAAGTTCCGCCACCAGCCGGCGGATCAGTTATGCTCGGTGCTGCGGACCCTAATAGTTGCTGGTTACTTGTCATCGTTATTGTATGGCTCTGTTCCGATGTTCCGTCCGCACCACCGCTTCTGAGATACTGTGCAGACGACATTGTTATCGTCGGGTCGTCATGAGCTATGTATACAACAAGATTCCTGGTTGTAGTAGCATTGTTGGCTGTGCGTGTGGCCGTGACCCTGTAATTGGTAGAGCTTAGGTTGTACCCACCAGAAGCTCTACTGACCGTCTTAACACGGGCATACGAGCTTGGGCTTGGGATGCTGATTTGTCCATTCGGGCTTGTGTAAGAAATTGTGTCGAAATCCGTACACAGTGCGTCGATATCGACAGATTCAGAATCCTTAATCGCCTCCTGTCCAGACGGGTATGTAATGTCCGCCTGCGACAAAGACTCTACGGATGGGTACGTGTTATTTAAGTTAACAACATTGACTGCATCAACGCTTCCGCCCTGGTTTGTGTATACCCATGAACTCCAGGTACCCGTGCTCTTTCTTACCCTTACCCGAACCGGTAGGGCCTGGGTGGTGTTGCCTCGATCGGCAACTGTGATTGATACGGTATGGCTCGAAGTGTTCAGGCCTGTCCATGTGTACCCTGTAGCCGCCCCACTGTTCTCAACCTCTATTCGGTCGAAAGCAATATCCGCTGATACAGAGAGATCAAACGTATCGCCCGCCTTAAGCTCTGTCTGAGAGCCTGGGTACGACCCCTGAAAGCGGGTGGCCGATATAACTGGTGCAGGGTCAGACGTCACGGTAATCGTGTGGGTCGCTCCGTCCTCGTGTGTAGCGACAATGTCCCCCGAGTTCATCGTAACAACCGCAGTACCAAAATATGTAGTCAGGTTCTGGCTAGGATTTGTGCTCCAAGTTACCGCCTGCCCGTTAACCGTAGCGTTGGGTCTAACGTTTTGGCCGCCAGGATAAGCAAACACCCCAACGGTTATTTGACTAACGCTCGCATCCGCGACCGCTCCGGACAGACGCGTGTTGTTCTCAGCAGTTGTAACGCCAATATTACCGGTGTCCGGGGTGAGCGAGTGTATGAATATGGAGCCGTTTGTGTCGGTTCCGCTTCCGCCACTTCCGCCACCGCCTACGGCAATCGTGGGGGTCGCCCCGTAAACCATCACGACCTTAGCGTCACCCGCGCCCATAGGACCTGTGCCGCCATACATCTTGACTTCAAAACCAGTGGTGGCCTTGTTCTGCACCATCATGTATCGAGAACCAGTACCATCAGCGAACTCTTCGTCCGTAACAACTACGTAGGAAGTGTCCGCTCGCGCCGTGTCAAAGGTCACACTGAAGGTGTCAGTGGTGGCATTCCACGTCCAAGACACCCCTGTCCCTGTTCCGGAGTCGTTGCTGTTAGGAGATCCGGGCTCCATCGCTGCGTAGGCAAAGGGAGCCACAACGTTTGTTGTTCCGCCTCCGCCGCCTCCGCCCCCGCCGGTGCCCACAGGGGCGTCGCCGATCATCAGCGTTTGGCCCTGCCCATTGTAGTCAGAGTGCATCCATAGCGTTGCGGCTGCCTCGTCCGCAAACTCTGTTCGCTCCGAAGAGCTTAAGTGCACCAGCGCAGGGTTTTCGGTCTGCGGGGTCAGGGTGAGTCCTGTCGGATCAATAAGGTCTGTAAACTTAACTAAGCCGTCTACAAATAGACTTGGAACCCGCCCAAAGCAAAGCATAGACCCGTTCTGAAAGAACCCTCCGTTCGCTCCCTGATCTGTTAGGCCGTTGAAGTGGTCAGCGCCGATAGAAACCATACCGCGTTTATCGGGGTCGAGAGCTATAACTGAAGGCCAAGGGCCCTGAAGTTCGCCATTGTTTGGTTGTCCGGGGTTTACTATCTTGGGCCAATTGAAGTCGGGACCCGCGCCATCCCAATCAGGCTCACCGGGTCTGATGATAACGTTACCGCCAGCCGTCCCGGCTAGATTGTTATTACCATCATTATATTTATTTACCGCCTTACTGTTTAAGCCTGCCTTACCAGCAGCAATATTCACATCGCCGCCCATGACGCGGTGCAGAGAGCCCGCAACACTGTCGCCCGCAACAACGTTGATGTCCCCAACAGCGCCCTGGCCTTGAGGCACTCCCTGTATATCATTAGGGTCATGCACGTGCGTGTGCTGCGTCCGGATGTGGATACTACCGCCAGGACCGAAATGGTCGCCCTTTCCGGACCTAATCGTGATGTCACCACCATGTCCGTGCTTTGCTATCACTCCGCCAGCATTTGTTTCTGCGCCCAGACCACCGGTGCCGTACCCAGCATCACCACCGGTTATGATGACGCCACCACCTACGCCGCCGTATCTGTTTAGCGGATCTCCTGGGTTACCTCCCCCGTTACCGTCATCAACGGAGGCCGTAGAATCTCCAGCAGATATCGTTACCGACCCGCCACTTAGGGTCTCCCCGTGTATGGTTGTTGTGCTCTGATTGTGGTTTTCCCAGATACCGCCCTTACCAGCGGATATTTCAACATCACCACCGGGACCGATTCCGGGCTGGTCATTTGATTCATCTACTACAGAGTCTCCACCCTTGATGAGGACGGGACCGCCTGTGTTGCCGATGCCTCCCGCAACCGATACCTTGCCGCCCTCACCTATTCCGTGATTGGGGTTTGAAGGATCTACGTTCCCCACTTGATCCCGGATCAACCCACCTCTGTGGAGACCACCCTTCAGGGACACCTCGCCGCCCTTGGCGTGCATGTGCACGGAGCCGCCCGCTTCGACTTTTGCGCTACCGCCACCCGCTCTTTCATCGGCAGAGGCAGAGTTCCAATCCTCCCCGACTCCGGGGCCTGGGTTGATAAGCACGTCGCCAGCAGACGAAACCACTTGGTTCGCAGCATTTATCCACGGCTGACCCGTTTTGAGGTGGAGGTCACCCGTTTTTATCGGTGTGCCATCAAGGTCGACCGCGTCAGCGCTTTGGATCAGGAGTGAAGGTGTTCCATCCCACACCCCGTTATTGTCCGCATCAACCAAAGCCTCGTTGGGGTCTGTGCTTATGGAAGGGTACGTGCTGTTAACATGATCAATGAGAATGCGTGTGTTCTGAAGCTGGTCTCCGCCGGTACCGCTCCAGCTAGCAATCGCCATGTCTGTAGACGTGGCCGTAGTCTTAACAGCGTCTTTGCTGATGTCTACTTCGGTGCCAAGGTTATTTATCCACCTAAGCGTGTTGGGGACAGCAGCGTTCCCGCTCTGGGCCACATAAATTAAGCCCTCTGTGCCAGCTATGGTTGGGTCGTGAGGAGGGTTTGCGGGGTCCTGCTCGTCAAAGACCATTCCTGTTGGGTCAATGAGTCCTGTGATCTTCACATCACCATGAACCACGAGCGTTTTTCCAGCCTCGCCTGCTCCGCCGATGGCCGCTGAGTCTGCGGCAAGCTCACCGTTTACTTCAAGATTACCCTCCACCACTGCGTACGCCGCGTACAGCTTGAGTATCTCTTCAACGGTTAGCGGGGGACCTGGAGCGGCCACCCCGAAAGACAAGTAGTCACCAGTGTGATTTACCGCCTTATTATAAATAATGCTGCCCAGCTCGGTTGCGGGTGCATCATAGTCGTAAAACTTTATGGCCGGGTTCTTGTCGTTGGCTGAGATGAGCCCAACCAAGACGTCTTCGGGGGATATAAGCGTGAGCCGAGACACCGTGGTCCCCGCCACGCGTACCTCTGCTGCTGCGGCAGAGGAATTAACGCTAAAGTCAGCACCCGAAGCGGAGGACCGCACCTGAGCCGACTCCCATACAGTGAACGGGGACGATACCGTCATCCCCGAGAACCCAACAATGGTTGGAGCGTCTGTCGAAGACTGGATGTTTACTTGGCCAGCGGTTCCTGACGCAGAAGCGCCACCGTCAATCTGGATGTCACCACCGTCGCCTTGATCAGCAGCACCACCCGAAACAAAGACAGTCCCAGCGTTATGGACCCCGGACGAGTCTCCCGCACTAACGGTAGTGGAGCTTGATGGCCCTGCTGGATTGGCCATAGTTGTGATTGTTAGCGCCCTCGGGGAATCTGCTGTGAGTATCCGGGCAGCAGGTTCCGGATTCTCTGAATCCTCTAAAAGGACCTTGCTGTTCTTTATTTTTTGGCCAGTTACCCCGTCCCAGCGAACAAGCGCGTCGTCCGTGCTCTCAAGGGGGCCGCTAACAAGCCCTGGGAGCCACGGAGTGGTACCGTGGAAGAATATGGTGCCTGGGATTCCCGGCGCGTCCTCGTGTCCTGAGTTCGTGACTTCACCAATAACCCTATCAAGGTAAGTTCCCTGTATCGAGCTTGGCTTTGTTGCGGTTATCCCGCCCCCGATGGAGGCGTAAATCCTGTCCCCGGGGGATGCTCCGCCAAGGATGTCTATCGTGTCAAATGGGAGCGTCCCCTCTACAAGGGCATACGTTCTCTCCCCAACACCTGCGGGCTGAAGCGCTATGAAGAGTGGCAGCTCTAGGATGTCACCACCGTCCAGGTCTGAAAGCGTTACTTTCCTAAACTCGACTGCGTAGTTGTAATAGTAATTTTCGTTTAGCTGCGCGCCTGGGTCTTCGCCGACGATGGAGTTCTTCCACCGACGATAATTCTCAAACGTTACAAGGTCCCCATGCTCGACCGAAGTTGTTGCCTTACCGGACAGTATCCTACGGTTACCAAGCTGCTTAGTGATGGTTGAGAAGTAGCGCTCAGCACTTCGAGACCAGCCCTCGTCGGGGTCGAACTCGTTCCGCTCCGTAGGGGCCATGTATGACGTACCTATGGATCCTGGAGAATACTCCTGGTGGCCGCCATCAATATTACCGAGTACGTTTGGGTCTTCAATTTCAATAAAAGCCGAGAAAGAAGTCGCGCTGGCTGCGGCGACCACCGCATCCTGCCCATTCCCGCCATGGATAAGCTCAGTAGCATCCACGCGAACGAGCCATCGTCCCGGAGTGAGGGGATGGAACTCTTTGGGGTCGTTGACCTCGCCGGTGCCTCCGGAGAGTGTCCTTGGGGGACCATCGGGGCCAAACAGCTTCCACGATGGGTTAATGTAAAACCCTACAGCCGCGATATCGTTAGAATAGTCTCCGCCTGTCCAGAGCGCGCTGGTGACGTCATCAACCTGTGAGAATACAACGGAGACCTTCTCAGTAGGGTCCCCCGGCTGGATGGCCTCAGCGTTATAGATCTTGTCCCCGGTTTGTCCTCCCGGAGCATGTGTTAATTTAAGATGCGCCATTATAACTCTCTCCTACGACCCAGCCCGATCAGCGAAAAACTCATGGGTTGTTTACCTGGACATTTGGTTGCTGCATGCCCGGAAATGATTCTCCGCCTCCCCAGGAGTCGGTTCCCCAGGAAATTCCGCCCCAGCCGCCTGGAGTATAGTAATACGCTTTTTCCACAATTACCTCATCCATCTTAATGCGTTTTGTCTGATCTGCTGCGTGCATCTTCCAAGGTCTATAGTTCCTAATTATGATATCGTAATATCCCTCGCCACCCTGTTGTAGTGCGGGGATGTTGATTTCGTAAATATGTCCGTCGCTCCGCTGCCCATTGTCGTTGGGCTGATTCGGGTCAGGATCTCTGCCGACGACGAAAGTCGTTGTCCCATCGTTAAGACGGCCTTTAGGAACAATGTTCCTGCCAGCCCAAGTTCCCGTTTCAAAAACCCAGTCCGTAACAGGGTACTCTTCCTGGGAGTCACTCTTCCTGAAGAAGATGTACGAGCCGCCAATCTGTCCATCAAAAGATAGTGGGTCACTTGTTGGCACCTCGGTTCGGGTTGGATCATCATTGCAGAAATAAAAACCCCCCACCCTGATATCATACGCAGAAGAAGAAGGCTCTATTAGTTTAATCTTAGGAGGCGGAATGAAGAACTCCGTAAAGCCATGTGTAAAATGGTGTTCCTTCGCGCATCGAGTCTTAAAACCGATGTGGAGGTTCTGGAGGGCCCTATTCCCAGCCCCAGCTTCAAACTCCCAAAAATCGGTCTCAACGTCAGTTAGCTTTCCAACTTCCTTATATCCCCAAGAGATCAAGGCGCTACTTGGGTGAGAAACGTTAGGGGTGATTACACCGTTTGGATCCAGCTGCACATGCGCGATTCCGGCCCAGTGGTTTGTTGGTTGCTGCCAAGAGTAGAAGCCCGGGCTAAAGCTAGGTACTAGCTGTTTGCCCATAGGGATGTTTGGGTCCCATGGGTGCTGCTGCACCTCTAGCGCCACCTTTCTGAGGTTAGCGCTATCAAAAACAGACTTGGTGTGGAGTAACGGATTCCCTCCCCACCCCCATCCGGGATGCTCTCCGGCCACAAACCCCGCTAGCGCTGGCGGATCGGGGTAATTTGTGGGGTCTGGATTAGTCGGCTGGGTTACCTTAGAAATCTTTATGTCAGTAATCATCCAGTTGTTAGAGCCTGCCCCATTATGAACATCGGACCCCCACCTCAGAAGAATATCTCCCTCAACATTTATCGTTGCCGAAGCCTCACCAAACACATCTGGATGCTGGTGTACGTTTATGGGGGCGACCCAGGTGTTCCCGTTGTCTGTGCTGTACGTTAGATACAGCACCCCTAGACTAATAGCCTCGTAAACGTACTGGACGACCACAGGGCCCTTCACCGGGTTCTTTAGCTGAAGCCGTCTGGGCTCGTTCGCAGCGCCTCCGTCGAAAACGTAGGCATTAAAATTAGGGTGCGACTGCTTTGTTCCGCAATCCCCGGGCGCATTTGGGTTAACCTCCCATTTATCACTGTCTAATACGAGCCCTATAAATTTCTCGTGGAAAAAACACTTCTCCAAGTAAGACGTTTCCATCGAGGAGAAATTAAAGCTGCTCGCCTGAAACTCATCTACCGCCATCCCGCCCAGTGGGATGTATTTGGTGACGATTATATCGGTAGTGTCCTTCGGCCCATTCTCTATGAGCTTGTCCGTCTGCCATATGGTCTCTAGCATGAAGTATGGCGCGTGCTCTGGGTTAGATCTATCTGGCCAGAGTGCTCCGTCCATCGTTGGCGCAAGATTGGCCACCGCCCCGCTTCGCCTGCCTACGAGGGTGATGTCTGAAAGGTCTAAGCCCGGTTTATGTTGTAGCTCGCCGGCTACCCTAGAGATGACGTCTAGGCGGGACTCGTGGCCATAGTTCATCAAGCTCTTTGTCCCGTTGTTATGAATCTCCCCGCTCAAAGCTGTGGGGCGATTGATGTATTCGGCCTCGAAGCCGAGAACCATATATGAGTTCGGGTGCTCGTTTTGTGGCGAATCTACGGAAAAAGGTATTTTAGGGTGGCTGCCCGCTCCGTAATGGATGAGCACGGGAGGGGAGTCTCCCCATATGGTGTATTCCCAGCCTTCGAATTCCACGTGGCTATCCTGGAACTCGGCATGTTCGGACACCAACACCCCTTCGCACATAATGTCTATCTCTTCCCCGGTGATAAACTCGGTTTCTAGTGCGTCTGGCACTGTGACATCTTTTGTAACGGGCACCCATATCTTACTGCTCAAAACATCTATATCTGAGTTGAGCGAGTTAACCATATCAAGGCTTCTGCGTTTCGAGTTCCATGACGCGTCTCCAGAGTAGTCGTCGAGAACCCCTTCGCAGTATCCAGACTCGTACTTCTCCTTTACGTCACCAAAATCCCAGTACGTTACCTCCTGCCCCCACAGATGATCTTTGATGTCCCCGCCTATGACCCCGTCCCCAAAGAAATAAATAGCCTCTGTGCTAACCATCTCTTTGGTGTTGAAAGGGTAACCGTGTCCGGAAAAAGCTCCGAGAGTAAACCTTAGGCCGATAGGCCCTCCAACGAAACCGTCTTGGGTAAAGCTCACCCCGACAACTTTGGCAAAATACAGCCACGGGGAGCCCTTGATATAAAACCCTATATCACCGGCCTCTACTATCTGCTTTCCGAGGTCTGTTAAATAGAGTTCCTTCCAATCAGAAACCCCGTCCCACACCTCGGTATAGCTTCCGTAAATATGGCTTTTATTAGTGTAGAGGAGCCCTCCGCCCATCGGGTCGGCGGCCGTTAAGTCAGTGTCTGGGAACGCCCCGTCCGGGTTAACTATGATGTTGTCGTCCGCGTCTTTTACTGGGTCTACGGCTGCATGAAACACAAGATCAAGGAACGAGTGCTTCAAGTAGGCAAGCTCTTCCACGGCAAAATTATCAACAATTGCCACTTTCTGGGTCGTCTTGTTGTGTGGCCATATCAGTTTTTCCCGGGTCTCGGGAACAACCGCCTGCTGTACGGAATCCTGTACCCAAAGGGGTTCTCCCGTGTTGGGGCTCAGTAGTTGGTCACCGTTCTCATCTCTCACGGGGAGCATTTTTGGATACGACTTCCCCATCCCATCGTACAGGCCCCAGAAGGGGGAGGTGTGTGGTGTATCTTTAAGGATGACTGTTGGCTTTAGGATCAGATCCTCTACTAGGCTTATCTGGTCAGACAGCCTTATAGAGCCTAATAGAATGAAATCTGTGTAGGCAGGCTTCGCCTCAGACAGGAAGGTCTTAACAAGCGGGAAGACTTGCGTTCCCTTTGTTACATCCAGTGGCACATCAACAATAAACTTGTGATACTTTTCGACGACGGTAGGGGGCTCGTCAATGTACTGGGTTACACCCTCGTCGTCGACGTACCAGCTTGTGTTTCCTCCAAGCTGTCTGCTAACAAGGTCCGGGTCTGAGACGTAGTCATCGATTCGGACCACGTCCACTAGTTTTGTGAAAGCCTTAACCTTAGAGTCTTCTAGCTGCTCTCGCTTTTCATCATCGAGCGCGGCCTCCTCCTTCACGCTTACTATGTCGAAGGGCCTTATCGTTCTTCCCGTACTCGGATTGATAGCGATGCTTGCATTTGCTGGGTATGTGTACGTGTAGGACCGACCACGGTCGTCTACCATGACGATTTTCCCGTCCTCCGTGCTCGTAGGCGGGTTTATGTAGGTGACCTGTCCGGCAACCTCAGCGTACGGCAGGTTGAACAGCGCCTGCACGCCCAGTTTCATGTTCTCAAAATGAGGTCCGCTCAAAAAAGCGAACCAGAGCGATTTAATGACACTGAGGTAATCTAGGTCTTCATCATAAGATTTAACAAGTTCCTCTGGGAACCCGACAAAAAGGCCGAAATTGCCCTCTACCGTACTAGAGTTATCAAAATACGAGATCTCCGCCCAATACTGCTCCGGCCCCGGGTCCTGTGCAGAGTGGATAGGGATGTGGAACTTAACCTTGTCCAGCGTAACCTTTCCGTGACCATTGGGCTGAACGCTGAGGGCTAGCATCAGGTTCCCCGTAGCAATGTCTTTGGCCGCACCAATAATTGGGTACGTGCCTGCAGGGCCTTCCTCTATAACAATGTTCCGTATACCAGCATCGTGCAGGTCTGAAATCTCCATACCCGCAAGATCGTCTTTAATATCGTTTAGCCCTGGGTGATATATTGAGTCCTGGTGGATGGTTACCACCGACCCGTCTTCGATATTAAGAACCCCCGAGATCATGCTCTTTAGCGATACCGCGTTGTCGGAGACCACGTAGTCAAAATTCTCCCTCTTCGAGAGCGGGTTCGAGATGCTGGCCCCCATGGTGGGGACAGATACGAGGTCATCCTTAGGGAAGGTTCTATTGTGCCTAGCCAAGTATTTAAGCTTAATAGACAACTCTGGGAGGTTTTGCTCTGACCAGTTCTTGTCAGTCACGCCATTGTAGTCTGCCGAAACGTTCAGGGCGTCTATCAAGTCCCCCCACTGCAGGAACACCCTGTTGCTTTCGAAAGCAATTATCGGGAGCGTAATTGTTACGGGAAGGGACGTGTATGGATCAATAACAGATATGCCCGCATAGTCTCCCGTTCCGAAGGAGGCGGACACCATGAAAGAGGACCCAATCTCCAAGTAGGCGCTTTGCCGCAGAGCCGTGTACGCAGATTTCCGCAAGTGCTCCCATTCTCTAGGGATGCCGTTAACGTCTTGGCTGCTGGGCAGGTCTAGGCGGACCGTATTCTTAAGCCCTCCCGGGTTATGCTCAACAACCTTGGTGACGATAACATCGCCATTTTGGAGCTTGAGCCGAACCCTGTCCGTAACCCCGTCCACTTTAGATAATGTGTACGTAGGATCGTAGAAGACTTTACTCGTGACTGGGGTTGTCTGTGAGATGATGTCCGGGTCTTTTACGAAGTACCCCCCGGCCCGGTCACCGAGAATCTGGTACTCTGCGAATGACTGAAGCCTAGTATCGACCTTCCACCGTCCGTGTGCCTCCTCATAGGCAACGCTTACGATCTCGGCCACCTCGGGCTTGCCGATCGCGCTGTACACAACAGAAAAACCCTCAGTGAAGGGATGAAGGCTCTCGGAGCCCTCAACATAACAAGTTTTCGTGTGTGTCCCATCTAGGACTGGGTATACACTAAGCGGGTCCGGTGCTACACCAGCCTCGCTGGCATCGTGATACACCAAGTTGGTCGTAACGTCCTCGGGCACATCAACTCGACACTGGTAGCTTAGCCACCGTCGCTGGTACCTTCTAGAGATATCCTTCAGTGCTTTTGCGTAGTCATTTTGCCAAGCTGATACTAGCTCAGAAGAGATTACCTGCGTGATAGCGGACCATACCGAAGGGAGCATCTCCTTGTCCTGTACCATTTTCCAGAAATCCGGAAGATACTTAAAAATATAGTTTGACTGGGGCCTATGGCCTAAAAGCTGCTCTGTCACTGTAGCTGTTAGCACTACCATGGACTTCGCGCTGTCTCTGAGGCCATTATTGACCACAAGGCTGATCATGTATGTCCCAGGAACATCCGGTATGAAAACAGGCTTCGCCACAGAAGACCCTACGCCGCGAGTAAAGCTGTGCTCCCCAGGATGAACTATCTCGTGACCATTCGTGACCCCGCTAGGAGAAACAAACGCAGACAAGACCCGTGGGTATATGATCCCCGTAGACAAGTCTTCGCCCCCGGAGATTTGCAGGCTGTAGCCGGCACTGAGAGGGTCGGAGAAGGCGGAGGCAAGCTCTGTGACCGTGGTTGCCGAGTCGCCATCTGCTGTAGACTCCAAGTAAATGTTTAAGGTCTTTTTATTAGTGTCTAATTCCATCGACAGTGAGGAGCCCACGGGCCCAACCGATAGCACTGTCTTGTAGCTGTTGTGCTCGGACTTGGGGTCCTGGAACACTAACGCCAATGCATTAGCGGTTGCCGGATCACCTGGGCCCGGGTTTTCAACCTGGACAGGGATTAAGCACCTAGAGTTGCTTGACCCTTGGAGTTTCGCCTTGCTCCCCTCAGGGACCACGTCTAGCTCCCACTTATACGTGAGAGGTCGGTGCATCTTGTCCGAACTGTTTATCCCGGATAAAACCGTGGCCGTTCCAATAACAACTTGGGTTTCCCCGAACGCTGAGGCCGTAGGCCTGTCTATCGGGTATGTTTTCTGGCCTGATAGTCTCAATGACCCTATTGAGAAGATTGACTCTTGGTGAACCAAGTCTTCCGGGTTCAGGTCTAAGTTAAGCTCTACCTGCTTAGCCACCGAACACGCAGACCCATATACAATCACCGAGTCGGTATGCAGGGGGGATGCCTCTCGCGCAGCTACCGATGCGTACAGTTCTGCGTCAGTAATATTCTTGTCCGACACGTATGCTCCGGACGAAGACGACGCGTACATGAACAGGCGACCGTCGTCTTGGCTTATCACTGCCCGGATGCAGACCCCGTCCACCAGCGAACCATCGCTATTAAATAAAAGATCTTTTGTTCCTGCCAGAACCATAGGGACCGGGTCCTCTGGTCTGGAGGCTAGGTGGATCCCCTCCCTAGAAAAGATAAACCCCGCCGAATACCCCTGCGCATTGGTGGCACCAACAAAGATGCGGTTGTTAACATTTGACGCCTGAAGGGGTAGATTTTCCGTCAGAAATATCTCGAACTCTAGTGTGAAGTTCTCCGGTATCCCGCCAGAAATTTCTTCTGAGAGGATCAAAGAGCTTACATCCTTAATGGACGCTTCCGCATTGCCGCTAGCAACGAAAGTGGCATAACCATCCTCGATAACGACGTTTGGAAACTGTATGAAGGACATGGGGTCTACATTGAACTCCGAGTCCGACAAGAGGCGTGCACCAGTGGCGCTGACCTCTGCGTCCGACGCTCTAAACGTGTAGTCTAGGAGCCCCCACTTTTCTGACGTAGGTAACGGCATAACTACTCCCCGTTTACCTTAACCATAGAGATGTCCTCCATGATGTGGTACTGCGTTCCTAATACAATTACATCCTTACCTCTGACCACCTTAAGCCTTCTGCTCTCGTCATGCACAAGGAACGCAGCTTCCTGCGGCAGCTTGATATACGTGGAGCCCCCGGACTGAAGAACGCCTAGCAGATCTGAGACCTCCAAGGGCTTATTCGGGTAAAGCGAAGAGAAGAATGTCGCGAGGTCATCCTTAACCAGGGCGTTGGACCGTGGGCCTGTGTGTGAGATGGAGGCTATTGGGTAAGCCGGCAAGTAATGTCTCACCAACGGGTTGTTGCACACCACCCTAGTAAACGGTTGCAGCATAAACGTCTGTGCAGACTGTACGAGGTCAGACTGCTCGTAAGACAGTGTCACGTTTGCCGCCGCAACCTCATAAACAGTTTCAAAGCTGGTGGCCGTCTTGCTTAGCGCAACGCTGGTTACTCGTATGCTTGAGTCCTCACCAACGCTGTAAGAGTAGTTAGTGTTGCTCACTACAATCTCGTAACCAAGCGAATCGTAGTTGGTTGGGGTTAGTGCAGACTCGTCTGGGACAATTCCTGTCGACGTGTTGGCATCATAAGACGTCAGCCTTATGTCTGTATAATATAGCCCGTCATCACCAAGAGTTAGATCTGCTGGGTATACTCTTTGGTACTTCTCTCTGTAGACCTCGATAAAAAGAAGATCGTAGTACCTATCCCAGATCCCGTCATCAAGAAGGTCTTTGTTGCTTGCCAAACTGCCCAAGGCGTAGTTTTGAAGACTATCTTGTGTTGAGTCTTGGGTGAGAAGGATACTGTACTCTGCAGGGACGTCCGCCACAGCCGGAGAGTAAAGAAGCCTGGAGACTGTATACTCCCGAATGAGTTGCGGATCAGGCGTGTTATCCCGCTCGGATGGGTCGTCAAACCCAAGACTCGACAATATCCCTATTGTACCCTGAGTTAGAAGGTTTATATCCTTAGCGGAGAACAGTCTTATTCGGTACCCGGGACCGTTGACCTCTTCTTCTGCAACCCCCGGCCCGACCTTGTCTGAAGCGTTGTACTGGAACACGTCCGCAAGGACCGCGTCCCCAAGCTGTCGATTTATGTCTGCAACGACATCATCAAGAGTCATTGGGTTCGGACCGGAAAAAGTGCACGTTCTCACGGAACCATCGATGGACATGGCCAATGTCTTGCCCGCCACCATCAGGTTTTTATCCTCCTCAAGCCCGGACATAAACGCCCTGGACCACAATACATCGGATGAAATCCTAAGTTTGTCTCCTGGCTTAATGTTGTGCTTGAAGAAGTCGACCTCTCTAGACGTGAGCTTCCTTGTTCCGTTTTCCGGGTCTGCTTTGTTTAACTTAACGTCTGTCTGGGTCTGGGGGCTCTTGTAGATAGTCGCACTTTCTGCCGGAGAGGGTCTGAGGTACCACTCCTTGTTCGTCTCCTGGTCTTTGTACGTAAACACCGTGTCCGGTCCGGCCTCAAAGAAAGTAGGCTCTTTGAAAAATACCCGCCCCGTACCAATCGACGGATGCCCAAGCGTAAATCTGAGCCCTCCCACCGAAGCTGGTAGCGCCTGCTCTCTGTCCAAGATGAGCTTATTGTTTGTGCCCTTTCTCTTGAACAGTAGGGTTAGCTCAATATTGGGCTGGAAGTCTCCAGAGAAGTAGATGTCCGAGTTGCCCGTATTGGGGTCGTACACCAATTCCTTAACAGTGCCCAAGCCTCCATGAGTGTCCTCGAAAATCTTATCTCCATTTTTTAGGTGGGCCCTTAAGTCAATAGGCGTGGGTACCGCGCCATCGACGGTACGCAAATAGCCGTTCGGGTTCACAGTAACCTTTAAGCCGCCAGCCGGAACGTTTGGTACAGCTTCCTCTGCGAAGTCTAACCACCTGTCTACGGGCCAATGCTCATTGGTGAGCCCCTCAACGTACCAGTACTTGTTTGGGGCATCCATATCTTCAAGCTTTAGCACGTCGTAGATAGCGGTCCCGTAGTCAGACAGGTTGATACTGGCGTCGACCGTGAAGCACATCCGCTTGAGGGTCGTCACCTCTAACTCCGGCTCTGTATCCATTGCCCCGTCTGAGTCTAGGTCCACCTCCTCCAGTGTGAGATATCCGCCTGAGATGCCGAGCGTGTCCTCATTGATGGGGTCGTCGTTAAGTCCTGCAAAGTCACTTGATTGCACATCCACAGGATGTCTGTACGGGACGTTGACGCCCTCACTGTCGCCGGAGAGGGAGACCTCCTTTACGCGAACAATCGGCATGGCCAGTCCTGCGCCCTGCTTCTTGTATATCCTGTATGAAAGACCTGATCCGCTCTCCGAGAAGGCTTTATCCAAAACAAGGTTGTTGAGGTTTATCCCTGTGACCTCGTACTCCCCGTAGGCGATATCAGAGTCAATGTGCAGATATATGGTGATGTTCTCGGGATTGTCTGCGAAATTATATCCAGACGGGCTCCAGGCAGTCATCTCGTTCTTCTTCACCACAAGGTCTGTGCCCTGCTTCAAGATTATAAGCGGCTCAACGAGATTTGTTGCGCACTCCTTCAGGACCCTAAACCTTAGTTGCTCAAACCCGAGCCCGAGGGATGCTGGGAACTCTCCGTCAATTTTCACACCGGTGTCTGTAGTGTGAACCGCCCTAAAGAACACCGGTTGGATCTCTGTCGTTGGGGGGTCTAAGATCTCCACCACTAGATTATCCAAGGGTCTTGGGGCGGAGCCGTACAGGGACGAAAGCTCGGCGATAAGCGTGGGGCTGTCGAAATGCGACTGGTTTATGGAGCAGTTTATGATCCCGTCGGAGCCCTCGAAAACAATTTGCCCGCCCTCCTCAAAAGACTGTATGGGCGCTTCCGGTTGGATTTTTATCTCGGCGCTACTTCTCTCAGTGATTGATCCAGACTTAACGTAAACATCTGTCATGCCTCCAATGTGAACAGTGTCGTTAGGTATCTTAACCGGATTAAAGGTAAAGATGTCCGGGAAAGGCACGCCACCGGGCATGTCAGAGATGGTTAGGGTTTGGCCCCCAGCATCAGCGGGCACTGCCGAGTACAGGTTGACGACTTGATGCTCAAGCTTGTCCCCAGTCGTCATCGGCTTTCCTGCACCGAAATGGTCTGTGTGCATATCATAAGCACTTCCCATTGGGTGCGGGATAAGAAATCCTGACATCCCCTTCTCGTTGGGTTCAGGGGCATCCGAAGTAGATACGTTGAGAAGATTTGAGTCTGATAGGCCCTTCTCGATGTCGGAAATCTTTGTACTCCCACCGACTAAGGGCAGGCTCATGGGTGTAAGAATCACCTTTGTGTCCAATGCTCCTGACCCGATATCGATGTCTAGCACCCCCTCTTTATACCTGAGCTTCGTATAGCCGATCTCCTCATTAGGGACCCAGCCTAAGTCGGTAAAGGGTATGGTTTCCCCAGAAAGACTTACGAACTCAGACGAGAAGCATTTCTCGTAAGGCGTGCCTCCGATGCTTGGGTGGTTAGCGTCAAAAGGTTTCCCTAACCGCAACCAAACCATCTTACACCTGTTGCTGGTGTCGTTCAGATGGTAATTGGTAAACACGTTCTCGCTACCGCTGTCCCAGCCATCACCAACGTAACCGCTGGGCATAGTCGTATGTATAGGGTTCTCCTGGCTTGGACGCCTGTGCGCGGGCAGGAATGCGAAGTCGTCATAAGATGGCACTGTGTAGCCTTGTGGGGTTAGAAGCTCCCGCATCCCCCTATAGGCCGTCCAAAAAAGCCTGTAAGGCTTATCGATGTAAACATAGCCTGCATAGAACGCTGGCTGCTTTGCTGACACATCTACATTGTCTACCGAGTAAGACCTAACCCCAGATAGGTTTATGGGGTCGTGATTAAAGCCGCTCCAAGATGGGAACGAGAACTGATGATCCTTTTTGAAAACGAGTTTTACTTGCCCAGATACGTAGTTAACCTCTGATTTTTCTTCGTCTAACCAGTCCTGCCACGCGTACCCACTGGCGGCATTAGCGTCAAAATAGAAGCCTGTCTGGTCAGTGGTATCCCATTCGGGATCCAGGATCATCTTTCCATTTCCGTCGTCTCTGAACGCTAGAAGCATGTCGACAGTTGCAGGCTTGCCCGCGTTGGGCGCTACAGCCTCCACAGGTCCCGGGAGTGATATTTTCATCACCACCCGTACGCCCGCTCTCGAAGTGTACTCCGGGGAGACCCCGTCATCATCCTCGTTTGTTGGCTCAGCTATGGGGAAATTATTAAGCGAAAATATAAATTCGTTAGTATCTAAGTTGAACGTGGGCGGGGCCCCAACAGCGTTCCCTCCCTCAGCGACCATGCTGCCAAGAAACTCATAGCCAATTTTTGTTGGATCATGTTCCGTGTCCCCCGGCGCTATATAGCTGAATGCTGGTAGCATACTAGCGGCCGGAGGGTTTGTTGGGGAAACCCTCTCAATACCAAAAACCTGTTTTCTGGGTCCGAAGCCGCCAGAGAACCCACCGTTTACATTTCTGTAGGGGTGGCCAATATTGACCTCTCCCGCAAGTGCCGGCTGCCCCGTAAAGACCATCGGCCCATTCCAAAGACCCACGTGAATATAATCAGCCTGAGCAGCCACAGGGATGTCCAAGCTTGGGTTGCCTGCACCCGATCGGTTAAAAAAGTTCCACAGGTCTGGACGGCCATCGGCCATGGGTGGATACCCTGTGTCGTTCGATCTAAGGTCGAAAGACCATATCTCCTTGGTTATGAGTCCGTCGGACCCCTTCCCTGATTTTAGGATAATATTTATTGGCCCATCGGGCTCATATCCGGGGGCAATGCTAGCCCGAAGGGTTCTGTCGGTGCTAAGGCCTCCGTGGACCGCATCTAGGTTCCACGGGCACATGTTTATACTGTTTACGAGGGCGTTCGCGTGCGCGTACGTGCTGGGCGACGTTGCCCCCTCGAAGTTTCCAGAGGTCGCTGAGAAGCCGAAACTTGATAGGTCCTGTCCATTTGCTACCACCCAGGGACCGTTGTCGAAGTCATCGGTCTCCTCAAGAGTCATTGACCATGTCCAGTCATTGACAAGTGCGTGGTACATCATGGAACGCATGGAAAACCCACCGCTACCAGTAAAGGCTGTTTGGGGGTCCCCCGTATCCCCAACGGTATCGTCTGTAAACCACTTGTCGTTGGCTGGGCCGAGGGGTACCTCTAGCGCAGGGTCCCAGTCACCGACCTGTGCGGGCCACGTGTTCGCGGGAAAGTATTTGAACCGCCTTCCATATCTCGCGTTAGTGGCGAGGGCATACAAGAATTTTTGTAGTGGGTTTGCGGACCAAACATTATTCGCCGGTCCTGTGTTGGATAGCACTGTGTGTATTTCAAACGTCTCGTTCGCGTGGGTTGTGATGGAGGTAGTAATTCTGAACCACTTCACCTGCACATTGTTATTGTCAAACCAGGGAAGGGCGTTCCACTGCGCTCTGAAGTCATTCTCGTTAATCGAAACCGTGTACCTTCCGTACTGTCCCGACCAGTTGCCATTCTCATCTACCCAGTCTTCCCGCGTGCATCCGTTTGAATACGGTATGATGTCATGCGTATTGCCAAGGGCCTCCCAGAAGGGCTGGGCCCCGTCCATAAGGGCGTTATTGTAGTTAGCAAAAGAGTAAAAAGGGTTGCCGTCTACCGGTGAGATATACCCGGATATAAGCGTGTTGTCAGAGTGTCTCTCTGCAACCCAAAAAGCCGCCATGCTCCGGGTCTCAACGTGGCCCCCGTTGCCCGGGTCTGCGTTCCAGCCCAAGACACCCAAAATGGTGTTGGTTGGATTGGCCTGTGTGCCTGAGCCTATGTTCTCAGCAAAACCCCTGGTGCTCTGACATCTGTGCGAAAAGTGTTCAAACGGTTTGTCTATGGTGACGGTGCACATATTCACAGGAGAAAAGTCTAGAACCCCCTCTTTGTGCAGAGGTCTCCAGTCCAATCCTTCCGCACGCAATCTCCAAGGGGAACCCATCCCGACCTTTTTAACCTTACCCCATGCCTGCCATGCCATTGCGCCACCTGCGTTCGAAAGCTCTCCCCTGTAAGGGGTGCCCGCAAAATTGGTCCGGTACGCGGTGCACGCAATATAGTCTCCTTCAACGATGCCTCGTGTAGACCACGGGCTCTGTGACTGGTGAAGGATGATGTCGCACTCCTGGGGAAGTGCATCGTGGTTTTGTGTCGTTATCTCTCCATCTAACGGTGCAGAGTACTTACTTACAGCATTAACTTTTTTGCCCTCAAGAGCGACACCCGGTCGTCTCCCGTAGTCTTCCTTTTCGGACCCTCCGTAGACCTCTTGGCTGTACACGTCGTCGCCATATTGGGCGTCACCTAGCGCAGAAAGCTTAGGCCCACCAAAGTCCAAGACGTGGATGTGTTCCCTGCTTGCTGAATACTCAATATTGGGGTCGAAGTCATACTCTGCCTGCCCCTTATAGAGTATCCGCTTTTTGCTGACCATGAAGCTGTCCGACCTCCCAATACCCAGATCATCATTCCCGTAATATTTGAGAAGAGGGAATGTTCGGATCTTGGAAGACCATTCAGACGTGTCGCCGGACCCAAGAAACTCTTCCTCGCTGGAAATAACGAGGAAGTCTCGTCCTGGGATAACAGAGGGGGGAATGTCTATAAAATCAAAGTCGGTGTCGATATGATCTGTAAAGGGGAGGTGCGCCCCCGTCACGTAATCTATGTCCTCAGAGCCGCCAATGAGTTTAAATTCGGACCCCTGCCAGGAGTGTTTATTAAGACCGTGGTGCGCTGCGTCAGTTCGCCCCAAGACGGGAACGGAGGTTCCGGACGAATAAAGGTTTGCGGGCTGCGGGTAGACCTCAAAGTCCGAAGTTTTTATATAGATGTCTTGGGTGTTCGGGTGCTCCGAAACCTCGCTTATTACCCGGACGCGCCCAAGAAGTGTATTGTTGTAATACTGAGTTCCCTCGGAAATAGTGAGGTACTTAGCGGACAGAATTTTGGCCTTCTCATCCCCGGTGAAGGGGCCTTTGAGAACAATCGTGTTCGTAAATGGGAAGCCGTTCTCGAAGCCCCCGCTCAGATTGCCACTAATAACCTCAATGGTCGCCCAATCGGCAGTCATAAACGCTAGGGGGCCCACCTTTTCCGAAGAGCTTGTATCTAGGGTCCCCTTAAGTATGTCGCGCTGCATCTCCTCGTCGCCAAAACCAACTACCGTCACCGATACCAGATCAGTGAAGTTGTTGTATAGCTCGGTCTCAATGCCCCTATCGGTGTTGAGTGACCTTTCTGAAAGGCTCCTCTCAGCCCTCTCTAAAAATGCCTCGTTTGTCTCAAGGGTGATGCCCCCTGACATGGCAGACTGATTGGTTACTCGCGTTACGTCAGCTAATCCGCTAACAAACTTTATTTGGTTCCTTCCAATGTTCGCCGAGATGTCGGCCTCGGACGACCTGATACCTATGTCGACAAACCATAGGTTACCCGACCGAGTAAAGTTTTCGGGGTAAAAAACCTCTGGTTGCTCGGGGTGGAAGTTTATACCGTCAGCCGTAGAGAATACGATCGACGAATCGACAGAGATCGTCTTGGCAGAGTTGAAAAAAACCCTCACCGTTCCCCTTGCGTGTGCACCGTATTTTCTCTCGGAGAGAACGTTAGATAAGAGCGCGTCCATCTCGTCTTCGGTTAGAGACGACCCTGCTGCTAAGGAGTTCTGTGTCTTTAGGAAAAAGATCTCCCTTCGCAGAGGCTCAAGGAGAAGCACGAGGGGGGATACCAAGACATCGCGTAGTACAGACCCGGGAGAGTTTACATCAAGCTCAGGAAAGTCATTGGCGAGCCTCGTCATTATGAAGGTCTCTACGTCTACAGATACAGGATCAACACCCAGCCTAGCTATAAGCGGGTCGATGACCTTCGTGTACATAATAGACCCCTCGTCCTCACTCAGCGTGGGGTCAAGGTCGAGCATCCGCTCTATCATAAACCTTTTAAGAGATGAATCTGCCATAATAACCTACACCTAACTCGTCGAAGGGGTTGCGCTGTTTGGATTTACCGAAGCAGCAGCCGCATCAATCTGATCTTTCGCCTGACCCACAAGCATCTGAAAAAACGCCTGTTTTCCCGCGAACGTATTTAGTTTTAGAGACATCTGCATAATCGAGGGGTCCATCGGGTCTAATCTTGCATCCAGAACCTGAACATCGCTTAATCTCTCATCAACCGGAACGTTCGCTTCAATCTGCTGGATCTGGATCTGTGTCGCAACTTGTACGACATTAATTATAGTTTTGGCCACAAGGGCCTGCGGGTTGTCCAGGTTAATCGTCTGACCAACCCAGTTCTGCATATTACCGCCTAATGACTTGTTGAAGGAGTCTGTCCCCGGCGTTGTCATTAGAACTTTGACGAACTGCTGCACCATCTTAAACAACCCAGAAACCACGTTTACATCACCGCCCAGCAAGTAGTCGAAGAACGTTTCGCGACCAACCTTTTCGGATGTAGTAATAACCTCTACAGACTCTATCTGTAAATCGTTTGGGGGGATCGAGGTTAAAACCGAACTACCAGACTCAATCAGGAACTGCTGGTCCTTCCCGTTCACAATTACACGGACAACCTTATCAAAGTTTCTGCCGGATAGTCTCAGGACCCCGCTGTCCAGGGTTACGCGCTTAGACCCATAGGGTGCGTGAATGTCTAGTGCGTTGTCTTCCCAGGAAACTATTTCTGTGTTTGTGTACTCAGCCCCATCCACCCCTTCGTATCTCCGCACAACCTTAATGTCGTTTACGGATTCAGAGACCGAAGTGCCCAGGGCCTCGTTCGCTACGAGCTGTTGGTAATGCGCAAAAGAAGCGGGCAGAGCGACCATCAGCACATCTAAACCAAACGGAAAGAACTTGGCGCTTGCGCCGTTAATCAAAACATCGGTCACCGCACTAACGTCAATATTCTCAATCCTAATCATCGAAGCGATGTTAATGTCATCAAGCTCCGCGACATTTCGGATGTATATGGTTTGAAGATCGATCATTATATCCCTGTGCCCTCGTCCTCACCATCTGGCCAAGTGAGGTCTTTCACCTCTTTCATGTTTATCGCCATGCCGATAGCCCCGCCCTTTTCTTTTGTCTTTCCCTCGTCCTCACCAAGGAGTAGGTGCCAAAGGTAGTTTACTCTAGCTATTTTAGTCCTAGCTTTAGGGTTTTGGGTACTTCCGGGTATAAATTGATCTACGACTTTGTCGTCGTCAGCCGACCCGTTTAAGCCAGTTTTACCGCCTATCACGCGGATACGCTCCTCCATTACCTCTGTCAAAGAGTAACCAACGAAGTAATCGTTGGTTCTAGCGGAAGATCGGAGCATGACAAGGGCTTCCTCAAGAATGGCGGCGGTTTTCATCTGCGCCTTGTAGTCCTTGACGTTTCCGGCCAGGGTTACATCTTTGGTTTCGTTGGAATACCCCTTGCTGTCTGCCTCTTCAACCTCCCCAGGCTTATTTTCATCCGTCAATGACATACGTGGTCCCCTACTCCTCTATAGTGGCCAACTCTTCTATGAAAGAGTTTTCATTTTCACCCCTGCTCGCAAAATCAGACAGCGGGTCAAACCCACGAGTTATGACCGTCTCTTCGGCACCACCCCCAAGAAGAGAGTATGCGGCGTCAAGCATACTCTCAACATCCCCCTTAGAGGATAGTTTATCTGGGGTAAGTTGCGAGATTTCATTAAATCTACCGGTCATCACCAACTCTTGGACATACGTAAGTTTTTCCTGCTTCAGATAATCTACCAGCTTATTAACAGTGTTAACTACGTGGGCTTCATATTTAAGATAGGTATTTCTTAGAAGGCTCAATGCATCAATAGAAGAAGAAAGCTCCCCGAAAAACTGTCCCTGGGCAGCACCAGACTCGGTGTAGACCACTGAAAGCTCAACAAGCTTTTCTGTATCAATGTTTTCAAGAAGGGTTATTGCTGAAGATAAATCCCCGCCAATATCTTTCCTTGAGAGCCATCCAAGCGGAACTATCTGAAGATGCCTGAGTGGGTATTCAAATGTCACCCCTGGCGTTATTACTATAGTAATACGGTTTCCCGTGACCCCTTCAACTCTCCCGATTGTTCTGGTTACCCCGTTATCAAAGACCTCTAGAACAGGATCGTTAGGCTTGACGTTGTACCCGGGATCGGTGCTCGGATTAACAAGGTCCAGCGTAGCGCCAAGTGCTACAGTTGTGCTGATTCCCTTCCCTTCTCCGCTAAATCCGAGCCTGTCCCCTGATCCTCCCGAGACAGCCACGCTGCTAGATGCAGCGTTAGACCTAGACTCAACACGCACTCTCCGTCTCGTCATCACGATGTCTGCTGGAGCTTGTATTGCCACCCCGTCTTCAGTGACAGGTCTTGCAAATGACGGTTCAGCCTTGGTGTAGACAACCCCGCCATGCTCTAACCTACCAACGACCTTACTGTTGCTTCCCGTCTTTTTGTCGTAGAGGTTATCTCCCGGTGATACAGCATCTTCTGATGGTATGGCGATCAACATGGCTGTTGTCACCGCATCTACCCCTCCGGTAACAACCGTTTCAGACAGTGTGTCGACCTGCCCAATGTTAACTGTTTCTCCGTTAATGGCTGTGTCCTCGGCGTACTCGCCTTCGGCCATGCCGTCTCTAGAGATATCTTCGTAGGGGGTATCATCCCCAAACCTCTCCATCCGAAGATCCCTGACGAGCCCAAGAAGAATGTTTATGCTGGGCTTGGTTTTGAACTTGGGAGCCATAGCTCCTGGATGAAACAGATCACTAGGGGAGGTGCTCATGTGTGGATAATGTAGTCGCACGGCGGAGCCTCGGTGAGAAAGTGATACAGAGAAACTATTCGTCTCCGAGTCACCCTCCTCGATTACCACCCCGGTCCCCTCAGAGGTCAAACTAGAGCCTGCCAATACTGACGCCAAGGAGGTCTTCCACGCGCTCCCTGCCGAAACGTTCTTGCCTCCAGCGCAGGTGATAACCTTGCCAGAGTTCTCAAGGCTCGGGTTCCAAGAAATAATACTGTTGTGCGCCACCAGGGATAGCCCATCCATGGGTACGACCTCATTGTTGACGCCCCAGAACTTACTATCCGAAGTGTGCCTGTACATCAGGTCGCCAAGAACGTAATAGTCATAAGTAACGTATGCGCCGCCAAATAGGTAGAAGCCCGTGTGGTTCTCTATCCTGACTGCGTAATAACCGTTCAGGTAATCTATCTGGCCGACAGTTGTGAGATTTAACTGGTCGAAAGAGATAGTTTTTAGTAGCCCTCCTTGGGATAAATCATCTGGGTCATTGGGGACATCGACTATCGTATATGCGGCCTGCGTGCTTGGGTCGTTTGGGTCTGTGAGCCATGTTCCTTGTATTTTTACAGAGTAAGGGACTACAACGTCCTTAAATGCTGGCGACGTATCGTTATCTGGGTGTGAGTATGGGTTACCTTGGTCAACCACATATGACTCAAAGCCCTCAGCGCTCATGGTGCACATTAATCCAGACGAAGTCCTTACGATGTCAAAATCGCTTATGGTGACCGTATCTACAGGGCTGAGGGATTGTGGAGCTGTCAGGGAGGCGCTCTTTTCGGTGGACCCGTCCAGATCGAACGTTACTGACTCAGACTCGGGCTGAACGATAAACGGAAGTGTTCCACTAAGAAGCTCCCCCCGCTCCCCGGGAAGGTTTAACACGTCCCCGTCAAATTTTGGGAGGCGAATGTCTCGCTTAGGCTCAAGAGCTTGTTTCACTAGAGATAGTGCAACGACGGCATCGATGACGGCTTTGTTTGGGTCCCTGAACGCATCTTCGGCGTGCGCTCCCATAACAGTCGCCGCCGTGGCTGCTTGGCTGTACTTCCCCGCAGCCTCAAGGTCTGCACCCATATAGGATTCGATAGTATCCCTGAAATACTCTGCGTTTCTCAGGATGTCTTTCAGGAAGAAGGAAAGCTCCCTGCACAGCGATTGTGTTGTTGCTTTTGCGGTGTCCCGGCTAACCCCAGAGAGTCTAGCCCCCGTAGAGGTTCTGGCACTCCTAGACAGGTTAGCTACCGCCCCCTCAAGTCTTTCAGTGAGGTGCTTAAGCCCGGTGTCACCTGCAGAGGCCATATCTAGCAGGATGTCCTCTATCTCTTCTATGCTTTCTGTAGAAAGCTCGGTCTCTTGGCCTTGAGAAAAAGGCGCATACTCAAGCGCATCTACAATTGCGCCCAGTGCCTCCGTACAGGCTAGGATCTCCTTATTTCGAAGGAAGAACATAAGCGCATATACAGAGTCTACATCAGAGTTTAGCGCCCTGTAGACAAAGTCTTTTATGTTGTCGACGATCCTGTCTGCGGACTGAACGACCCCCCTGTTTATGGCGGGGGACGTTGGGCCGAGAACGTTAATGCTGTCATCTACTTCGCTCGCGGGTATCTTACCAGTCATCGCCAAACTCCATCCCTCGTAGTCGTCTTGCGTCCTCTTCGCTTAGCTCTGAGATCTTCTGCCTCACAAGATCAGCCTCTAGACCAAGAATATCGCATACTGAGGAGAATGAGCTTAGCCTTTTTTGGTCATCATCCCTAAAGATCCAGAGATCCGCGTCGCCGCCTATTTTACGGAGCTTAGTTGTTTTATGCTCTCGGTAAAGAACCCAGTCTACCGCTGCGCGACGCACAACCGCAGCCCACATCCTGACAAACCAAGGGACCGGGCGTCCGCTGCCTCTTCCAACAGCCTCCTCAATATCAGGGATTAACAGTGACACTGAGGGCACCCCGCATCTCCGGGTCTGGTAGTGCTTTGATTCCACTTCCTGACTCGGGTTTAACACGGGTGACCTCTAACGTTACACTTCCTTGGGACAAAGCAGTTATAACTAAAGAGTTATCTGCTTGGCTACCACTAATAATGTCTTGTTCTGGAATAGACAACTTTATGTCTACAATACCGTCCAACCGAAGCCCGCTTCTAAAGATTGTTGCAAGCTCAAGGGTGGCTTCTTGGCCGATATTAAGTGTGATTGTTGGGGTATTAAGATTTAATAAAACGCCATCGCGTTTGTACTCAATTGATTCTGGGTACTGAAAAATAACGTCCGGTAGCGGTGCTGAGGCCGCATCAGGGACAATTATTGTTCTGGATATATTCTCATACCCCTCCATGTACACAGTGTACTGCTCTCCCCGCATTAGATCTATTGACGCAAACCCATTCTCATCCGTCCGGATAACCCTTTGGCTGGGAATGACTGCATGTGCCGTGTTTTGGTTCTGGTAGTAAACTAGGTTTGGTAACTCTTCGGGACCCTCTGAAAACCTGATGGTTAGCTCGTCAACAGCTTTTCCATATGCATCTAGGAAGTTTCCCGAACACCGACAGAACGCGGCATCTGTTGCCTGGGGTAGTTCCGTAGTGTCTATTAGTACGTCGAATATATTAGGGTCATTGTTGCCATCTGCGTTCAGGTCTTCATTGACGACTGTGATCTTTTGTAATCCGCCATCGACAATCCTGGTTCGCAAATTAGTGGTTATATGTATTTCATATGGTCCCGGCGCTCGGTCCCCAAGAAACACAGACCCTTCTGCGTCCGTAGTGCCGCTTGCTAAGGGGGCATAGTCATTCAGATGGTGAAGAGATACGTATACGTCCCCAACCGGATCCCCAGCCGGAAGAAGTGCTGTCCTGCATTTCACGTATACCTCTGCCATTTCTTTACCCCGCCCGGTTGAGGTTTTTCATGGTGGAAAGCCCTTTCGCACCGTACCCGGGGCCGCCCTGACCCATGGTCTTGCCGCTCGTTCCGTCCATCAGGCGCTTAGTTGCATCCCAGCCACCAAAATAAGCATTCGCACCAAAAGCCGCTGCCGAACCGGGCACGCTTGCCTGTCCCTTGAGCGATCTCTTAATGCTGTGCTTAAACCCTTGCTGTGCTTGGCTTGCGCGAATATTGGATTGGTTCTGACCAAGCATTCTCGTGAACCTATTCCCTCGCTGGGTTTTCCTTTGGAGAGTGCCAAGTTGCTTACCAAGCTCTCTTTGTGCGTTAGAGGCAGTTCCCCTTGTTGCCGCCTGCGTCCCTTGCTGACCGAACAGATTCATCTGTCGTGGTTTTGCTGGGTTTGCCATCGCTCGGAACTTCTGGGCGGTCTGGCTAGTTCCTTTGAGGCCCTTCCCTACGTGAGTTACTCCGCGCAAGCCTCGGGCGTAGTTTCTCACCTTACTCGCAGCGCTCAAGCCCTTGACTGCCGTATTAACCGCTCTTGCAGCTTGGATCCCGCGATAGGCTACGGCTGCGCCTCTGGCCAGACCTGCAACTACGTTGAGCCCGGGTACAAACATTGCAGCAGTTAGGGCGACGTCTAACCAACCAAACGCTACTTTTTCAAAATCGGGGTCTATGTTCGATAGCTCATCACAAAAGGCAGCCTGAGCAACTTTCTCAAGAGCAACGCCTTGTGTTTCTCCATGCTTCCTGGCGGCGACCTTGTGAAGCGCTCTGTGAAGCCTGCTTATTTGTTCGTCGTTGTTATAAATCATAATAGACACCCTCTAGTTCTTCTGCAGGAGTTTATCCTGCTTCGCTTGAGTCTGTGCTGCCGCTCGGTCCCCGCTGGTCTCCCCGCGTTTTTTTCTGCCCTGTTCGGCCAGCCATTTTTTCTCAGCTTCGGCAGCTCTTCGGTTCAGCATGTCAATCTCTTTCTTGGTTTCTTTAGGATCATACCTTGTGGTTGCTTCCGTAAGATTTGCCATTGTTGACTGCGTTTTTGACGGGGCCCCATCTTTCCAGTTCCTGGAGTTCCACAAGGCTCCGACAGCAGGCGTAAAGCCTCCGGCGGCACCCCTCAGTTTTTCGGACCCTGCCATGCCGCCCATCATGGCAAGGGCTGCTGGCCCGCCACTAAACATTGATGGCCAAAGCACGGCCCCGCCAAGGGCCATATTGAGTCGTTTAGGATCATCCCAGGCAGCGTCCCGGTTTAGCGCCCATGAGAGGCCGTATGCCCCGAGACCGCCCTTAACCGCGCCACCAGCAATACCCTTAACCGCCCTCTGTACAGCGCCACCGGTCTGGTGTGCTTTTCGGACCACTTCCCAGTTCTTCGGTCGAAGCATTGTGGGTCTATAGGAGGTGAATAACTCATCACTGCCTTTTCGCTTGTAGACGTTCTTAAACCCTGAGCCCTTGTGCGACAGGTAATGCTTTGTCTTAGAGGCCCCTTCTCTGAGTCGGGACCCCATTCCTGCCGCCTGAGATGTTCCCCGGCCTGTGGATGTGACATGGGATGCGGACGGCAGGTTTGCGTATGGCCCACTGGGTCTGGTTCTTGACGCGGCCCCACCGAAGTCAAACGATAGCTGCTTAGGCTTAGGCTTAGTGGCTGTCCGAGCGGCCCCGCTAAAAAGCCTAGAGCCGAAGTTTTTCGCTGCTTGGAGGCCTCGAAGAATAAGGCCGCCTGCGGCCTCTTTCCTGATCCAGGCCTCTTTGGTGCTATCCGATGAGCGAAGAAGCTCAACAAGTCTAGCCTTCGCCTCCCGCTTACTTAAAACGGAGGCTACCGATATCTTTTCCTGGGCCACGATGTTATCAGCGCGCCCCACTAGTCCACCGGTGTTCTTCTTCGGCTTCTGTCTTTCCGCAGATCGGATAACAGAGCCCTGGTTTCGGTGCATCGCCGCAGTGCTTTTGCTTGCCCGGTTAAAGTTTAACCTCACGCCCATATTACTCTGGGATGTGCCTTGGGCCTTCTGGTCCATGCTCATCGCCCAGTTAGGGGGAGTGTTTTGTCCCTCAGCAACAGGCGGTAGCTGCGCCCCTGGCGCACCTTTCCCCCCATACATGGCTTCCTTCGTTAGCTCCCTCATGAGAAGCAAGGCTTGTTCCCTGTCAAAACTCATAGGGTTCTCCTCGGTGCCGACGGCGCTTTCGCTTTAATTATGTCAAAGACATCATCAGCGCCCGCCATGAGGTCCAAAAGGTTGATCGGGATAAGTTCGCCGGAAACAAGGTCCATAGCATCAGCACCAGACGGCACAGTTATAACACGCCTAATAGATAGAGGCGCGATAATAATCTCTACCTGTATTCCCTGGACAAGCTCGAACTCTACGTGCCCATTCGCGTCCATCTTAAACTGGGTCTGCGTGTCGAACACCGCAGTTCCGCTAAAAAGCTGGGCTTTGTGCAAAAGCCCTACTTGCACCGTGGCGTGAGCCAATGGCTTCCCGTTCATCCTAAACACATCTGCGTAGAGCTTGCACATAGGGGCGGGAGATACGGGGGCTGTAAACGTAGGTGAGAACGTCTTGGTTACTAGCTGGAAGGCTTGGATCTCGGTTCCGCTGGCGGCATAAAGGGACGGGTCTTTTGCTGCCTCACGAGTGTTTATTACTGAGATCTCAAAGTTGTTGGTTGAAAAAACAGTGCCTGCTTTATTCAGGCTTATCACGTGGGCTCCGGGGTTTAGGTTGAACGATAGGTTCCCCTCATTATCCGTAAGGCCCTGTGCGACCTTTGTTCCATCTGAAAGGCTCGCAACCACAGTAGTATTAATGTGCGGGTTCCCGTTATTACCCTCTAATGTTGCAACAACAAAACTACAAAGCTCAGCGCCCGATGGGGTAAGCACAAGAGCGTGCTCGTACATAAACGGCTGTTGCTGATTAAGGTTGTTCTGCTTAAACCAGACTATAAAGTACTGGCCCTCTTTGGACAGGGTTGTTGATGCCGTGTACCCAGACGCGTCAGCGGAATATGCAGCAGCCGTCTCGTCCAACACCAAGGCGCGGTTCTGGTCTACAATCTTTACCGTTACGGTCTCGCCTATCCCCCCAGCATCCCGCTGGTCAAGTATAAGTGTTTGTGGGACACCTCTTTTGAGGTCGCTCACCGGGTCCGGGCCAACGTCTACGTAGTCCTGCAAGATTACAGAGGGGTCGTCACCATATTTGTACGTCCTCGTGTATTTACCAACTTTGGAGAAAAGAATGGGTGCGCTGGTGTACAGGTTTGGTACGTCGACCGCAGCAGTCATGTCCTCCGTGGCGATGTCTGTTCCATCGGGGTCAGTAACTGTAACAGTAAATGCCTCTAGGCCGCCGCCTCCAGGCATTACGTTCTGCGTATCGAAGAACGGGAGAACCGCTCGTTTTCCAAGTTTAACCTTCATTGCCCACCAAAAAAGCTCTTCCTACTTTTCCTCAACCTGTTTTGGCATCTTTATTCCTAGGAGCTTTGCTACATCTGCGTATACCTGCACCTCGGAAAGCCTTTTATTCTTGCTGTCTGCGTCCTTAAGTCCTTCCTTGGATTTAAGTAAAAACTCTCTTTCTACCTGAAGCCTGTACTTCTCCGCTTTGAGAAATCTCAAAGTCTGCGTTCTCAGGTCCTCAAGGAACTTATCCTTGTCGGCCGTCCGTAATAGAAGTCCGGGGACCTCCGTGGTTTCCTTTTCTTCCGCCACCTAATCACTCATGGCCTTGCTAATAATAGCACCCGCTGCGGCTCCGCCTGCGGCAGGCTTCCAGTTTTCCTTGATCGCCTTTGCTGCTTTAGGGTTGTTCTTCACAAATTCTGCAATAGCATCTTTTGCCTTCTTAGTTGCTCCTGGGAACTTGGTTGCCAGTGCAGAGCCCCAGCCCTTGACCGTTTCGCCTGCGGCTTTCGCTGCGGGCTTCGCTTTCGTCATTAGGCCCTTAAAAAACTTTGAGACTTTAGCGGTGGTTACCGGATTCAAAACAGCATGCTTTTGTATGTAGCCCTCATAAAGAGCCTCAGAGCCGCGTTGTAGGGCGACTAGCTGAACGGATGCTGTTTTGAATCCCTGCTGCTGCTGCTGCTGCTGTTCTAACATCTTCCGCTCCCGGTCGATGCGCTGCTGGAGCTGCCAGCGTCTACCCTCCTGTTCCCGTTTAAGGAGTGTGTCGTTTCTCGCTCCCCACCCAGACCCCTGTATAGCCTCTCCGAGGCTACGACGATTGGGATCGACCGGCTTGAACGGCCTCGGTAAAAGGCTTGCTGAAATACTTGGTGGGCGATTGAGCTTGGCTGCAGACCGGATTGCAGACCCAATGTTGGGATATGAAGGCGTCTTTCTAGTTGGTGCTGGTTTAATTGGTGTGTGTGTTTTTTTCGGTGCGGTAAACGCATTTTGAGCCAGCTTTACGGAAGACTCTTTGCTTTTCTCGTTGACCGTGACATTGGTTCTGCCTGCTCTTGCGACGGCCATCTCATGATCTTCTCGCCTCTTAGTTTCACGCATCTTCCTTAGTTGCTTACGCATCTTTGGGTCAGACTTCGCAAGCTGGCGAATGATCTTCATCTTAGCTTTATTGTTTGCCATCGCTGGGGCGATCCCTAGCGTGGGGATTCCCGTTAAGATCGGATGGCGCATGGCGAAGCTTTTCTTCTTCGCCTTGGTGATCATGCGGCGTACTTTGGTCTCATCCGCATCGCTTAGGTAATCACCAATCTCATCTTCGATGTCATGCACTCGCAGCTTGGCAAGCTTGACCCCAGCAGTTTTGTCAGTAAGTGACTTGTGCTCAGGGAAGTACTTGGCGCGAGCCTTGGGCGTAATCTTTACAGAAAGTCCGTGCCACTTCATGTCGATACCTTTCGACTTCAAAAACTTCTGATCAGACCGTGTCTGCCCAACAATCCCCCCAACCCCCGCGCTGACCGCGCCTAGGAGGGCCGCACCGAGAGCACGTCCACCCTTGGGGGCAAGGGCAAGGCCAGCAAGAGCCCCAATGGGCGCACCCACAAGTGCCCCTTTTCCATGGGCTTTAAGTCGTCGCTTAATTGTGTCCTTGGAGGCAATCAGTGACTGGTCAGAGGGCTTTCCCGAAGACAGTCCGCGCATCAAAGCACGCTGAGAGTCCTTAAAGCCTAGTCGTTCCATCTTCTCGACCGACGCTTTCTTTTCTTCCGCAGGGGCCTCTTTTTTAGCCTTGCCCATGCCAGCATCTTTCATGCCGCTGAGTTTGGCGGCTAAAGCTGCAACCTTTTCATCGGACCACTCTGGGTATGCCGCTTTAATAGCTTCTTTAGCGCTCATGCCCTTTTCTTTCATAAGAAAGTGGACCTTGGCGATATTCGCCTCTTTTCCCATGCTAGTCATGTAAGTACCTCTTCAATTTCTTCTGAATTGAGTTTTTAAGACGACTAACGCGGTAATCAGGCATTTTAAGCTGCTTAGCTATTTCGCTTGTCGACGTGAGTTGTTTTTTCCCAAAGCCTGTAAGGTGCTCGTAGACATCTCTCTCATCACCGGAAAGCTCATACTTAAAAAGTCTGAGAACCTCTTCAGACTTTGAGGGTGTGATCGAATAGGGATCATCCTCAAAGCCTTGAGTCATAAGATCATTCCTTAGCTCGGCATCCATCCGGTTTGCTTCCGCTAACGACCAACCAAGCCTCTCTGCGATTTCAGGGACTGAAGGAACCCTGCCTAAATCATCAGAAAGTTCGTCCTTGGCTGTCGTGTAGGCTTTAATCTTATAAATTCTATTCTCAGGAATTCTCCCAATGTTCTGGTTTTCGACGATAAACCTTTTGGACTTGTCCAGATACCGGTAGATGTACGTCCCTAAAGACCCTTTTTCGGGGTTATAGGAACGGAGTGCATCCACAAACCGAAGCTGGAATTCAGCCTCGATCGCGGCATCTGGGATCATCTTCATCTTCCCCTTGTAGACGTTCATCTTAGAGCGAAGAAGTGGTCTGAAGCTTCTAAGGAGGGGTTCTAAATCACTGGGATTTTGTCCCCCCTCCTTCCAAGCTGTCCACAACTCGATCTCTCTGGCCTTTTTATCGTCTAACTGGAGTTCCGGATGATCGTATCCAGACATTGTGTCTTTGGCTTCTTCACCAGAGACTTCCCGGTCATGCTGCGCTACAGATACAAGCTTGCCTTTGGACCTACGCGTATGCGCACGAACTTTAGTCTGCTTCTCAGCAAACTTAAGAAAATCCGATATAGGATTAATTTCCAAGACAAGCTCCATACCAGATTAGCGTCCTAGACCATAGTCTTCCACTCGTTACGGCCACCAGGATTGCGACCTGTGAGGCTTCTCCAACCGCTGGAAAGGCGGCTGCCGATGCCAGAGGCCGCGTTTCTGACGGTCGTTGGTGCATCAAGCACACCTTCCACAACACGAGCGGCCCCACGGCTCTTAATGCCCTCTCGGGTAGTCCGACCGTAGATATCCCGGCTTCGGTTGGGGAGGTCTTGGGTTCTTGATACTAACCCGGACTTGGCCCCATCACGACGAACTTGCGCACGCGCTGCGGAACCACCGCCCTTGGCCTGCTCAAGCAAGAACCTTCTCTCGCCCGCGCCACCTGCTCCTGAGCCCACTCGGCTAGAGATTCGCTCAGCGACTGTCGGCTTGTAAGAAGCGTCCGCCTTTCGCTCTAAGGTAGACTTGATGTTCTTTCTCGCAGCACGGTTACCCGCCTTCGCAGAAGACCTTCTAGTAGTCTTATCAAGCGTCTTGATCGCAGCGCCTGCGTCTCTAGCGGCTGCAGAGCCCTTCGGCCCAGTGTGCTTAGACATCAGAACGTCTGCTTGTCGCTGACTAATCCCCCAGTGACGGGCTCTCTTAGCCTGAGCTACCTGTGCGCGACCGCGTCTAACCGTCTGCTCGCCACTTCGGATCATCCGCTGACCTCTTTGGCTAGCGGCACCACCGGTTCGGCCGTATCTAGTCAGGACCTCCCCGCCCTTCTTGGCGGCAGCGCCAAGCATTTGGCGACCTTTGCCCGCAATGAAGCGAGCAGCCATTCCTAGAAAGGCCTCTTTCCGCATCTCTGCGACGTCTTCATCGCCCTCAGCGGCTAATGGCCAGAGCCAGCCATAGGTATCTTTGTAAGCAGCAACCTTTTCCATGGCCGCCTGCTTCGTCAAAAAGTCATCACCTTGGAGCCGCATCTCTAGCGCCGCCCGTCTTTCTGCTGTAAGCATCTTATTATCTCCTAATATGCGGCTTATTACTCAGGCGAGCTGTTGCCTTTGGTTGCGATTCCGAGGGCGCTCAAGCCTGCAAGTCCACCACCTGCTGCTACTGCTGCACGTGTGCGCGACTTTTTGGTGCGCTTGTCTGCTTTGGCCAAGTTTGCCTGTCGGGAGTTCTGGACCTTCTTCTTAACGAAGGGGCCCTTGTTCCACTTGGCGCGAAGTCGTTCTTGGGGCTTTGCCCGAATAACGTCAACTTCCTTCTTTCCTTTTTCGATGACCTTCTTTCCGGTCTTCTTTGCCTTGGACATTAAGCCCTTGAGAGCTTTCCCAATCTCTTTAAGTCCGGCTTCCTTGCCTGTTTCCTCAAACAACTCTTGTCCGAGTAGTGAGGCGATTCGCCGCTTGGCGGCAAGCTTTTCTAATGCATTCATGGTAATTATCCTCCAGTTTTTATGACGCTAAAAAAGGCTGAGCGTCATGGTTATTATGCAACATATCCATACTATTAAGAACTACCTACTTGGACATATCGTAGATACTTTTAAGCGTGAACCCCCTCGAACAGAGCAAGTTCTTCCTAGAAGCACCCTTACCAAATGAAATTTCTACGTTTGGAATGGGTTCATCCTTAGCAATGGCCTCGTCCGCTTGATCTTCGGAGACAGTATCATTAACTAATTCTTTCTCAAAGTCATCTATAGCACTACTCATAATACTGTCCACCTCTATGATCTCGCGTTAAAATCGCCCTGCTTACGTCGTTCCGCGATTTGCCCACCTGACCGGCTCTTCGCCTTCATGGCTTTTTGATACCTGTGTACCGCAAACCATCTGGGGGCCCTTGGGTCTACTTTTGGGTTTAACGGTCTTTTCGCGGTTCGGGGGTTCATGGCCTTTAAGGCCTTCTTGCCTTCCGTCAGAAGCCTCTCGTAATTTTCGATATTTTTTAATTCGGTGTAGTTTCCGTAGGCAAACCCATGGAATCCCGTATGGGCTATCTTTCCCAACGGGCTAATCGGTAGTGCCGAAGTCTCATAGTCATCAATAGAGTAATTTAACCTAAGGTACGGATTCTTATTGCCCATTACTTGGACAAGGTTAGCGTATGACCGTGACGTATATGTGTCTATGAATAAATTGACGTCCGCCCCCATCCGCTTCAGCCCTATCCATATGTCCGCAAGAGCGTTCGCTGCTGACTTTGTTGTTTCAACCTCAGCAAAAAGAGACTTAGGGATTAAGACTTCTCTCTCCTCGTAGCCCCCCTGGACCTTAAAGGGAAGGACGTATGTCTCCATCTCAAGATCAGGAGCCTCTTTTTCGTCGCCCGTGTCGGCGTCTATCGTCGTTGTCGAGACTTTAATCTTTGTCCCCTCCTTCAGAGTTGCTTCTGGGTCATGGAGGGATAGAGGTGTTCCGTCTACAACAGAGTCACAGCCAATCATGGGGCCGTAATACTCTGAGCCTATTTTTCCAGCATGATAGATGGATGCGAACCATGGTGGCGTAGTAATGGCTTCAAAAGAGAAGGATATAGGTTTTACAACATTCTTGGAGTGTCTTGAATAAACCTTTACGGCCATGAACTCCTTGCCAGATCCGGAGGTCGACCCGTCCGCCAAGGTTTGGGGGCTCCCGACAACAACTGTTTTTGGTTGGCCGTTCTCCATGACGGGCTCAACGGTGTAGCTCCGATTTTTTCTCCACTGGCTTCCTAGGATAGCCTTAAGTGCTCCCGGCGTTTGCTTCTCAACCGCAATCGCGCTACCAGCCTTTCGGACCACTCTTGCTGTAAAGTTCCCATTAATGTTGCCTGTCACTTTAGGGTCATAGTCTGAATGGTCCGTGCTGTGTATGCTTCCGCCATTGCTCTTCATCCGAACCCGTCGACGCCAATACTTCTTTTTGACAGCCTTGGCATGCATTACGCCATCACCGTCGTCGTCTCCCCAGAAGCTTCCGGACTCGTTGTGCTCACGACACTTTGTTAACATTACTTGTGTTTGCGCACCGCCGTTCGCGTTAAAGGTATGCTGCACCTTAGCAATTACGCCCACATAGTGCGTCCCTTTAGTTCCCGCTACCCTCGTGCCGCTTGCGTCCTGTTCCCATGCACGCTTAGAGAACCCACGGGAGTCTAAAGATGGCTCCCCTTTGTCTCCCTCCGTCGCAAACGCCGTCGAGTACCTCCCCGTAACAAACCTGCTGTCTTGGTCGACATCGGGATCAAGAACCAAACAAGGTAAGCTCGCCACAAGGTGCGGTGAGAATCTGCAGGTAACAGACATGCTTCTAGATCCGTACCTGCTTGCAAAGAACATATAGTTTGCGGCTCTCTGAAGGTGCGGCTGTGCGGAAAACTGCGCTCCCCCAGAAAAGTCGTTAATTGCATCTGTTACAAGCTTCTTTCTCTTCGCTTTGGCTTCCGCGTCGGTTCCCTTGATCTTCTTGGCCTCCGCCCTGGCCACCTTTTTTGCTTCTTTGAGACCCTTGACGTGTAGCTTCTTGAAGATAGCGTTGTCCCCTAGACCAACGATAGAGCCATTGATACCTGTGTACTTCTCATGGGGCATTAAGAATCCATGCCCCTTTTTTATGGCCGTCTCCGCAAGGCCCTCGCCTTTGCTGCCAACTTCTGATGCCCCGAGGATGGAGGTGTTCGGTGCGAAATAGCAGTTCTTTCTCGCCTTCCCAGAAGATGTCCTTCCGTGAAGCCATATCCTGGTTATCTCGCTCATCCACCCGCGACTAAAAGAAAGAGATTGTATGTCGTCTGGGAAAAGAACGTTGCACTTCGGGGGCGGGCACATGAAGATATCCGGATGGAACAAGAATGCATGTAGCCTGGGGTTGGTGCTTAACGTCTCTGACATCGGCTTCGTTCGAACGCCTGCGGCTCTAACCATCTTCTTCTTGGCGGCTTCTAGCTCCGCGTATGCCTTTCTTAGAAGAGGGACGTCCTGCTTTTTGCCCCCGTCAGCCTTAATCTTGTCCAGATGTGCCTTGGCGTTAGCAAGGTGACCATATGCCCCCCTAATTTTGGCCGCAGCTGCACGACTAGTCCTCTTTGGCCCAACCCCGTGTTTCTGGTAGTGCTGTGACCCTTTTTCCCTAAGCTGCTCCGCAGTTCCCCAGTCTTTTGTTTTTGAGGCAACCGTGGTGGCTGTGGTTGAGATCTCTTTTGTGTCAACAGCAACCTTACCGCCCTGAATCTTATGTTTGGCTGGGTCCGTCCCGGCAGGTACAGACCCCTCCTTCCCTTTGGACCTTCCTACTGTCCTGTCAATAGCCACCTGTAGGTGCGTCCCTATGCGCTTATGGACTTCAGCCGTCTCATCAAAGATTTTCTTTACCGCGGGGTCCTTCTTGTAGCTGTACCCGTTTACTACTTGGTTCCACTTAACAACTACGCTCTGGTCCGTCATGTACGGTGGCGCTGGGACGGAGGACCAAACCTGATAACACTTCTGTAGAATCAGGTTCATTATATCGTAATAGGATGCGGTGCTTTTAAGTTGTCTGGTTATTCGCCTTAGGTAGCGTTTGAAAGATTTACTCCTGAGAAACGTTGTTGTCGTGTCGTCCTTCTCAGAGGCACCGAGCATGCTACATATATTTAACCGAAGCTCCGCCTGACTTAAGAAATCGTTGGTTCCCCTGAACTTCCTAGTGGCGTCCGGAGAGTACACGCCGGTTACGGACTCAAGTGTTGAGAACAGGCCACCAAGTAGACCCGGAAGAGTTGGTTTCAGTGAGGGTTTTGATGACAAAAGCTTAACAAGGTCGTTTGAGCTATCAACCTTCGTCTTGCCCCTGTAAAGCTGCGTGCCTCCCGCAAAAATCGCCTGCTTGTAGCTGTGGAGACTCGTGTTTCTACGGCCCCAATATAGCTTTGCGTTCTGGAAGTAAGAGCTGAAGTCCATGCACGAAAGCTTGCACTGTCTTAATGCTCCGACCTTCTGGTACGAATACCCCGACACCTCGCCAGCAAACATTAGTTTCCAGTTGTCTGGATCGTTTCTGTCCAGGGCAAGCGCTGCCTTCCTCAGGTCCTTGGTGCTCTTTAGTCTGGGTATCGCATTGACAAGGTCCTTGGTTTTTTCCGTGTCAACCTCTTTCCCCTTCCTGTACCGGCTATCCATGAAGAATACATGGACCAGGGTTCTTGGTAAGAACTCGTGGATAAAATCATTGTATGGAATGATGATGTCTGCGGTAGCGGGAGTATTCACCCCACCTGTTATCGTCGCCTGAACGACGTCGACCTCTATCCCCTCAAGGAATACTCTGCAGCCAACAAATCGGCCGTGTATGGCAGTGCTAACACCCACAGAAATAAATCCTACCCAAAGTTCTCGTCAAACCACTCTTTAACCTCATCGCCTGCCTCAAGGCCCCCCGAGGAGGTCTCGGAGTCACCTAGGGCGGAAAGGTCCATGGAGCTAACTGGCCCAGTGTCCCCGGTGTTCACGACAACAGCCGCTCCCGGGTACGCGCCAAACTTCATATTGCTACCCTCTGTTATCTCAACAAGGGTAGTGGCATCCCGGTATCTGCCCGTGCTGTCTCCTATTTTGCCTACCGCTGCGTAGGCCATCCTTTGGATAATAACATCAAGGCTCCCGGCCCGCATCATATCCTCACCCCAACTCCCAACCTCGCTATTGGGGGTCCCATCCCAACGCCCGTTGTGGATGCTCAGTGCGGTGTCTGCGAGAGAGCCAATGTATCCGAACCAAGCGTTTACCTCCCCACGCTTGGTACCCATGAAATCCTCTAGCCCCTCTACGGCAACGTCCCCAACCGTCTTAAAGCTATCCAGTGCCATTCCGGCAAGTCCGGCCTGGACAAACGCTGTTAGGTTCGCAGATCTTCCGGTCGCCAACTTGAATGGTAGCTTTGTCAGCATGTCTGCAGCCCGCTTCGCTAAGCGAACACCCAATTTGGAGAAGGGGTTTGTGCTTGGAGATCCCGCGTCTTTATACGTTCCAGATTCAACATCGTAATACTCCCATTTACCCGTGGCACTGTTATACACTTCAGGCTTTAGTGCACCGAAAAAATTTCCTGCTGCGCCTTTACCTAGGGCCATGTCCATGATGGACCAGCCTTTGTTGCCAAGCTCTGCTTGCTTTACGGGCTGGGAAGACCACATCGATCTGGTTGTTGAGATCCGGTGAAGCTTCTTGGCCTGCAGGGCGGATACCCGATTAGCCATAGAAATATTATTGTAACTTGTTACGTAGAATTGGAAGGAGAAGGAGAGGGCGTTGGGGCTGTCTGAGGCCTCTTGTGCCATTGCCTGGATCGGATAGCCTTCCACGAGGATATCGTCCCACCCGATATACATCCTAGCATTACGCTGGACCAGCTTAGTCGCCCGGAAGAAGTTATCCCAGTTTTCCCAGAACACAGCCCGCCAGTTATAGTCCGCTGTGTTCATTAAGAGGCCACTGAATTGGAGTACTCTTGGCTTCTCACCAAAGGCATACAGGTAGCTGTCCCCAAAGGTTTCAACAAGCTGGGTTTTTTCTACCCGCACTTCTCTGACTTGCTGGAGGATCCAGTCCGTCCACGCGTGCGAGGCCGGGTTTCCCTTGTCATCCATTCCCGCGCCAGGGTTTCCAGGAACTCCCTGTTTATATGTTTCCCAGGGCCACTTGGCGGTCTTTCCAGCCTTTCCTTTTACGGCCCCAGATCTGGGAGATAGTTTTGCATCCCCGGCATCGGCCTCAATTAAGTCTTTAGGGTTGTAGCTTCCCCCAAGGTACTCGCCCGACTGCCCAGTGCTTCCTGGGAAACCAAGCTGGTTGAACACCTTTACGACTCTTTGGTTCGCATCAATTACTTGAACAAACGCATGTGTGTTCGGCTTTACGGCGATACCATTCAAGGGCCTGGACACATTGAGAATGTCCGCCATGTTGAAGCCCCCGCTCACCGCCTTCTCTAGTTTTGCCTTCTCCGCATCGAAATCACCAGAAACAAAGTTAGGAATAAACGAGCTAACAGTGTTCCCTGCAGCTAAGAAGGGATCTGGCTCTACAAGACATACCTTGTTGCCCATCGCTAACTCCTATCGTCGTCTGGGTTATCTCCGAGCAGTTCGTCTCGAAATCGTTCTTGAGACCTCTTTAGCTCTGATTCCATCAGCCTTTGTTCCGCAGTTAAAAAAAGAATCGCTGCCAATAAAAACAACACTGTTGCCACAGTATCCTCCGTGTTTGGCCCCAACCATTACACGATAATATCGTGTAAGCGGCCCTACACGAAGTAGTCTGCCAATATCGATCAAGACATTCCTTTTGTTCCTGGCGGAAGGGCTCCGTACCCAGAAGCAAGTTGCTTATGCACGCCCCCTTTTTGGGACATGATCTTTCTTCCTAGTCTCTCAGCAGCTACCGCCATTTTTTTAGCGTTGGGATGATTGGCGATAGCTTGGAGCTTTGGGTCAGAAGGGTCGGTACTCATGGCTTTCTGCGCCACTTGCCGAAGCTGGTTTTTAGACTTGTTGTCAATCTCATAAGCCTTCTGGATGCTCACCGCTACCTTCTCAACCTCTTCTCTCCAGATGTCCTCCATCTCTTCTCGCATCCCGATAAGCTGCTCTGCAGGAAGTGTGGCTGATGCGTCCTTCTCTTTTTCCTTTTTCTTGGCATGTTTCTCTAGAGCGTTCATTCGGCATCCTCCTCGTCCGCATCTGGTCCACCGGCGTCCGCATCAACCCCAGCATCCGAATCATTGGCATCCCCAGCGGCATCAACCTCTGCGTCGGCTTCTGCGTCAGCATCACCGATATCAACACAGCAGTCTGGGCATCTTGCGCAATTGTCTGCGATGTACTGGTCATGCCAAGAGCCGTCTGGTGCATCGACATCTTCATCAGAAAGTGCGTCCGCCACTTCCATGGCGTCTTGATCTGCTTGGGTGTGGCAGTCATCCGATGCACAACCAACAAAGTCAGGGATAACGGCGAGTAAAAGTAAAATAGTAAAAAGTGGTCTCATTATCAGCGCTCCTTATGGTGTTGGGGTGTACCCATACATGTTTATGGTTAATCCGAGCAGGGTAGCTATCTCTGCTACCTCATCTAAGTACTCAGATCTTTGTTGTCCTGTCCCCCAGACATTAGGATCTGTTGTCCATTCGGCATCAAAGCACGCTTGAAGCGCTGCCGTTTGCTGTGCGGTTGGAAGCACCGCGCCATTGGCGTCGGTCTCCATCCACGAAAAATAGTTGAGGTATTCACTCCATCCCAACGGGTCGTTCGACCCCACAACCCCTTTTGGGGATATCGTAGCATCTATAAGAATCAAGGAATACGGGTGCACATTTAGCGCCCCAGGCACATAGCCTGGATCCGGTAAGGCTGAGCTTAGCCCCGATTCTTCTGAGGTGGCGTAGCTCGACACATATACTCCGGATGCCTCTGTGATTCCCGCAAGCATGGGGTCGTCGTTGATAAAGTCACGCAAATTGGCATTGTTATAAAAGCCAAGCCCCCTTACGTTAGTGAACCCTTTTCGAGACTCTTGTTGCGTCTCTGCCCAAGTGCGAGCCGTACCATCACGCTTAAAATGCGTTTGGTAGTACCCATTGGTATAAAGCCACTCCTCCGTTTTGTTATACCTCGTCGTAGCCGGCATAGCCTCTATGCTCTCTTGGGTCGAATACGCAATCCCATCAGAAGCGCCGTGCGTCACTGTGGGGTTTGTGTCGCCTACGGAGAGAAACCTTCGTGTAACAGAGGTTGTCTGTGCTTCGACAGGATTGTTGTTTGCGTCTGTCGTCTCAAGGGTGTGCGGGGTTTCAAAAGTGCTTCCGAATAGAAGTTCCTGTGCGCGCTCATTGGTGATGGACCCCTCCCTTGCGAGTTTTGAAATTCTCCAAGAAAGCACTGCTCTGGGAGTGTCAAGCTCATCGACGAGCTTCATAATGCCCCCACCACTTGCTGCGGTTGTGTCCGACAGAATCCCGTTGTCGATGGTTAGGAAGTTATCCGTCACCATTGCACTGAAATCAGCCGAACCAAAGTTCGGGGGTGCCACAGAAAGACTTTCTAGCAAAGCTAGAGAATCCTCGTACGCCGGAATAAACTGATCCAATGTGGCTTGAGTTGTAAAACCTAACGCGGTAGCAAGGTCTGCACTGGTTACCCTGATAGCATCTTCGCTGATCCGTTCGGCCACAGCTGGCTGGAAGAAATGAGGGCTGACCTCAATACTGGATGGGTCGTACGAGGTATCTAGGGTGACCACAGTCCCAGGTGCTTCTGGTACCTCAACCACGCGTACAAGCACTGGTTGTGAGCCACTAGCCGCACTTATGAGAAGGTCATTGGTATCAACGCCCGCAGCGTAAATAATAACTCTTCCTGTCTCTAGCTGGTCTTCTGTGAGATCGACCTCGACGGTATCCCCGTCAGGAACAGAGACGCCTTCCCCGCTAATAGAGTCACCGGGCGCGCTCCCACTAAACATATTGTTTATTGAGTATCGCCAGTGGTCATAAGCAGTGTCTTCGTGCCCACGAGCATGAAGTCTAATTCTGTTGTCACCCAGCAGATGTACGTCCAGTTCGGTCAAGCCTGTGTATGCGTGCTGTGCCACAGTGAAAGGTCCGTACTGAACGTAACCCTTCCCTGCCACGAGCGGGTTGGCGACAACTGGGGTTCCATCATCCCAACATGCTTGTGCCCAAACATCATACGTGCCCGCACGCTTTATCATCGTATTGTGGGTTGTGTTTGGGTTTGTGTACACAACCTCTCCGGGAACGAACTCTCCCCAGCTAGATAGGTCAGTTAGTGGACTTCCGTTTCCATCCTCAGGGGGCCCTGTGAATGAAAATCTCCACCCATGCGGAGTATCCGGGCTAAGGCCCTGAACGACTATTGTTACGTTGTTGGGTGTTCCATCATCCCCGTTTACGGTCACCTGGATGTCTTGGATCCCTGCCCATTTTGTGAACGTAGCGCTTACAACGCTGCCCGCCTGTTCTGGTTGGCCGTTCTCTGTATAGGCTCCGAGCACTTCGATGAAGTGGTCGCCAATGGATGAGCTTGGGTTGAGCCCGGTGATGTCCACTGAGAAGTTTCCGGACGCGTCTTGGTTAGCGGCTACCCACCCTGTTCCAGAGAGGAGTGTTCCTGGAGATCCGCTCCATCCGGTAACGTCGACTCGGTAATAAAGGTCTTGCCAATCATACGAGCCAGAGTGCGGTACAGAGACATTAAGTGTATTCGTGTCTTGTGACACGGTCACTACGGGGGTGGTCTGTATCCCATTATAGGTGTTAAACGAGATCTGGTGCGTGAGGGAGGGCGTTGCCCATCCCTTCGCTGCGGCATAGATTGTATGCGCCCCCGCTGCAAAAGTGCTAGTTGCACTCATGCTGTTGTTCGAGATCATATTAACGTTAGGCCACTGCGTTACGTCGGTTTGGCTTCCTGGATCTGTCTCAGTCCATCCCCACCCGTCATAGAAAACACCGGTGACTGATATGACCCCAGTCTCCCCTTGCTCGTCTACATCAATAGTCTGCATCCCTGTCGGGGTAGCGACTGTCGTGTAATACGCCGTGTTAGAATTTGTAGAGTTTCCGCTGCTGTTGTAGGCAACAACATAAAACTCATAGGACGTGGACGCCGTAAGGCCTGTCGCAATGTGTTCTGTTTGTTGTGCTGTCGGGGTATTGCCGAGGCCTACGGAAACGTCTGAGATCAAGGTCCAACTGCTTGCGCCAGACACCCGCTGGTAAAGCTTGAACCCCTCAAGGTCTACAGAGTTCGAAACTGTCTCTGCCCAAACAAGTTTCCCCTCTACCCATGGGGATGTTACGGCATCCGTTACAGAGATGTACCAAGGGTTTGGAACCGCTCTAGAGACCGTGATGCTTACGGTCCCTGAATCGCTCGCAACGCCATCAGTCACAAAGAAGGAAAAAGTGTCCGAACCAATATAGTTCGCAGTAGGCACATATGTATACGCGCCCGTTGACGTATTTATAGAGACCGTTCCGTTCGCAGGGTTTGTGGCTATAGAGTAAGTAAGCGCATCACCATCAGCGTCTGTAGCAACGGCTGTTGCGGTCAGCGTACCGTTTTCCACAACCGTCTCAGAACTGTCACTGGCCACCGGTGCGTTGTTCGACTGCTGATTTGAGGTCGACGCGGTCGTTACCGTCACTGCGCTTGTGGGCAAGGACTCTTGCGCGGGGCTGGAGTCGTAAATGTAAGCGGTTATTGTGTAGCTATAAGTGGTTCCTGGGGTAAGGCCTGTGTCGAAAAACTCCCCGACATCATACATGTCAGGCACGCCCTGGTGGTCATCATTGCGGTTGACCGCGACGCCATCACCAGAAGAAACCTCAACGCCATCCCTGTAAACCTTTACATGGGATATGTGACAGGCTGTTGGTGTGGCGGGCGGCGTGCTCTCGTTATGGGTCTCGAATCCATCAGGATACCAAATCCAGGACACCTTAACGTCGGTAGACGGATTTGTAGCGGTGTTCACCTCGGCGGTGAACGTCTGAAATCCGGCATTTGTCCCAGAATCATATGGGCCCGTAGGGCGATTGCAACTCATACCTTATATCTCCCTAGGCCATGTGCGGCTTGAATCCTATGAATAAATAAACCCATGTCCCCACTTAGCCAAAACTACTTACGCTTTTCCTGAATCGCTGCCCGAAGCTCTTTGCATGCTACAGCAATCTCTTGAAGGCTTTTACGCGCTCTTCGAGCAGCAGCGTCATTACCCTTGTCCTCAAACTTGGCAATGTCCTCAAGGGCGCTGCCAAGTTTTGTCGATAAAGCCTGAACGGCCATCTGAAGTGTCATTCTATTCTCCTTAGTTCTTAGCAAGAACCGCTTTAAGCTTGGCCATACACCATTTTAAACAAACCCAGGCGAAGGGTGTTACAACAGATCCGGTAACAACTCCCCACATATACTCATTCATTCTAGACCTCCAATTATCAGTTAAAGTATTAACCCCTAATAGCATTATTACAACAGGGGTGTGAATTATACATTCACCATTCCACTTGTCGAGCAAGTTAGTGCCGGCCCATCCCTAGGTACAACGGAAGAAGGCCACCCTTTTTGGTAAAATTAATTCTATCGCTCTTCGCTACAGCCTTGTTCAACTTTCTGTAGGCTGAAAATGGGAGACCGTCCTTAAGCGCCTTAATCCCCTCTTTCGCACCCTTATACGCTCCCCATCCCGCAATACTTCCTCCGGGAAGGGGTGAGGCAAGCCCGATATTGAACACAGCAAGCTCATCTTTAGGTAATCCTCCAGCAAAGCTCTTCACCTTTTTGGGAGCAGACTTAAGCTTTTTAACGAACGCCAACGCTTTTGCAAGGAGTGATGCCTCCTTGTACAAACTCTCGGAAAAAGCCGATGCTAGCTTCTTCTTCGCCCTTCTCTTGGCTAGGGCTTTCTTCAGCCTGCTAAGCTCTTCGGGAGTCATGTTGTCAAGATGCGCTTTCCCAGTGACCCTCTTGGACCATGACTTGAAAGAGGGGTCATTGTCCCAGGGTATGTTTAGCTTATCGGCAAGCCGATGTATTTGCTCTTTAGAAGGCATTGTTCAGCCAAACCCCTTATTTAGGCTGAAGGTTAGTTACACTAGGCAACTTAGGTAGCTTAAGCTTAGGTGGTTTAAAGCCCGCTGCTGGATTGGCCGTTGGAGCGGTTTTCCTTAGGGGTCTCGCCACGGTCATGGGGTTGCCAGATGTAGAAGCGCTACTCCCCCCTTGCTGGTTTCCTTTAGCTTTTAGGAAGGGATTGTTTTTGCTCCACTCTGCTCCTCCCTTTGACTGCTCTAATCGTTTTGCTAGATCAGGACTCTGCTGCACCAAACCTGCACCAAACTCTTGTGGGTTTGTGGAAAGGCCAAAGGCTTTCTGGGTTCTCTTCCAAGCCGCTTGGTATGCCTGCTGCCCCTCTGGGGTTGCCGTGTTGTGCTGGCTCTTAAGCTTTCTCATGGCATCTAAGTATGCTTTTGGGTCTTTGAGTCCCGGTATACTCGGGCCGCTCCCGGTCCCAGGTGTGGGTGAGGCTTGTGGATTGGGTCTGACCAGAGGCGTGGGCGAAGCTTGCGGGTTTGGGGCAGGCCCAGGCGTGGGCGAAGCTTGTTGGACGGCCGCAGGCTTCATCGAAGAGCCAACGGTTCCTTCGGCAACAGTATTGGCGACCTTCTCAAGGAGCGTCCCCCATATGGTCTTGTCTAATAAATTCATTTTTAGTCCTCACTCTATCCAAAAAGCCTAAAAGTATTATATGTCGTACGTGCCAGATGAGGTACCTCAGATATTAAGCGGTAATTCATCTGTGCACGCCCACGTTAACTAATTCTCCGCATCTCCCCGTTGGCAGATTGCGCAAACATAGCGGTCGTCCCCCCTAAGGAGCTGGTCGGTACCGAAAACGAGGAACCGCTGTACCTCGCAGTGGTGCTAACCCGGAAATCATCTATGTACCCTTCAAGGGGTGAGTGGTCAGAGCCATCATTCATGTACCCTATGACCAAAGGATTCTCCGTGCTTGACCAGTAAGATGTCGTCCCAGACTCAGCAGATGTCGCGCTCTGGGTTCCGTCTATGTATATAGACGTTGTAAACGTGTTGTTCGACCAATTAATATCATGTACGGCGGCAACGTGGCACCACTGATTAAGGGTAATCGTCCCGGACGTGGCGAGCCATGTCGATCCACCGGCGATTCCGATGGCAAGTCTTCCCGAAGAAGACAAGACAAACGCCCAATTACTGTCTTCGTTTGCTTGCGTGGCTATAGTCGCTACATCTCCTGAGCCTGGGTTCGATGTTGCGTACAGCCAACACTCAACAGTAAACGACTCGTACCTGGGGTTGAAGTAGGTGTGCGGCACGCTAACACGGTCATAATCCCCATAAGAGGCGTTGCTCTGCTGAAGTCTTAGTGAGCGAGATCCCCACTTGTACACCGAAGTAGACGTGGTCGCGGAAGACCCCATGAGCCAAGCGTTCGTGGCGAACTTGCTATAGTCCGTGAGGTAGGCCTCAGATCCCTCGAACTTAAAAAGCAACGCAGTGTCCTTGTCCCCAGCATCAAGGGCGAACACCTGTCCACAATTGCTGATGGGCGTGGGTATGGAGTTTGCCTCCCCGATCCCCATCATGCCGTCTAGAAGGACGCCTTGAGAATAGGTTGCTAATTTAGCAGAGCCACCGACAACCAGATTTATACGATCAGACCCAAAGTCAACCTTGGTGTCCGGGTCGTCCTCCGACCTGATGTCCCCGCTGGCTTGTTCGCCCTTGCTATAGTTGTACGCCATCCCAGCAACCCCCTACATTATGTAACTATCTTCTTATTCAGTAGCCGGGTGCCCGGGGATGGCCCAGTTCTCTTTAAGACACTATGGACCCCTTTGTTAGTGGCGAAGTTTCGCATGCCCTCACCCCTGCGCGCATTACTGGCAGCGGTGAATCTCCTGCCGGTAGCGGCTCTCATGTTGACGAACTTGGCCTTAGCCTGAGCTTGATTTGCCTTGATGGCTTTCATCGCCTTATTCGAGCTAGTGCCAGGAGTGCGGTCCAGAACGCGCTGGAGGCCGCGCTCTACTGCCTTGTCAGCCTTTTGAACACCCTGCCACGCGGCCCTGCCAGTACGCTTAACCGCCCCGCCGGCTCGACCCAGTGCGCCCTTGATCCCGTGAAGCACTGCCTTCCCTCCAGCAACGAATCCTGGGAGAAGGGCTGCCCGCTTGGTTAATTCTTCAGTAAGCTTCCGCTTAGCTGCATATTTTTCTAGTGCGTTCATAACCTTTCCTTTAAGTTTAATAAGGCCTACGGCCACCAATCATTATGCTTATCTTTGGTGCGTGGTCGGCCATCGAATACGTAGAAGAGTATGCGGACTTAATAGCGTCCCCCGCCTTGTACACCTTGTACTCCGCCCAGGACGGAAGCCTCTTGCCCATGGCGATCTTCTTTTTAAGCGCAATCGCTTGCGCAGCAGTGGTGTCAAGAATCTTGCACAACATATGTGCGTCTTCGTTCATGCCCATAGCCGCGCCAAGGTGGCCAGCCAGCTTTCGCTTCGCCGCGTACTTCTCTAGTGCGTTCATACTGATCTCTTCTTGGGTCGTTTGTTCCAATCAGGGCCGGACTTCGCTTTGCCTCTAAAGCTTGGGTGCTTCGTACCTTTAGCTAGCTGAGCAAATGCATATTCCAGCCCCTTGTTTGGCCCGAGTTTATTCTCTATCTTCCTGGCGGTCCTCGCTACTTCCCGAGGAAGCTCAGCTAGGTTCTTGACGATCTTCTCTTTGCCCAGCACTTTCCGCATGGCGGTAGGCATGGCTTCACGAGTCTCTTTGACGGACTTACTTCTTTTGGTGATCGCCTCCATAACACGGACAGCCTTCTTCTTTCCGAGCCTAAGGGCATTCGACGCAAGCTTCGTAATAAGAAGCTTCTTAGCTGCATATTTTTCCAATGGGCTCATAGAGTCACCCCTAATTATTTTTATTGAGGGTGCTTCGGACGAAGGTGCCAGTTCTCTGGCCCGCGCCAGTTGACTGCTTGGCCCACCTTGCAGCCCTTCTGGCATCCGCACGTCTTTTCTTGCCTGTCCAGTCCGTCATCTCATCGGAGATCATGGCACCCATGCCCGTTCCCCCCATTGCTATCGCTTTTTTGGGGTTACGTTTAGCCCATTGCCCCACTGGCTTTGCGAGGCGGTTAGCTACTCGGCCTGGGAGGGTTGCAACTTGTTTAACAGGCTTTCCGATTGCCGAGAGGACTGGCTTTGCTGCTCCCCAGGCTTTCGTGGCAAGCGCCTTACCGCCCTGGAGTAGCCAAGCTTGCTTGGTGAGTTCGCTAATAAGCTTTCGCTTAGCAGCATACTTTTCTAAAGCATTCATGGTTGAGGCTTCCTTTTTCTTTTGAGGTACTACTTTCTCGCCCTTGTGTACACGAGCGTATGGCTTGCCCTTCTTGTCAGTCAGGTAACCATCTTTCTTCACAGGCCCGCCCTTGGAGTAACCAGGGAGACCGCTCCCGCTGAGCATCTGGCGTGTAAAGGGTGAGTTACCCATGGCGGCGTATTTCTCTAAAGCATTCATTATACGATTCTTCCTCTTCCTATAAGTCTACTGCCATAGTCCTTGAGTCGCGTTCCCACCCTATTGACTCCTCTTCCTATTGCAGGGACGCCTCTTCCCAAAGCTCTCCCAGTATTGTACGCGGCCCGTTGGAGGGGGTTTGCGCTCCACATACTATGGCGGTACTTTCCAGACCTCACGCCACCCATAAAGAATTTCCTCGCCTTTCTAGCTTGCGTTCTAGCGCCCGTTGCAAAGTGCTTGAGGCCCTGCGCAATCCGAGCAAGATAGGCCCGCTTAATTAACTCAGCGGCAAGCTTGCGCTTGGCTGCGTATTTTTCTAGTTCGTTCATATTAAAATCTCCAATTAAGGCCCGCTGAGTATCTAGGGCTTCCCCCGCCAACTGGCACGTTGACTGACGCTCTTCCGCTTAGGTTTTTGGTGAGGTTCCCGCTCAGTCCCACTTTGTATCCGGAGATCTTGCCGCCTCTAAGTGATCCGCCAAAGCTTATTGGGCCCGTTTTTACATTCAAATTAGTGCTCGACTGCGGTCTTTGTCGTGCGCCTGAAGGTGCATTTTTACTGTAAGCATGCCGTAAGAGATTATCGGTGGCACCCTCTGTCTTATGTAGAGCCCTTCGGACGCCTGTGGTTGGGCGATCCCGCTTTTGCCAACTCAATGCCGGGTTACTAGTATGCGAGGCGCTAACCTGAAACGGGTTGGCTGAGGCTAACTTCTTAATGAGAAGCCGCTTTGCCGCGTATTTTTCTAGTACGTTCATATCTATTCGTTTTCCCTGGCAAAGACCAGCTTCCCTTTGCGAGGCCCCTTGGTCTCTCTTACCAGCCGCATTGGACCATCGTCCTTCCCCTTCATGATCGGGAAGGCTTGCCCCAAAAGCGCTCCTGCCCCTACACCTTTCGCGGTCCCTTTGGCAATGTCCTTGAGGAACTGCGGGTTTCTGGTAATCAGGGCGGACAAGGTGGCCGCTGGAAGCGCGGCACCACCGCCTAGCATTCCTCCGGCCATTGCCCTGCGCAGCCTGTCCGGCTCAAGTTCTACCTTCTTGGTCGGTTTCTTTTTAGCGGCGGCACTCTTCATCTTATCCGCCATGGCAGTGAGTTTATCTAAGTGTGCGGATTCAAAGTCATAACGCTTTTTTCTTTTTTTCCCGATCCACGGCCTTCTTCCGAAGATCCCGCTGCGCCTGTCCTTCGCTTTCTTTTGCTTTCTTACGAGGTCGGCTAAGATCTCTTTCTTTCTTGCCGGGTCGGTTATCTCTTGTGAAGCCTTATACCCACCGCCAAGCTCTTCATCAAAAGCGGGCTTTAGCCCACGGGCTTTAGCCATGGTCATGGTTTTTGGGTTTGAGCCTCTAAAGACCATCAACAGCTTGTCGCCAGAGATTTCTGGGTCTGCTGACTCCCAGGCCAGTTTCTCGATCTTCGCTTCCTTGAGCAGGGTGGCGAGCTTCTTATTAGCTGCGTATTTTTCCAAAGCGTTCATGGCAACCTCGCGCACCCAATGAGTCTGGGTTCTTTGTCTATATCGTGCATAAACCGTCTAACTTTTGACGGGAAACGTCCAACGTTCCCCTCAATAGTATAAAGAATACCCTCTTGTAGCTTTTCAACAAAGCCTATATGACCCTGCCAAGAGGGTTGTCCGTTGGGAAGAAGCTTGCCTCGATCCCAACAGACAACGTCTCCCGGAAGGGCCTCACTTACCTCAATAAATTGTCCCGCCTCTCCCACTCTTTTATAAGTAGCTTTCGCTCCGCCGGATCTTTGAAAGGGTAACTCAATACCGAGGTCACCTGCTGCACGCTCACAACAATACCCAACAAAAGCAGCGCACCAAGAGCCAATAGCAGAGCTGCCACGGTCTTCGCTGACTCCAAAATAGCGAGCAACATGATCCCCAGCATTGTTAACGCCCAATTCACCATTACCGATCTCCGTGATTGCCACCTCCAGTGCCATAAGACCTAGATTACTAGGAACAGCGCTGTTACCAAACATGTCCTGCAAAAGGTCCCTTTGCGTTTGGGGTCCGCAATATCCGTCAACGGTTAATCCTCTGTGCTCTTGCCAGAATTCAACGAGGTGTGTGACCTGGGCGTCTGTAAATCTGCCCATATCCATCTGATTCGCGTTATATTGTTCGGGACTACTCAAACTATTACTCCGTAATCTTTGATTTGATAATTTCCATTATCGCAGCCGACTTACTTAGTCCATGAGCATACGCCCTATCTTGTAGATCGTCCATCGACATTCGCTCGTAGACGTAGGCCATCTTTGTGTGTGACTTCACGTACTTTCTTCCACGCATATGCCCCTTTACATGAACGCGTTTCTTCATTTTTAGCTTATTTTCTGCACGAGCCTTCCTGGCTTCACGACGCTCAGCGCTACGCTTCAGTGCCTGTCTCGTAGCAATCGTTCCTGCAACAAAACCACCAAGACCTACCCCAGCAGCACCCCTCACGATATTAGGCATAACCTTAAGGAGTCCGTCATAAAGCTTTACAAAGTTAGTGTGCTTCGGGGAGACCTTATATCCAATGGGCCTGAGACCTTTTCCCCTAAGAATATCATTGGGCCCAGCCCATTTGGGGTGAGATGTCGCACCGATGGGCACACCCACAGAGGCGGCTACACTTGTGCAAACTCGCTGGATAGGCTTAAGGTTTGAGGTATCGATCTTGCCCGTCTGCTTCCAGTAGTCGACCATGTCTTTTGCAATACCGTTGATATTACTAGACACAAACTTAAGTTCCCGCTCGACCTTTTTTACGTAATTAGCGTTACGCACCGATCTGTCTTGGACATAAGGAACAAAGAGTTCCCTAACACCAATTACGGGATTAATAGTCTCGGCGTACATCGCACGATTAACTTTTCTGATTGCGCGGGAACTCATCCCCTCTCTTTTGAGAGCAGCATTTAATCGCTTCTGTGTATTAACCAGCCTATGCATGTTATCGACCACAGCCTTTTGTTTAGCCGGATCGCTTATTCTAAATAAGGAGTAACTGTTTATATTGCTGGCTGCGATGGCCTTGCGCTGGTAACCCTTAAAGGTGAGGTCCAGTATCTCAATCTCACCCTTCTTCTTGGAGACGCCGGCGACGACAGCGGCATGGTAACCATCAGGTATCCCTGTGCCGATAGAGATAAGAGCCTTCTTCGCGCTAAACGGTCTTTTGCCATCTGCGACGAGAAGAACGTCACCGGTTCGAACATTTCTGGTTAGGTCCCGTACGCTCTCAAACTGAACTCCTTGAAAGGGGGATATATGCTGACCTTTTCCGTGACGGCCAGCAAGAACTGGTGCAGAAGCGCCTGCCCAAAAGCCGGCTCTTCGTTGCGCCTCCTCTTTCTTGTCCCTACTCCACTTTCGGGCTAACTTTTCTATGTCTACACTCATACGCCGCTCCACAAAGATAAGGCTCAAACCTTCATATTGACGTCTTTTACGATGAGGTCTTTAACATCCCGTTGGACATTTCTTACCTCTTCACGACCACCCATAACCTGATAAAAGCCAACCATCTTAGATTGGTGAACTAAGAGAATATCAGGAGAAACAAGGTTTAAGAACCTGACGTGGTGACCACCGGCATCAAACTTGTAGAATGTCGTAATCTCATTATAGCCCGGGCCCGTGCTACTGTACTCAGCCAGACCATCAGCATCGCTCTGGATGTGATCTTCTACTTCATCGGACTGTCGCCCCATTCTCTTGAATAGCGCGTCAAGGGTGCTGAAGTATGCCCCGAAGCCTCTTTCCTTTACGTCCATACTCATTAGTTTCCGCCTCCCTGAGACTGTGTCACGTCATAACTCGGTGGCTCAGCACGTTTTCTTGTAGATGGTCGTTTCTTCCGCCGCTTCCTATCAGCAGTCAAGTCTTTTGGAACCGGAGGAGGATCAGACGTAAGCACCCTTCCACTGAGAAGAGCCCTGATGGTTTGGTCTTGAAGTATGATGTGGTTCTCAAGCATATCGATACGCTTTGCATTTGCGTCCACGTCCTCTGCGACCTTCACAATAGATCTTCGGGTGGCATTGTAGCCCTTACGGTTCTTCTTCTCACTCTCTACTACAGCACCCTCGTTGGTGGAGTAGTGATTTATGAGCGCTGTGCCTAAGCCAGCAACTGAAGTTATTAGGGCGATAATAATACCCGCTGTGTTCTTATCTACTCTCATGTGGGGCTCTTTCCCGGAGTTCCATCCGGATTTGTCATGTTGTTTCCTCTCAAGGCGCTGGTCGCAGTGCTAAGTGCTGCGGCAAAGTCATCGGCAAGGCTAGAAAGTTGTCCTTGTCCTCGGCCCCCGCCGGCAGTTCCTTGGCTAACGCCACGAATACCACCCTGACTAGATACAATGTTCTCCCAGTCGGAGCTGTCCCACTTCCCACCTTCTCCCTTATTACGTAGGGCGGTAACAAGTTCGGCATGGCGCTCGTTGATCTGCTCAGTAGTGTAGCCACTCGCACCGAACTGTGCTTCGAGAGACTGCTGAGCCATGTTCATGATCTCTCCGGAAAGGGCCGCAGACATAACATCCGACTTCCCTCTTAAGAAGCTCTTGTCCTCAGCGCTTACCTTGATGCCAAGCTTCCTAAGAACTTGGGAGGCCCTTCTTCTTGCGCCGCCAGCGCTTCTCGTCATCTGTCGAGTCTGTATGAAGTTCGCAAGACCAGCGGCCATATCCCTATGGACGTCATCTGGTGACTCCATAAGCTCTGCATATAGTCTTTGCGCATCTTGCATTGTCATTGCGCCGCCATATTTTGCGGCTGCGGCGTGCTGCGCACCGGTGGCGTTTGAGTAGCCCGCCTCCATTCTTGCCTGGATCATCTTGATGAACTGACTCCGAGCAGCCATAGTTCCCTTGGTTCCATCACCCGTGGGCGTCTGTGCCCATATGTTTTGGATCCCCTGGTAATGCTCTAGTCCCGCCGTTGTCGCTCCGGAAGCGCGCATAGCGATGTTTCCGCCTATCACTCTCGTTGTGGATTCGTTGAAAGCGTTTCGGCGGCGCTGGTATCCCTCCCTAACGGCATGAACATCTTTAGCGTAAAAAGATTGGGTGAGGTCCTGACCCAGAGTAAACTCGCCATCATCGGCTAACAGCATCCTTGCTGTTGAAAGTGCTCCCGGACCTCCGAGGCCGCCCTGTCCTGTCTCTGACATTCTTCTAAAGGTCGGGTCGTGTCCAAGCTGTGCCGCATAGTCCCGCAAGACTCCAGCTTTACCATCCGCGTCCGCCTGGGCGTACCTTCGCCTAAAGGCGGCTAGGCTTGCGATATTGTCACCGTTATCAAAGTACGTCGCCGCAAAACCGGCTACCCAGCTTCGTCCGAGGCCCCTTTTGCTGTCCACGCCGTATTTGAAGTTATCATCCTTGTCCGCCGATCCCACGCCCCAGGCCATTCTTCCCGCTCTGCTTTTGTTGGCTACCCTTCCGCGAACCACAGCCTGCCACGCGTCCGACCTGCCCGCGAACACGTTGCCAAGCACTGCCGGGTCACGATTTCCTATGAATATGGCCTTCTCTTCATCTGACATATCTTGGTAGTTGTGTGGGAGTAGGCCCATTTCGTTAAGCTGTTTGTCGTCACCAAACTTGCTCCGCATACCCGCTAGGCTAATCCATTTTCCGCCTGCCCTCTGAAAGGCTCCCGCCATCTCGGTAAACTGCTCCGCCCCAAACTTTGTGTGGTCAAGCTTTCCGTCCGTACTCATCGCAAGGTCGGACCCCACCCCGATAAGGTGGGTGTCTCGTGCGAGCTTTATCGCGTTGTCGTGAAGAATGCTTGGATCGGCATGCTCCATTGAAGCACGAATCTCATCGCTTACGATGCCCTTGCCAGAAACAAGAGAGAACGCATCCTGTGTTGTGATTCGTTTATACCCCAGGCTTTGTATATGTTTTGTTACCTCACCTATCTGCTTGGACGCAGGCATGTCTTCCCAGTTTTCATTGTCCTTTATCATCCTCCTTACAGAAGAAATCACAGACTCGGGAGTGCCCCTTTCGCCATCGGTCTTAATAAGCTTCTTTCTCGCTTCTTTTTCTTTGCTCCCGTCTTGGACGCCAACGTATACCTCCATGCCCTTCTTGGTTAAGAAGCGTTGCGTCCCTCCTTGTCCGCCTGATGGTCCAGACACGAAACCGCTTAATGGGGTCATTCCCTCGGGGGTGCTGCCGATTCCTCCCGCCATACTTCCAACGCGCAGATCGGAATACCCGTCCTCCCCGATAACTCCTGCGTTGATTAATGACATTGCGAGGCGGCGCTCATTACCCGTAATAGCTCCTTCGGATATGGCTGTCTGACCATAAGCCCTCATTCCCGCTGGGGCCGCATTGGTTATTAGGTCACCAGCAATGAGCGCTGGTGCAGCGATCCTGCCGAGAAAACCCATTCCCCTAAGAGCGTAACCACCGCCGCGAACCAAGTTGCCAGCACCGCGAAGCCAAGATCCCGGCCCGCCAATACCACCAGCACCCATAAATCCAGTAGAAGCCGGGGAGCCCCCAAGGGCAGCAATTCCTCGTCCTAATTGATTTATACCCTGACCTGCCCAGCCCAGGTAGTTTCTTCCGCCGGGAGCAAAAGCCAACCCGCCAAGAGCCAGGGATTGTCCAGGGCTATAGCTATCAGTACCAAAGCCCATCATGGGTAGCTCATCAAGCGTTGTGCCCGGAGCCATCCTCCCGAGACGGAACCCCGAGGGCAATCTGCTTGCTAAGTACCCAGACCAAGAATCACTCGGCGCGGCGTTGGTAATGTAATTAAGTCTTGATTGGGTGGCATTCCATGCAGACATGTAATCGCGGTTGCCGCCCTGAGTGGCAGAGATGTGCTGCATCATCTGCCCAGTGGTAGCGTGAAGGCTGGGCTGACGAACAAACTCACTCATCATTTGCTGGGACGCGCCCATCATTGACTTGGTTAGTCCCGCACCAATCTGCCTGAACTCATCTTTGATTGGCTTAATCAACTTATCCCACTGCTGACCAAGGGCAGAGCCAAAGGACATTTGTTGCTGTCCCTCTCTGAACCCTTGACGAGCAGCGTTTATCAACTGGCCTGATAGTGCGTCACTATTAGCTCGTAATGTTTGGAGCCCTTGGATGTCGCTTCGAGTGAGCCCAGTAAGCGATTGTTGAAGCATGCTCGGTCTAGACGAGCCGGCTGTCATTGCGTTTAGCGCCCCGCCAACTGCTTGAGGCCCGTACTGAGACATGAATGATGCAGCCAACTCTCCTCTACGTGCGCCGAACATGTCCCTGTTGCCGGTCACATTCCTATTATATGCGGCCTGTATCTCCGACTTAGTCAAGGCCCCCGCAGACATGAGTTGGGCCATCTGTGGATCAAGCCCTCCAGTATTGGGGTCGAACATTGCCCCTAAAACTGTTCTTCCTCGGCTTCCCATTAAGAAGCGAGATGCTCCTTGCATGTGTCTACTGTAGGAATCGGGCAAAATTCCGCCCATGCCTTGTTTCTGCGCTAACCCGTATATCCCTGCCTGTGTAATAGCTCCCGTAGCACCAACAGCTCGGTCTATTCCGGCTTGTCTTGCAAAGGAGGCTCCTCCCGCCGCAAAGTTCATCATTGCGCCTGGGGACACTCCTGCTGTTGCACCGAATGCTCGGGCTGTTCCAAGGAAGCCGGCCGCTTGATCTGAATTGATGCCGATGGACTTCACTTGCTGCATAGCCTGTTGCGCTTGCTGCATGGAAGTATTTAGGGCCGTCGCAACGTTACGAACGTTATTGACTAACTTACTAAACGACATGGAGAACTGGGAAAGCGTACTTGTGTCCAAGGCACCGGACATGGCTCCGCCTTGCATCACACCTGTAAGCTCGCGGATAGATCCCATGCCTTGTCGAGACATGCTTTCAACTTGGCCCGCCATCATGTTCAACCCTTGCATGCCCATGCCGGGGAACACATTGTTGATAGCGCCCGTTGTCATCATTCTGTTCTGAGCGCCAGTTGCGATCTGGTTTGTCATCCAACTACCGGCTCCGGCTAAAGCACCGTAACCTGCCAACGCCATTCCACCCGCACCAATAGCTCCCCCTACACCTCCTGCACGCATGCCCATTGCCCCCGCATGTATTGTAGAGGTGAAGGGATCAAACATTCGGGGAGCCATCCCGAACATACTCATCAGCCCAATACCGCCGAGAGCCATCCCGGGTGCTCGGGCGAGACCACTCCCCATCGCGCCGCCCATTTGGATATTGGCAGCCATTCTTGGGTCTTGGCCGAAAGGGGCACCGGAAGGGGCGAACCCATACTGAGATGATATGGCTTGGGCGTACTGCGCAGATGCGCTGAACATCCCTACCTGTCCGCCGATTATATTGCTAACGTCGGTTGAGCTAATTGGCATGGGTTACTCCAAACACAATGGGACTACTTCTTCCAAATGAGCTTAAACCAGGAGTATAGCTTGCGCCTATGTAAATATAGCAAGTCATCTTGGTTGTTATAGGCCTCCAACTCAAACACGTTTTCGCGGTATGCCTTGTGAACGCTCCGGTACTTGATTAGGCCGACAAGGGTAAACAGCAAATACAGAAACCAGTGACCAATGAACAAAAGCTCGTACTGCTGCACCACATGTATCTTCTCATGATTAAGCAAAGTGTCGAACTGTCGAGTTCCTCTTTGGATGCTCTTATCAATGAAGATAAAGGGGCCAAAGGTAAACCCGGCCACGGGAAAAAACCAACTCACTAGTTTTGGAACCCTGCTGTTTTCTACGACTATCGCCATGCTTCCTCCTGCTATGCAGTATTTCATATTTGATTGGTATAAGCATCATGGGTCTGAACGTCTTAGACCCGCTTTGTACACAGTACATCGCAAACTGTTTCACATAGAAGGAGGCTTCCATGAATGGAAAAGAACTAGGCAAAGTGCTTTTAGCAAGTGTTCTCGTACCTGTCGCGGTACAAGTCCTAAGCCAACTGGCGTTGGTTTGGGTAGATGAGTTGACAAAGAACTCAAAGTTCCGCGTAGAGATTGAGTGATGCTAACGGTCCTAGCCGCAATTCTAGCTTCGATTGTACTTATGGTGCTTATTTTATACTTGCTCCCCGTATTCTTGATGCGGCCACTCGTTCGATTATTTCCGAACGCAGGCGTATCAATCCATTATCGCTTGTACTACACCGCTCGATTAGTGTCACGCGCTGTATTACAGGATTATACTAGTGGGGATTGCAGCCTCGACAAAGATCAATTTGGTCGCACGCGAGTGCGTATACTTAATGATTCGATCTGCGTGTCGCCAGATAACTGGCTAGCGTGTGAGGTATTAAGTCTCCTTGCAGGAGAGCTGGCACCAAAGCTGGGGTTTGAGCGTGGGCGGGCATCCGTCCATGAAGAGGAAACAGTGTTTGTATTTTCAGACGCTGACTCTCTCTACTAGCTCAGACCTCATTATGCGCCTTCGGGCGTTTATTAGCTAATAATAAATTGGGCATAAAATAGTGCAAAAACGACCTCTGTTTTAGGCATAAGAATAATGAAGGGATCCATTAGGATTGCTTCGTAAACACAACTTGTCCCTAGGAGGGAATGATGAATAAGGAATTCGCTATCGTACTCGCAAAGACCGCAACTCACTGCGCATGCTTCGTTGCCTCTTTCTGGGCCACTACTCGTGTGCTTCACGCAGTCGACGTAAAGCTCAACGAGCGTCAGGCTCGAAAGGCCGCAGAGGCCACGTCAGCTTCCTAACCTACACATGCCTACGGGCTTGTGGGTTTAGCAGCAGGCAGGGGGGGATTTTCCCCCTCTGTTTTTACCCTATACGTGGTGCAAAACTGAGGGTGTTTATTGGGATAAGAATAGTGATGGAGTCCATATGTATTTCATCATGCTGCTTTTATAACCCACAACCTATAGGAGGTGCCTTATGGCTACCGCAAACTTTATCGCCCGCGCTGGCAACATCAGCGCTCTTGACCTTCGTGACATTGAACATCTCGAAGGTCAGGGGATCCGCTTCGGAGTTCACGAACGTGAGTGGCACGCCACTTGCGACGTCGTCTCCGCCGGCCTTTCCTGGACCGAGATTCAGAAAGGTGACGGGGTCACCAAGCGCACCATTTGGATGTGCGTGACCAATAGCGGGTCTCGGCTCTTCTGGGCTTCCAAGTTCGGCGACTTGGATGCTGCCTTCGACCACAAGCTCAACGACAGCGATGTCGTTTCGAGCGTGGGTCGCTGGGTCTAGCCCGGAGAGCCTCTCTTCCCCTCCGAGGGGTAATGATATAAATGAGCGCCTATGCGCGCTTGTGTACTACAGATAAATCTGTATATCATTACACCTCGGGGGGGAGATTCTCTCTTGTAGAGTTTTTAACTTTGGCTGAATGCCGTAGCGGTTTACATACCGAACTAAAGTAACTGCTACACATCCTTGTCAGCCGCCCTTTCTGCCCAAATGCCGCGCTGGAGTACATACCACTGATTAATTATCTCTAGTGTACACCCTTGTTGGGCTTTCTCTTTTTTCCGAATGCCACTGAGGAATACATCAAAGAAGGCAACAGACGATAGTAAGTTGATCCCTCTGGGACACAGAAACTATCCGAGTTTGAGGAGAGCACTCTCCTCTTTACCGAGAGAGCTTGTCTCTCTCAACTAACTTCTTCAGTAACTCCTTGTCGGAAATTTCTCTCTCAACTCTTTGTCATGGCCTTAGGAGGTTCTCATGAATACCGACTTGTTCACAACAAGCACCCGACCTGTCAACACTACAAACAACGCTGGTGGTGAGGCATACGCCTTTGACCCGAAGCATGAGCTTGCCCAGTACGCAATGACTGGCACATTCTCGAATGCTGCATACAGCAGCGCGCAAGAGCAACTGACCAACCTGATGGACAACGTTCTTCCGCAGATTGAATCTGAGTTCGTCGCAAAGGCTGCGGTCTATGCCCGAACGAAGGGATACATGAAAGATGTCCCTGCTGTTCTATGCGCTTGGCTTGCCAAGCATGACCTGGATAACCTGAAGAAGGTTTTCCCTCGGGTCATCGACAACGGAAAGATGCTGCGAAACTTCGCGCAGACTATCCGTTCCGGCGTGACTGGTAGGAAGTCTTTCGGCCATGCTCCTCGTCGCCTTGTTCGGAACTACCTTACGGGTAGAACTCCCGAGCAACTGCTTCGAGACAGTGTTGGCAATAAGCCCTCCTTGGGGGACATCATCAAGATGGTTCACCCTAAGGCGGTCAATCCTGCGCAGAACGCTATGTTCTCGTATCTTATAGACAAACCCTACGACATGGAACATCTGCCCATGCGGGTTCGAGACTACATCCGATGGAAGAACGGCGAAGACGTTTCTTTCAACAGTGTGTCTTGGGCCCCTTTCCAGCTTCTCACCTCCAAGGAATTGGGGACTGAGGAGTGGGCGGCGATCATCCGGGAGGGTGGCTGGCATATGACCCGCATGAACCTGAACACCGCACAAAGACACGGAGTGTTCGAGAGTCATCCGGAGCTTATTGATGTGGTCGCTGAGCGACTTTCCGATAAGGATATCATTGCCAAAGCACGGGTATTCCCGTACCAGCTACTGGCTGCGTACATGAATGCCGACGAGCAGGTTCCTGCTCCCATCCGTCAGGCGCTTGAGAGCGCAGTGGATAGTTCCCTTGCGAACATCCCTGACGTAGATGGTGGTGTGGCCATCCTCCCGGATGTTTCGGGGTCGATGTCATGGTCTGTTACAGGTGATCGTCCAGGCGCATCCTCTAAGGTTCGCTGCATTGACGTAGCCGCTCTCGTGGCGTCCGCGTTCCATCATAAGGCTGGAGACCGTTGTACGGTTGTGCCTTTTGATACGAGCGTGCACACCGTTAAGTGGGACAGTGAGAGTGTTCTTGAGAACGCTCAAACGCTGGCCAACTACGGTGGTGGCGGTACATACTGCGCACTCGCTCTTCAGCATCTGAATGAGACTAACCACACGGGTAACCTTGTGGTGTACGTTAGCGATAACGAGTCTTGGGTCAGGCCTGAGGGTGAGGAGCGGAGCTACTGGTATAACGACGCCGGTACCTCTGTGATGCAGGAGTGGAACACCTATAAGTCGCGTAACCCCAACGCGAAGCTGGTCTGTATCGACATCCAGCCCTACGGATCTACGCAGGCTCACGATAGGGAGGACATCCTCAATATCGGCGGGTTCTCCGACAATACGTTTGAGGTTATCTCACGTTTTGCCTCGGGGAACTACGAGCCCGAGAATTTCGTGGGTGAGATCGAGCTAGTCGATCTGGATGGGTAACGATCCCAGCGTATAGAATTACCACGCTGTCTTAGGAGCGATTTATGCTCCAGAGGGCCCTCCTTCCTCTCTGTGGGACTGGCGTTGGTACGCACAGGCATCGGCGACACGGTGCCTACTTGGACACTCGTCGCAGTCACCAAAACAATGGTGGCTGCGATGAGTGTCTTTTCTTTTATTAACAGTTGATACTGGAGGTTTTATGGAAGAGGAAAAGTTCTCCGTATCTGTGTTCGACGCTGTGACAGACGAGAAGAAAACAATTATCGATCTTGAGATTAGCGACGAGCTTGCGGAATGGTTCAGGAAAAACAAATGCCCCAGTGGTCGGTGGAATGCTGCAGAGTTTAGGAAGTGGTTTAAGACCATTCTCTGTAAAGCATGGATCACTCTTGAGGCCGGAAAATATAAGACTGTGTATGACGCACACGCCTCGGTAGGGGCTAACAAGCCTAAGAAGGGTGATGTCGTCACATACTACAAGAATGGGTTTCGATCTCGGATCGTAGCCGAAGTAAATGCAAAAACTCTAGTTCTAGCCCCTTTGTGGGAAGGAGAATCCAATGCTAGGATCAACAAATCAGATGTCACTGAGATTACACGCCCCCGGAAACGACTATCACCAACCCCAGATCTCTATGAGTCCGAATGAATGGCATCAATGCCCTGGTTGCAACACAAGCTTCCTTAGCGTTGAGCACGGGTCTGTGTTCAGCAGCATGTGCCCAGGATGCGGCAACGACGCTAGCTGTTCAAGGGTGGTGGAGATCATTCTATGACAAAATGGGAGGGTGTATGCCAAAGGTGCAACAAAAGTACGAACGGTCATATCATGTCTATGTATTCTACTCGATTGATATGCTTCGACTGTAAGGACTCGGAGACAAAGAGAAATGACTATAAAGACGCTGTTACTGCAGACGTTTGTGCGGTAAGGTCCGGCGATTATAACTTTCTCGGGATCGGAGAACCTGATGACAACTAAGGCGCACACCAATTACCCTGACTACGAGCAGTCATTCATTTTTGAGAAACCCCAACCCACCACGAGGCCGGAAGATGGGAAGAAGCACGATTCAAAGCGCAGACTACACCCCTAGATATTTAGTAAATGACCGGGAAGCTCTTGGTGATATAATCAAAGAAGACCTAGAACTCGTAAAAGATCTAGGCGCTTCCATAGTAGCCATGGGCCCTGGTGTCTCTGTCTACGTAGGTGAAAACGGGCAAGGATCTACATTCCAACTAGACGATGCCTGCTGGAATTGGCTTAGGCCTCTTCTTGAGGAGCTTCTTGAGCTTCGGAAGGCTTAGGTCTTGGTGGCTTCTTATCCGCTTCGCCGTAAGAGAACTCCATCCAAGAGGGTCGCTCGGTCTCTTTGACACGGACACTCTTGTACTCGGGATGAACCTCGATAAGTGTGTCCTTGATCTTGGACGCTGAGTAGATGTCAGGACTCTGCACAATAAAACTGATTTTCTCTTCAGTAGGCAGGACTGTCGCTAATACTTTCCAGAATTTCAAATTATTACTCGCTAATAATTATAAGCCCAGGTTCCTTCATCGGTCTTAGGGGGTGCGGTAGTAGGCGTTGGCTGATTGCTAATAAATGTATTATTAGCAGCTTCGGCCTTACAGACGATCTCTTTCTCGACCCTCTGTGAGAAACCGACCCCAGAACCAATTAGGCCTTTTACATCCTTTTCCGAAGGATTTCCATCTCTAACTACGGAGATCCCGCCCTGCATGGTAATAATTGACCATTGGCAGACAAGCGGCGGTCGCTGTTTTTGGCCCTCGGAACACCCCAAAAGTGTCCCAAACCCAATTAAGCCAAGGATGATGGACGCTAATAATATGGAGTGCCTCTTCATATATAATATATTAGCGGATACCTTTTAGGGTAAGGAAGGAGGATAAATAAAATGTTCCTAAGACGCACTGATAGTGGGGATGGTAGCTGTTCTGGGTGTAAGAGTTCTTCGGGCGACAGGTACGTATCCACGGAGCACTCGGGCGCTTGGTGCGAGCCCTGCATAAAAACACTTATCTACAACCACATGAACTCCGGAGGCGGACATGAAATCGAAAAAGAAAAAGCTGCCGAAGCAGCGATGTGTGGCGAGCATGATGCTAGCAGTTAGGTCTGGGAACCACGCAGGAAAACACCACAACAGGGACTATGATGTCCTTGTGGGGAGGTCTAGAAATCTAAAACATAAGGGGAAAAGATTTGAGGAATGAACTGCCACCAAACCCAACTTCTTTTGATATTATAAGCAATGGGGCTACTCAGTTTCTGGTAAACCCTGCGCGAGAGAGTAGTGCACGCAACAGTATAGACGAGAAGGGTTCTTTGTCTGACACCCCTGAATGGTTCATCCTGTTTGATCTTAGGAACAAGCCCGCCGTAAGGGTTGTTTCTATCGGTATTGCTGGCGAAGACTACTGCAGCACATACAGCATGGATGGGGCTATGGCTCGATGGGAGGCTATGCTTTCCTGCGGGTGGGAAGTGTTCAATGGCGAGTATTGGTACCAAAGATCTAGGAAGTACGGCCTGGGTGTTGTCCTCCACGAGCGTGTGGGTGACTACCAAAAGATCGAGTGCATTGACGGTAGGGTGAAAGATATTGGTTACGGGTGCTGTATCATTGAATACAAAGCAGCGGCACTTAACCCAAGCTTTCACCGCCGAAAGCGTCAGATTGTAGTCAAGGGCTAGGAGGGGCTTTGTCCCTCCAGGCCCTGAGCAAGGCGCGACATAGCCAGACTATAATCTTATTCCTGTCGTGGAATATATTAAGCTCTCGCATTGTGGCCTTCTGTAGCCATTCCTCTACAATCTTCTCGGTAAGATCTTTCGGGGGAATGGGTTCAGCCACGCGCAATCCTTTGTCTACAATTATAATTATTACTCAGTAATAGTTGGGTAGCAAATAGCTATTTCAACTAAATGCAGAAAAAAGATCACAAGGAGGACTTATGTCACCCACGGTATTTACCCACGTCGCTCATGACGATCACGATCTGACCGAAGAGCAGACAAACTACGTACAAACCCTACCCCGGCTTCTCGATAGGCCGGAGGAGTCCTTCATCCTTGAAGTGGTTCCTCTCCCCGAGCACCTGGGGACTGTCCCATGCGGGCTATACGGTCCCGCAGCGGGGGACGCTCCTGTTGAAGAGTCAAGCGTGTTCTACATGCAGCGGGGGGAGCGTCGGGGCCCCTCTAGAATGGTTCGTCGTGAATACCGCCCCGCTAGGAATATTGTGGTTATCGGTATTCGTGGCGGAGTTTGTTTCACCATGTACGGTTCTAGGGCAGAGAGTTCGAGCCCTCGCGAGCCATGGGATGCACGGGAAATGGAAGAGTACGCACGTTGTGTTGCGTTCTGGAAAGAGCATGCGCTTGTGGCAGACGGTCAAGAAGACCTTGCTGGCGCGTACACGAGGAACACAAACGTGACATAAAAAGAAAGGGTGAGGGCAATTAAGCCCCCACCCTTATTTTTAGCTAATACTAAGCTCAGACCGGATTACATGACCATCCAGGCCTTAGTGTTGTTGCCATCACTGTTGCTCTGGTAAACGAAAGAAAGCGCTGCGTATGCAACATCAATATCAATTTCATCCTGGCCATCGATCTTAACGCCCGAGTCCGCCGAATTCACGTCAACGGTCAGGTGTTTACCCGATCCTAAACCCTGAAGCTTGATCCCAATAGTCGCGCCATCCGAAAGCCCCGAAGAAGCGGGAAGCGTCAAGGTCGCGTCTGCGGACAGGGTCCCCTGCATCCAGTACTTACCGGGGCTGCTAATAGTATACCCGGTAGAGGCGTCGGCAGGATCAAGTGCAGTACCAGCGTTGCTTTGTCGGCTCGCAAGAGCATTAACAGCAGCAACAAGGTCACTAGCACCCAAGGCCGTGGTAAGATTGTTGATGGTACCAATAGCGCTCAAGTTACTCGCAACACCAGAAGTGCTTGCGGCGATGGCCGAAGCCTGAGCACCAGTGATGGTGGTCGTGTTACCCTCAAGTGCCGTTCCCGACGAAGTGCCAAACCCAGGGAAGGTGTCCTTTGCGGTGTTTGCCGCAATCGCAGTAGCATGAGCGGCGGTCATGACACCCGCAGCACTAGTGCTTGCTGCAGAAATAGAGGTATCATTACCATCAGACGAGTGAATCGTAACGGCGGTGGTGCTGGCGGTGTTCGACAGATTTGTCGAAACGTTGCTTACCTTAGCGGTGTTTGCAGCAATAGTGCTGTCAGAAGCAACTGCGCTTGCGAACGCACTAGCAAACTCGGAGTCGAGCATGACATCGCCACCGAGGGCGCTACCAATCTGCTGCCAAGTTCCACCGCCAGACGGTAAGAAGTAAAGCTGGTCAAGACCTTGGTGATAGAACATCACCCCTTCTTCACCGTCAGCGCTGCTGTCGAACACTACTGTCCACGCCGATCCGTTATACTCGATGATGTCACCAGCGGCAGTTCCGCTGACGCCAGAAATAGAGCCAGAGCAAAGGTGTCGGTCGCCAGAGGAGGGGCCACTGGGTGCCGAAGATACCGTGCTCTGGACTGGGTCAAGCCAGGACGTCGGAACCTTCGCGCCAGAAACAGCCGCAGCAATAGCGGTGTTCATCTGCGAAGTAGTCGAGTAGCTCGACATTGCAGACGCGGTCTGGTACGTCGACGCAGCATTTGAAATAGTCAAATACGTCGAAGCCGCAGACGACTGGGTCAAATACGTCGAGGACGCGTTTGAGGAAGTAAGATATGGGGAAAGCGCGCCCGCGAGGGACGATGCGCTGCCCGACCATGTTGCAAATGTGCCACCAGAAAATGCGGTCTCGAACCAAACATTCTCTGCGGCTGCTTGTTGCCACTTATATGCCATTATTTTTTCTCCTAGAGGTTTTGAGTTTACGAGCACGGGTCCAAACAGTGCCGTGAACATATGATAGAACGAGGGCGCTAGCTAACAAACACCCTTCCTCGGTAGTGCTCAATGGCTGGACAGATCTGTCTATCACCCGCGATCCATCTGCTCCAAAAGCTTCATGGCCATTATTAACTCCAAGAGCTTTTGCATATCGAAATTTGTGCCCTCGGGCGCAGATGCTCCTCGTACTGTTTGGTGAAGTTGTAAAAAGTCTTGTGAGCTGAAGTTAACGCTAGCCACAGCACTGCTGTGACCGCCACAACAAGAAGCAGCTTCATGACCTGCTTCAGAAACATCGGGTTGAACATTTGTAGGGGCTCCATTATCTGCAGTTGGTGCTTGCGCTGGGGCTGCCGGATTTACTCCTGAACCACCCATTCCTGCCGAACCAACACCGCCGATCTCCATTTTATTATCCTTACCCCTCCGGTATTGGCGATCCTATTTAACAAAGATATTACGTGGAACCACTTTTTTTATTAACCCGTAATAAGGGCAATACTGAGGTGTTGGATGGGTATAAGAACTGTGAAGGAGAATTACTCTCCTATAAGGAGGTCGAAAATGAAGGAGATTCTTAAGGCGCTGCAGATGCAGCAAACGTTTGAGATCGAGGTAGGCAACTACGTGATCACAATTTTGGGCAGTTTCGGAGTTGGCATGGCGCTGATGAAGATGTTGTCCATTGCTAATGGAGGTTAGGGATGGGGATTATTGATAGGACGTCCAACGGTGTATACGACTACTATGTTATGGACCCTGCTGATGGTGGACGTTTCGGAAGGTTAGCGGGGTTTAGGGCTCAGATTGATCGCAAGAGGCTTTGTGTTTTTTCTGAGAACGAGAACTACCCGTATGGTGAGTCTAGAATTGCTTTGCCGGCGCATCCGGTGTCGGGGTCTGCTGTCCCAAGCTCGTGGACCCGTCAGCGGGAGATCCACCTCGGTCTTCGGGATAGCTTTACTGAGCCTTCCCTGGATACTCGTGGGTGGGGCGTGCTCACCGACTGGGCCTCTGGTGATCCTGGGTGTACGGCTCGTTTGCGCTGGCCATCGTTTACGCTGGGCTTGGACCCTTGCGATTGGAGCCCTAGGAGTTCGGACAACTTGGTCTTGCTGGTCGATCTTGTTGTCAACTTGAGCGCCGAGAAGTTGTTTGGGGGAGGGTCGTTTCCGGCCACCCCCCTGAACGAACGTGTGTTTAGTTGCGACGATCGGCGGCGCAAACTTGTGGATGCTATTAAGAAGTCTCTTATGAAGGAGCTTCTTTCTGTGTACGAGCACTACGCGTACTGCATAGACAAGTACAAACTTCGTGATGCGGGCATTACAAAAATGTATGCGTCGTATGTGAGTGATGAGGCGTGGGAAGTTCTTAAGAGGGATTTCCCAATTCTATTCTACAAAGGCCTACGCGGGGACTTCTCTATCAACCCCATAGCGTCGATAGAGAAGTCCAGAGCAAAAGTTGCTCGCGGTGCGACTATCGCGTGGGCCATTTAACCTAGGAGGTTGTTATGGGTGTGGAGCTTTTTGAGGTTGGCGGATCTATCCGCGATGAGTTTCTCGGGCTGAAAAACAGTGACCGAGACTTCGTGGCCGTCTGCCCTTCTGGGTGGGACGGCCTTCTTGAGTGGGCTGAGGATGAACTTGATAAGCTCTTCCTCGTGACTCCTGAGTTCTTCACCATCCGTGGTATCAAGGACAAAGAGGTCTTTGACATTGTCATGGCCCGGAAAGAGGGTGCCTACAGTGACGGGAGGCATCCCGACTCGGTAGAGCCTGGGACCCTTGAGGATGATCTGGCCCGTCGGGACTTCACCATGAACGCTATTGCGCGATCGGTAAGTACTGGCGACCTGTTCGATCCTTTCGGTGGGAGAGAGGACATCCAGGATCGAGTAATCCGCTGTGTAGGCAACTCTGCAGAACGGGTTGAGGAAGACGCCTTGCGCATCATGCGTGCACTTAGGTTCTTTCTCACGAAGGATCTGGACCTGGACTATGATCTCACTGCGATGCTTCGGGAAAACGTTCTCGTGAACGACAGCACTCATTACGAGAGCCGTCATATTACCAGCCTACTCAAGAGTGTGAGTCGTGAGAGAATTCGTGAAGAGCTTCATAAGATCTTCAAGCACGATTCTCTTGTAGCAGCGCGTGTTCTCTTCAACGAGGACTTCGTTGCATCCGAGCTTCAGGAAGCTTTCCTTGGTGAGGATATCTGGCTTAAACCTTCAATGGGGAGGAAGTGATGAGGGTAGGAGAGACTGTTCTGGTCCACTCCATCGGTCCTGGGGGTGTTCTCGCTAAGATCCTTGAGATCAGCGGGGACAGCTTCAAGATCACTTGGTATGATGCTCGCGATGGCGGTAGCATTACCAGATGGGTTGATCGAAAAGAGATTGCGTAAGCAATCGGCAAGGGGGTTATCCCCCTTGTTTTTAGCTAGGAGTGCCCTTGAGTCACAGAATGCCCAATACAGATGAGTGCTCTGAATGTGGTGCCCCGGTGGGGGATCTAAGGGAAGTAGTGCGTCAGCGGTCCAGGAACACCTCTGCGACCAACTGTGAGTTGGGCATCCAACTGTGGGTTGGTCTGGTCCTTCTGGCCCTGATTGGTGGGTTTGTAATGGGGTGGCTGTCCGGCCGATAATTACTTTACTATAGACAGGTGCCTGTATTTTTTTACAGAGAAGTGCCCTCTCCAATCAAAATCAAACGGTATTCTTACCCGTAAGACCACGTCCATGGCGTCGCAGGAAATCTCCACCGTGGGGAACAGGCCGTCTGCAGAAATAACGCATTCCGTGCCCTCCTCTATTACATACGACTCGGGGCCGTCATCCTTGAAGACAACAATCTCCACCGCCTTTTTACATGAGAGTTTTGTTCCTTCTTCGTAAAGTCCGTAAGTGCTCACGTTTGTAGATCCCTGCTGCTGTCCGCTATTGCCCGCACACTGTTTCGTCTAGCACCTCAGCTAGGTCAGTAAACATTTCGTCGGCACTGCTTGTAAGCTCGTACCAACCACCGTTTACAGAAACAGGCAGCCAGCCCTGCGAAAATATTGAGTTTTCTTTTACCCCTTCGGGAGTAAACGTATACACGCTCACGTCATCTGCCTGATTTAGAACATCTATAATGTTCTGCTGTGTTATCTCCGGGTTCGTGTACGACTGCCCATCCTCATCAGTGAACACGACAACAACTTTGTTTGCGTCCTCTCGCCAATTAAACTGGAACTGGGGGATCGGTGGAACAGACCCGTCCACAGAGTCTATCCAGGCCAGTGCAGCGGGATGTTTCGGAAGGCTGGCGGGGTCGATAAGGTTGTGGACGACTAGGTATAAGGCGTCATAAAGCATCTCGTTCCCACCTGCGTTTCCGACCTCCGGGGGGAGTCCTACGAGGGAAAGCATGAACTGCTCGAAAGGTGCTAGGTTCTGTACAGCTACTAACTGCTCACCATTCATGGGGCCCACAACGAGCCCCCACTGAATGACCACGGCGTCTGAGTAGTTTGCTGCAAAGGCGGTGAGCGCTGCGACAACAGCGTTTATATTATCTGACATAGACCCAGAACCATCGATTATGAAGACTATGTCTGTCTCCTCCATCACCTCTTCGATCACACCGTCGCAGTTGTCATCCGCCCCATTGCATATGTCTTCCTCCATTGGCAGGACTTCTCCATGACAATGGTCCGGCATAAATATGTCTTCCTGTTCCGGGTTTGCGTAATGCCCCCATTGCCCCTCAAGGCAGATCATAGATCCAGGAAGGCAGATCCCAACATCCACGGTTCCTTCGGGTCCGCTGTAGCAATTTGAGAATAAGTCTTCATCAATAAGCTGGTTGCAGTTGTCGTCCCAATTATTGCAAAGCTCCGGCATAATCATCCCAAGCTGCTCATCGCAAACGCCATCCCCTTGTGGAGGTATGTACGCGCAAGCTGCCTTGCACGGAGTCATCGCCGTCTGGTCACACAAAGGGGTGACGCACTCACACGTTTTGAATCCCTGCCCACAGATAAGAGGATCTTCCATGCACGGGATCAGAACGCCCACATCCTCTTCCTGACACTCGCATAGGATCCCATCGTCAACTAAATCATTGCAGTCGTCATCAAAGCCATTGCAGACCTCGTCTTCAGGAGACTGCGCTGAACATGGGGACCACACCCCGTTTACGCATATGGTGAGCCCTATCTCACAAGGGGTTTCGCACTGCTCAATAAGGTCTTCATCAATCAGACCATCGCAGTCGTCATCTATGCCATTGCAAGATTCATCAGGTATAGGCCCACAAGCGCCGCAAGCGTTAAGCTGATTCTCGTCAACCACTCCGTTACAGTTATTGTCGATGTAGTCGCATATTTCTTCTTCGGGCTGGGGTGCGGAACAGAGGTGTAGCTCTCCCTCGATGCAAATAGCCTCCCCTTCTCCGCATTCACTTGAGCAAGGATATAGTCCTTCGTCCACGTCTCCGTCGCAGTCGTTGTCGATAGCGTCACAGATCTCCTCACCACATGGCTCACACGGACCTGCGATAAGCTGTCCCTTCTGACAGTGGATGTCCTGAAACCCTTCGTACTCGTTCCCGGATTCGTCCACGTCTTGGCAGGGTACGTCTTCCTGTACAATTGCATTTGGGTCGGTGGGGTCGCACTCAAGCCAGTCTTCACATTCTCCGGTAGAGATAATCTCCCATCGGCAATCGGGGTCATTTGCGTATTCTGGTACGCAAGGATTCCCCTCCTCGTCGCACTTGTCGATAACAATCTCTTGTTGGTAGATGGCCGGGTCGCTCCCGGGCAGTCCCCCGTCGGGTGTGCAGAAGTATAGTACGGTGTCCCAGCATCTCTGTTGGTACTCGTACTCATCCCCACAATGAGGGAGACATGATGTGTCGTCGGGCGTATCGAGTGTGTGGATATCCGCATCTTGGGTTTCGATCTGGGCGTCGACCGGTCCCGTGCCGCCTGCGCCCGTTGCTCTGTCAGGAGCATTACAAGACACAAGGAAGCAAACAGCAACGACAAGAAGACAATAAACACGATCAATCCGCATAGCCCTTCCCCAGATAGGCCCCTAGGTGCCTGACGTTCTCGCTTGGGGATATGCTATAAAGCGCTAATACTCCGAATAGGTGCCAAAGTATTACCGCGCAATAAATATAAAATAAATACGAAAGAAGTCGTCTAGCATCCTCTTTTAGGTGCCTGTTTAAAAATTCGATGCCGACCGAAACGACTAGAACTTTTGTCACCAGAAACACTACGGGGCCCGCATCGATAGCCCAAGCCATCAGCGGGTTAAGTTCCAGAACGCCAAGACGGACGGCGTAAAGCGTGAGCAGAGCGTCAAAGAAATTCAGGGCGTGTAATAAAACAATTTTTTTATCCCCATTTTCCATAGCTTTTCGCTCCACTAACAGTGAATATTACCAGTTTAGCTGGCATTATTAACGAAGTGGAAGGGGGGAACTGTGGCGCAAGACAGCCTTTTGTATGGGTATAAGCACCTCGAAGCTCAATATGTACTTTTTGCCAAATAAAAAAAATCGAGGAGGTTTTTTATGGGATGGTGGCAGAACGCTGGTAATACCCAACAATTTTTTAATGCTACGCTTCCGCAGATCGTGAGCGTAGTAGATACACTTTCAAAGAATATCGGGAGGTTAGCTATGGCTACAGAAGAGAACAACAATCTACGCAAGAATAACCCGTCTCTCGGCGGTGATATGAAATACCTAAAGGAGCTTGTTGAGAGATACGGGTCGCAGGCGAAAATGGTCGATGTAATAAAGAAAGAGGAGGCTAGGCGCGCTAAGGGTGCCTGAGGGGGTGATTCCTAAAGGGGGGTTTTATGTGCCCCCCTTTATTAGCATATAATCGGGGAAGATTTCGGATATGGAGGTCCCATGTTTGGTGATCCAAGATCAGCGATACTTTCGGACATACATAACTACACGATAGAGACTGTTGGTCCATTTACGTCGGGAGGGGTCCTATCCGCCCCCGGGGTAACATCAGACTTTGGGAGGTTTAAGGACGAGGAGGGGGGTGACACAATGTACCTTATGCTCTCCCACAAAGACCGAGTGTTGTTTTACGGGATGGACCTAGACCCTCCCAGCGAGAGTGACATCGCTGCTGTGCTTCAGTCCGCCGGCCTTGATGAGCCGGAAGAGGTTGAGGCATCAAGCAGGATAACCCTATTCTGCAGGAGGGGGGATAAGCAGACGGCCGCTGACATAAGAGCCTTTTTCTCTAGAGGGTCAGATGACGCGATCGAGTGCTTAGATCACATACAGCCAGCGGAAAATGACTCAAACGAAGACTTCTTTCTTAAGAATGCTATGTGGCTCTTGAATCCGATGGTTCATTAACCCTGTCCCCCTCCTTTTAAGGATCATCGCTCAAGGGTCACTGAGGGCCCCTCGCAAGGGGGGCCCTCTTTTTCGTTATAAGAACTTTGAAGGATTGAATTCACAATCTTTTATAGCGTGCTACTATCTAACGCGCCAAACAGACAGAGACTAGGAGGTCCAAATGAATGATCGACAAAAAGAAGAGCTTCGTGAATACCGAGTGTTCGCAGTCATCTTCGACACCATCTTTGCTTCCGCTATCCCCGCCATCATCGCAGTCGCGCTGGCTGTGCCGCTGGGTCGGCCCTTGTACGAAGGCTTGATCGTAGGGCTCGCGTTCGGTGTGGCAACTGTCATCTCGGCACTGACTTCAGAAGAGACTAAAGAGCAGTGGCTCTCTGATACCGAGAGGCTCTACCAGGAGGCGGACGATAAAGCCCAACGAGAGTGGGAAAAGGAGCAGAAGAGGCCGGACGACGAGTATGTCGGATGGTAGCCCCAGTTTTGGGGCGGCGGGGAAGAGATTCCCCGTTTTTACCTAAGACTAGAAGGTAAGCTCCCACGGCCAATACCACGTGCTCGTCCCATCGGGGGCGTCCACATAGACTCGATAGGCGATAGCGTACAGATAACCCTTTACGTCCAGAACCCTGAGGCGCTCGCCTCCGAAGAGCATCCCCTCTTTAATGGTTACCCATGAACCTATTGGTGGATGCGTTATCGCGTTGCCGCCGTGCCTACCAGAGTGGTCAAAAGACATATGAAACCCCCGGTAAGCATTGGAAATTCGGATGACGGCTAAATAATCTTGCTGTTTGTTGAAGTGCCGGCGACCGCCCGTATCTGGGTCTCGGCCACAGCCAATCGTTCGGCAAGCTTGACGTGGTCATCCTGAAGCTTAGCCACGTGCTGCTGTTGGTCCGCGATCTGCCTCTCAATGGACGCAATCTTCTGGTTGACGAGTTGAAGTCCAGAGCTAAGCTCAGCCTTAAACGCCGTTATTCCAACACTAAACTCAGTTCTCGCGGCCACGACATCATCACGTAACTTCTTGTAGTGCGCCGAAACAAGCAGAATGGCGGGCGCTAACGCACCCAGTGCTGCTACAAGGGTGGTTACTAATGAGGTCGTGTCCATACAGTGGGCTCCAGATAATGCATCAATAAGACAAGCCGTGCTTCAAATTGATTATATCTTCGCAAGCAGTGTCTTCAAATACCCAAGCTTAGAAATACCGCGCTACTCTTCGGTGGCGGTATCTTCTGTGCCCACATCGGCGGGATCAGCGCCTTCTGGCGGCTCGACGCCCCAGAAAACATTCAGATCGTCGTGTCCCTGTAACTGCTCCTGTAGCTCGCGAATCTCCTCGATAGTGGCAATCTCCTTCTTCAAGAGCAGTGCTACTAAGCTAAACGTGAAGCTTTCAAGTCTGTTAACGGCCTGACCAGCCATGCCAAACCCTTTGAGAAGCTCATTAAGAAGCTGCTCAGAAACAGCTAATCGGCCAGCGACAACCTCCTCAAAGGTGGCCTCACTTTCCTTGTTTTCGCTTTGGTTTTGTGGCGGAACGCTTTGCTGGTTGCTTGCGGGGTTTTTCATTTGGTTTTATCTCCATCGAATTTAATTTATCTAGCTCTTTCTGCTCCTCAGAAAGAATCCCAGACAAGGTTTCTATAACAGCCTCTATGGCCTCTTGGGTAACTTTTGGCTCAAAGCAAGAGCCCTCTACAGTCAAGGTTTCTTCGGGAACGGGCTCCGTGTCCGAAGGAAGGTACTCTTCGAGGTAATCAATTACGTCGCTGTACACAGCAATGCTGTGTTGCCTCTTAACGATCTCGGATAATACCTCTTGAATATTCATATTTGTCAAGCATCCAGTAAGGCTTTAAATCTTTTTGCCAAGTCCCCGCCACTAGCGGTGTCCTTGATAATACTCTTCAGCGGGTAGTATACGCAATCCCGATCGCGAGCGGATTCGAGGGTTTTTCGATACCTATTAAAGCTATAGTCGGTTGAGTATAGCTCTTCCCGGGCTTTTTGGAAGACCATATCCTTCTTGGTCCTGACCATATAAATATCAGCCAGCCCACCGAGAGCGGTGTAGAATTGCGCCATCCTGTTGGCAATCTTCGTCGTATCCATATTGAACCCGTAGCTGTCCGGGAGGTTTTCTCGGATGCCTATAGTTCCGCAAAGATCACACACGACAGGCAACTCATACCAATTGTGATACTTGGCCTGTAAATCTAAGGGCCACTTAGACACCTCGCCCTGGGTAAGGTCGCCGATACGCTCCGCTTCCTGCTCCGTTAACGAGAAGGAGTCGGAGTGAAAGCCTAGGCAACCATTTGCGGGGCAAAACTTAAGAAGCTCGTCAGCTTGTCCAAACCATCCGCCCTTCGACCAAAGGTTGAAGGAGCCTAATCGATTCGACGTGTTCGGCCGAAAGACCGTGCTAACCTGTATCACATAATCAGCTACTGCATTATTAGGGTCTAATATAGTTACCATCTACGGACTACCTCAAGTTTTGGACTCTTGCCTGAAGCTTCTTAGAAAAACCAGCGCTTGATGGGAGCTTCACCTCAATCATCCCAGGCTCATCCTCAGCGGTCTTTGCATCGGCCTCGTCTACAACGTCAAGGCTTTCTATAAAAAGAGACCTTACAGATTGTATGGCCTTATCAAGCTCAGAAGACTCAAAGATGAGCACCCATCCAAATACGAGCCTTCCCTCATGAATGAAGTACTTTTTTCCAATAAAGGAGTACCAGTCGCCTTCCCCGCCAAGGTACTCGAACAGAATCCTTAACCACCGGGCCTCGTCCGACACTCGGCACAAAAACCTAGCGTCCCCGCCACGGCTTGACGCTGAGACAACCTCCATGCAGCCGAGAGACTCAAGCGTATCTTTGACTTCTAGCTGTAATTTTTCCATTGTTTTCTTTTTAGATGCCATGAGGCCCTCCGTTTCAGGTGACTATCTTAAGAGCTTTCGTAAGCTCCGTTCTTGTTGATGCGCTAGAGCCTGCGCCAAGCAAAACGACCACATCTTCCTCAAGAAAGTCGGTCTCAAGGACACGCAGCCCAATAAAGTTCTTGTACTCGGTGCCCTCAAAGGGTGGGAGGCTAAGAACGGACGGTAGCTCTATCCAGCCCTTAAAAAAGCTGGCCGAGCCCACGAACAGATGTGTCGCCTGCAACCCTTTCTGGTTCAAGGTCATGATGCCCTCCATTAGGGCCTCTCTTGCCGGCTTTGCGGAAGAAAACTCCTCAAGGTCTATCCGGGCAAGGACTGAGTCAGGGCTCTCTTCTGGGTCACCTATTGATAGCGAGTCTGATATGTCCTTATACCAAGCGACCTCTATCGGGCGCTCGGCTCTCAAGGAAACGGACTGGACGTACGGCTTGCTTAAGACGCGCCTTAGCACAGATAGGATCCCCTCAACCGTAGACGGACAATCCAGCTCCTCAACGGAAAGCGATAGTGTGTCTGGGGCCTCGGCTCTCTCGGTCATATCTGATCCACCTTAACCTTTTTCTGGGACTTCTGCCGCATACGCTCAAGGTAGTTAATAATTATAGTGGTCATAGTTGTTTCGTTCTGCGCCGCGTGCAGCTTCAGCCACTTGTGCAGGTCAGATGAAATGCGAATCTGCATCATTTTTTTAGATGACATGTGTCTCCTTACCTCCGGTACAATTCTATAAAAACAGATATCGTGGTCTAGATGTCCGGCATACCTTTCTCCGGAGATGAATGCCTGACAAAACCACTTCTTCCTGCGACTGTTTGTTTCGAATACCCTTGAGGCGTCCAGCAGTCGTCTCGACGGGCTTCCTTGAGGGAAAGTGTTTACGCCATAACCCAACCCCTTTCTGGCGAAGACCGCTGTGCGCATAAGCTGCTTTGCCACGGCAGAGTCCTGGTGTGCTCGATCCCCCTTTCCCCGTTTGTGGGTAATTTTTATCCTCGGGGGCAAAGTTGAATAACACTGGTGGCACGGCTTCCTTTTTGGGGTTTTCTTTCTTCTTGGTCTTCCGCATGTTGCGCACGTCCAATACTCGTTAAAGTTGCGGTGTTTCTTCAGAAGCTTGCCAAGCATCCACTACCGCTCCCGGGTCCTGTACCCCAATAATGTTATTAAGCTCGGCACGCATTTTATCAGAGTCTGTTCCCACCCGTACGCTGTTTGCGCTAGTTGCAGATACGCTCTCATAGCTAGGCTCTTCCTCGGGCTCAGTATTAAGCATCTCCTCGACGGAGACCTGGGAGAGCAAAAGCTCGGCTTGTTCCTCTGTGAGCGGAAGGGAGAAGTCCTGTCCCGTGGAGACGTTGAGCATAATAAGCTCTACAGTAGACTCGCCCCCAAAAAGTATGGTGTTCGAAAGTCCTATAACAAGGACGCCCTTATTTACCTCAATCATCTTTCCTCCGCTGTTAGGGGCCGAACAAGTATCGGTCCCATTGCAAATGCTCTATCGAGCGTTTCTTGTGTTCTGGCTCTCTCATCACGGGCTGTCTTAAATACGTACGGGAACTTGGCGGCCCGGAGTTTCGCAAACGCATCTCGCTGCTCTTCCGATCCTTCTGGCTGTAAACTCGCCAACTTTCCGTAAAAATCTTGCTCCTGCCTGTAACGAAAAACCAATATGCAGAGAGCCTCCTGAAGGCTTCCGGGAACGGGTGGAGCTTCCACCTTGTCGTAAAACAAGTTGGCTCGTGCCCAGCCTAGAGGAGACTCTATCCATTTTTTAGCTGCTCGAAATCGTGTTCGGCTAGGCGGTCAACACGGTCATTAAACCAAGTCAGGTTGACAAGAAGGTACTCAACAGGCTTCTCCCCCATACCCATTAAGTGGCTAAACCTTTCGGCAAAACGCTCTTCGTCGACAACGCCCTTGTTGTCCGAGCACGGGGGCATCGTCTTGCCATTAATCGTTACGATGGAGAGGGCTAGCCGCGCATAGCCCATCCAACTCCTAAGTGCCCAGTCGGTAGTGCCCTCTTTTTCTGCTCGCCGCTCAATCCAAAAGTTCTCGGCCGCGAGAAGAGATTGAAGTTCAATCTCGAACTTATCCTTAATGATGGGGATGTGCTGAGAGACCCGGCCGGTGATTATGAGGTCGGCAAAATCCATCTCGGACGCTCTCTCCTCAATAGCCCTTCGGACATCCGGATTATCGGCGGCAGTATACCTGTAGAACATGTTGTCACCGGTGGCATCGGTGCCCTCAAGCTCTTCAGGGAGTTCTTCGATCTCTGTCCGAACTACCTCTTCCTGGGCCTCCTGCTCTCGGAGTTCCTGAACGTCCTTAGCAAACTGTTTGACCTGTTCAATTGTCTCCGGGCGCATCAAGGGTCCGGTGTTCGCGGGCTTTGGGGCCTCTTCGATAGGCTCTTCATGGTCAATATCCCGGCCAGCAATCTTCTGTTTGATCTTGCTGATGTCGGGTCTCTGGGTATTAGACATTGTACTTGCCCTCCAAAACGTCTTTAAACGGGAATCCTGCTACGTCCCACTTCTTCTTTGTGATGTGATAGTGGGCAATGTGTCCTTTGAAATCTTCAGGGTCATCTATCGATGACGTCACCTCTGGGTACTCCAGAGGAATCCCAAAGTGCTCTTTGAGAAAAGAGGCCAGCCTTCCAGCGGTCTCCAATTGCGCGGCATAATAACCGAGCAGGGTGTGGCTCCTTCCGTGGACCTTAGCTTTGATCACAGGCCGAGAGCCCCACCGCCGCTCGTAATAAGATTGGTACTTTGTATAAACGGCATTAGATAAGTCTATGCCTATAGAACGTTTGTTGACACCCCTGTCCCCAGCGTGCCAACCAACGTGATGCGCTAAATCTAGGAACTGATAAAACGTCCCATCATTGTCGATAACTCCGTGAGAAGAGATCTTCCGCTTCTTCAGGATTTTGTAGCAAGACGCACCGCTAAGCGCAGCGTCCCAGTGCCAAACAACCATTGTGGGATCGTATGTCCTTGTTGAGTGGCCCCCAAGGCCGATGAGAGAATACGGGGAGTCCTGCGTACACATCTCGGACTTAAAGTTCACCGCTACCGGGACGCCGCCAATAAGGACGTGTCCCTCTGAGCCAGACCCCTCTGCCATGTCAAATTGTCGCTTGGCCTCAAGTCTTCGCCAAGTGGCGGGGCCCACCTTGCCGTCCTGGGTAAGCCCCTGATCCGCTTGGAACAGGAGTACGGCCTTGGTTACCTCCTGCATGGAGCAGTCATGGGGCAAGTTTAAGTGCTCCCTGCCCCATCCAAACTTTTCCATGGTTCGTGCATTATATTCTTCCGCTGTACTCATAAGGGTCTCGTTACCTCCTCGAACCTACCGTGCTCCGTCTTTCTGCAGCCCTCGCAACCAAAAGACTCCCATCGTTTTTCCGCAGCAAAGTTAAGGCAATAGTCGTAGTTTGGGCAATCAAGATGTCTTGAAACCTGCTCGGTTCCCGTAAGCTCGAAAGGGCCTATACCATTATCCCGGTCTCGGGTTTTGGCCTCCGCGAGCCCCACTAGCTCCCATAGCCCCCTCTGGTGACTCGCTCTAATCATCCCCAGGGGTCCCATCTTTACACATCTGTACCAGTTCCTCGTACCTCTTCATGAAGGCGGACTCGGCATCGGATGGGCTCATCGGTTTATGTGGTTCCGCGCTGTCGGTGAACGGGGCGAGCTTAAGGAACTCCTGTCTTAGTGCGCGCTTGTCCGCAGAGAGTACTTGAGGGGGGTGCGGGTAAGGCACCCCGAACTTCTCGGAAATGCACCCCTCAACCAGAGACTCGTAAGATAGGTACTTGGGTAGCATCCTTTTCAATGGGCTGACAACGTCACCTACATAGGTCTCCGCTGCGTCATGCAACAGCCCGGAAAGGGCTAAGTAGGCGTCGCCGGTATCTTTTAAAACGATATCACTAACTAATATGGAGTGTTCTGCCACGGAGTAAAACTCATTCACGTGACCATTGAATCTACATTGTAATGAAAGTGCGTGAGCGATATCAGCTATCCGTATATCATTTGGGTCAGGCTCGATGAAAGAGAACTTCCCACCGCTCCAGGTGTTTATAGTCCCGCTGCCGTAAGTTATTGCGCTTTTTATGTTTTTCTTCATTCTTGCGTCTTTTGAAGATGCTTCTTCGGCCAAAGTGGGTCCCACGAACAATGTGTGTATACAATATTAGTTGTAGTACAGCAAACATTATCTGTATTTCAGTATAAGCACTACGTTAAGTAAATAACAAGCCGCTACTTGCGGTAAAGAAAGGAGAGATCTTTATGGGTCTAGACTGGTGCGTAAGAGATAAGACTATTGAGAGTCAAGAGGTAAACCTTATGTTTGCTGATGCTCAACTCAATAAACTTATGGAAGAGCGAAGTGAGGACTTCATAGCATTTTGTAAAGAGCTTGGGGAGGATGTCCCAACAATCTACCCGAACCCTTTGGTGGATCGTTGGGAGAAAACCCCTAACGCTATAAACATTCTAGAGAGGACAAGAAAGTGGCGCTTAGCTAAAAGCGTGTGCGTTGTTACGCCAATGGATACCCTAGGCGCTCCTCAAATCGGCATGTCTAAAGAGGCCGATGAGTGGGCCAGGGAACACTACAAAGAAGTCGCAAGCTCCCCTGGGGGCGAAGCATTAAGAGCTAAATACCCCACCGTGGAAGACTATATCATGGATAGTCAAGGGAAGTATGTCTCTGAACTTGCCACTCGCAAGGAGGGCATGGTTGGCCCTAGTGGTATTTGTGTTGGTCCAGAATCTTTCAGAGGAAAGGTTCTTGGCTATATAGACTGGTTAGACGAAGCGCTTGTCAGTGAGGCCTGGGAGGACCATAGCCCGGAAGATCTGCTTGACTACGGAGAGCGCCTTTTGGAGGCTGCTGAATCTTTTGAGAAAAGTATCCTGTCGATGCCAGAGGAAATCTTGTCATCCCAAGCGCCTAGCGACGCGATGTCCGAGGTTGAGTTAGTAAAAGAGGCAGCGAACTGGTGTAAATTCTGGGGCAGCGAGGGTCACAGTATGCATGCTTGGTATTAATTTCAGGAGGGCTTATGAAGGATTTTGATAGGAACTACGGGCTCCCGCAGGGTGAGCCTGTTGGGGTCCCTGTGGCCAAAATGTTAGAAGGGAAGGCTGCTGACATGCCGTGCCCAAACTGCGGCTGTAACGAGCTTATGGAGATAACGGTTGAGATGAATCAGCCGCTCCTTAAAGGGGGAAAGGGCAAGGGTACTTATATTGGCTGCCCCGCCTGTCCCTTCGCTTCACCATGTATGGTGGTCTCTGGTGGGTGATCGGTGCTGGTTAAATATAAATGTTCGCACTGATCACCTTGACCTGTTAGTTGGTGCTATTGGAGACGAAGGTGATGAGGTTGAGGAGTGTGAGGGCGAAGGCTACACGTCGGTTATTTTCTACGAAGCCAACTACGCGCTATACGATGAACTCGTTGAGGCTTGTGCGCGTGGTGCGCACTTCCTGGCCCGTAACGGCCCTGGCGACAACTACGGCCCATGCGCGGTTATCGGGTTCTTGGGGAGCTTTTATGAAGTAGCCACTGACAATGAAGGCGGGTATATAGTTCGCGTAAATAACCGGGGAGACCCGGTGCAGGTAGAGCTGGCCGATGTTCGTCAATTTATCGAAATTGAGGCACGGCTATGGCAGGACTTCTCTGGGGATTCACCCAATGGTCCAAACACAGTTCGGGGGACGGTCCCCCTATCGGAATGGAAAACATGCGACAAAACGCAAAATGGTTGAGTTTTGACTTCTGGGTTTGTGAAATCCACTGCCCTTCCGCAAAGCTGCCGGCCTCCCTTGAGGCTTGCTGGTACAAAAACTGCTCTGTGCGGCCACCCTTAGAGGATCGGCCAAGACAGCTTGTGGTTTGCGAACCCAGCGGGGGTGTGCAGATTCCGCACACTAAGAGTGCAGATTCCGCATGCGCTTGGGGGCCGTGTAATAACCCCCCACGCGAAAGGTCAAAGTACTGCTCTCGGGACTGCTCTAACAAGAACGCTAGATCTTTGTATAAGAAGCGTCGGGCAGCCTAATGACTCCGATACACGATAGAGAATCAGCTAAAGAGTTTGCCGGGGCGATCCTGTGGATGGTGTCCGTCCCCGGCATCCTCTGGAGCTGGTTAATAGTAAAAATTAGAGGAGAAGAAAGATAAGAATAATGGGAGAAGTTACTTATGGGCGCGAGCACATTTTATCAAGAATCTTGGGGGAAGACCCCAGAGAGCGCTTTTTGGAGCGCCGTTAGAGATGCCAAGTGGGAGCATGGGCATGGTGGTTACACCGGAACAGTGGCTGAAAAGTCAGAATTTGTTATTATCCCTGTCCCCGAGGGCAAAGAGCCGTACCAGTTCGCTAGTCAGCTTATTGATAATGGAGACCCGAGGGTCTCTGATAAATGGGGGCCTGCTGGGTGTATAGACCTGACAGAGACCACAAGGGGATACGAGAAGCGAGAGGGCTCGTCTGAAGACACACCTCTGTACCTGTTCTTTGGGTGGGCTAGCGACTAATGGATGCTACGTACCCCGTCCCACATTATGATTGGTTACTGAAGTCCCAGCCAGAGATCGGAGCAGGGCTTGCCCTGGCAAAAGAGATGTCTGACGGCCTTAGGGTGTCTAAGTCGGCTACCGGTGATAGCGACTGCCCTGCCCCGGAAGCGTCCGCTACGCTGGCCGAATGGCTTGTCCGGGACTTCGCTGCCGGCCCGTATGATGAGGTCTTTAAAAACGAGCTTCACTGTATGCTTGACTACGATAGGTGGGGGCAGCAGGTATTCTGTATCCCCAAAATTATGCAGGAAAAGCTCGATGCCACAGATATATCTAAAGTAGGAATCGAGGAATTGGGGAGGATGCCGTACCCGTGCTTCTATGTGAACATGCGCTCATGTGGGTGGAAGCTTTGGAGCTTGTACGACGAATGCTACTACCCAATCTCGGGATTCTACGTATTACGGGATAATAGAAAGTCAGACCATGAGGTGGACCAGCTTCTCTTCTTCCTCCACGCTGAGGGAGCGGGGGGTGAATTTGGTTCAAAGTTCTTTATGAACCTAGATCTGGTTCGGTGTTTTCGAGACTTCGAGTGCGTAAAAGATTACGTAAAAAGGATCCTGTCTGACCCGTCTAGGGAGTACTCCTCACCGGGCGTAGAGAAGGCTGCTGAGGATGGGAACTCCGTGAACGTCCAGACCTTCATGAGTGTTTACCGCGTCTTCGTTTCCCTCTTGATGTACATAAACACAAAAGACCCGAGTATCCGGAAGGATAGGTCCGGGATAGAGGAGAGAAACAGGCTTAAGGCTAAGCTCCGTAATTGTAAGAAGCCAAATGGTAAAAAGGCTAGACGCTACAAAACAATGCTCTCTCGGGTTTCCGGGGCAACAGTCCGCTACATTGGAGAGCGGGACGAAGCTCTTGTTGTAAATTCCCCCGGGTTCTCCTGGGAGGCAAAGCGACAGTGGCGGCGCGGGCACAACCACAACTTCTGGTCTGGGCCAAAGAAGTACCCGGTTGGGCATGAAGGCGCGGGTCAGTGGATTCCATACGAGGCTTGGGATGTTGCGACTTACCCTGCGGGACATGAGCGCGGTGGTGAGAAAATCAGAAGCATGGAGGAGCTTTGGCTTGAGCCGGTACTTATCAATCCGGACAAAGAGGTTGATGCGGGACCACGCGAATACGGGTTCACCCTTTCGCAAGAAAAGAAGCACAAGCTATTGAAAGACTTCATCTATAAGGAAGGCCGAGCTAAAGAGGTTGTCCTGAACGTGTACGAGCGTGACCCTAAGGCTAGGGCCGCATGTTTAGAGCACCACGGCTTTATCTGTAAGGTGTGCGACTACGAGCCCGAAAAGCATCACAAGCTTGGGCACTTGGTAGCAAAGTACCTTCAGGTTCACCACGTAAACCCGCTCCACGAAGTGGGCGAAGAGCATGTGGTCGACCCTATAAAAGATCTAGTGCCTGTATGCTATGAATGCCACAAGTACATCCATAGTCGAGGAACCAAGAAGAAGCCCTACACGGTTGAGGAACTTAGGGAGATGATCGGTTTTCTCGCTGATAAGGAAGTTGCTGTTTAGCGACGCAAAAGCTTTAATTGCATATGGCCGACTTAGCGCTAGTGCTTCTAATCTTAATATCAGGTTTCTGCATCGTCTATTTCAACGTGACCAGGGAAGACTAACCTACGCCTCGTAGTGCTCCATCGCGTGCGCGTTCGCCATCATCAACAAGTGTGAGGTGACCGCCCGCCAGAAGCTAGTCTTCTCTTCTTTATTCTCGCTTAGGAGAAGCTTCCACTCCTCCCCGTCGAGTACTTGGTCTCCGGACGTCGCACTCTCTATATAAAAAGTATCAACGGCCCGATAGGCCATGCCTTCATACCTGCGGACCTCTTGGGAGATGCTACACGCAACCTCCCAAGGGGCCCCGTTTAAGGAGAAATCAATGACGAAAAAGAAAGATCCGTCTTCTGTAGAAAGTAGTCCCATCAAAGACAATACTACCCGCGTTGCGGACGAAGACATAGCTCACAAGAAAATAAACCCAATCAGTGCGGCAATGTTTGGTGATTATGAAGCAGGCTTAATGTCTGACGAAGAGGTAATCGCATTCTTCCAAAGCCTTATAAACACGGGAATGGCGTGGAGTCTTCAGGGGCACTACGGGCGAATGGCAACACACCTAATTAAATCGGGGGTATGTAATGAAGCTGTACCACGGAACAACTGAAACAATAGCTAGAAAAGCTATGGTGGAAGGGATTGTCCCTAGAGGTAACTCTGGCGCAACAGGAAACTGGGAACACTCCGTCCCTTCTGGAGATGATCGTGTATATATGACAGCAGGGTACGCCCCCTACTTTGCGGGATGCGTGGCTGAAGATGGAGAGAAGTGGGGTATCGTAGAAATTGAAACGTCAAAAATATATAGAAGTTTCACTCCTGTATACGAGCAAAACAACACCAATCTCGTTAACGATCTCCATGGCTCCGGACATGGGGTTCGTCTTCTTCCGGACGAAGACTTCCTTGAGCAGATGATGCGCCAGTACTCTCCGGAGAAGCTAGTAGAAATCTCTCTTGAAAGCGGGGACCGGAGGCTCTTGGATATGTTCGATGGATTTCCGTGGGAAAGCGGGATGGAAGAAAGGACCATCTGGCTGAGGGATAACATCCAAAGGTTTGCCCATATGGCAGAGGACTCCATAAAGTTTTTGGGGAACTGTAGTTATAAGGGCGTCATACCTGCGCGTGCCATTACTAGGGTCGCAATCTACGACCCCCTATCAAACCCGCATATGACCATGGCCGCCATGGACCCAACAATATCATGTATGAATTGGTCTATCTGCCAAAATAAATACACAGAAACCACAAGATGGTTCATGGGGTACGACGACATCGATATTAATAAGATTACAAGCGTGTCCGGCCTTACAAACAACGACCCTGCGGACATGGACAGAGAGCAACTAAAAAGAATGGAAGAGCTTGTTGTCCGTATCCAAGAAACCGTTGAGGGATGTAAGTCTGGAGAGATAACTTCCATGGAAGAAATTGAGGCTAAGATTTACGCCGGAGAATTCTCAAAACCTGTCGACGAAAGTATTTCCCACCCGGTCTTAGACCAGCTGAAGGCGGGGCGCTATGGCAGCAAAGAAGAAGGGCTGAGGGTTATGGAGGACTATCTCGTCCAAATGAGGTTTGTTCTTGGTGAAGTACAGCGACGGGATGCTTGGGTGAACGAGGTTATTCCTAATCGATCCGGAATTGAGGTTATTAGACCCGCTCAATATGGAACGGGAAGTCTTCAGGACGGGCTTGTTTCCGACATAGATGTTCTACTTGAAAGGCTTCTCGACAAGATGATCCCAAACATTGCGTTGCTACTAGAGAGTAAAGCATTCGCAGGGATAGACGTGCCCGACGAATGGGAGCTTACTAAGAAAGAGGCCCTTTCCAGGGATAATAAAATGGACGACCGCCTAGTGGCAATGTCTGAGTTGGGGCGCATGTTTATCGCTACGGCGAAAGGCGTAACCAAGGCGGAGATTCCTAAAAGTCGGGGGAACCAGATGGTCCAAGACTCTCTGTTTACCGTAGCATCTAAATACGGTGCGGCTTGGAGCGAAGGGTATAAAAGAACGCTCAACCGCTACGGTGTTCGGAGCCCCTAGCTGTCCTTGGTGTGGAGGTATATAAGTAAAAAGGGGGGAGTTATTCCCCCCCTTTTTTTACCTATATTACGCAAGAGTCCCCGTCACAAAATTTCTCCGTGACCTCGTGCCTAGACTTAGACAGGTCTATCGGAAGAACCTTTGCAGACATGGCTTCGTAAGTCTCCTTGTCGATCTCTATGTAGGGCGCTTGCTTGTACCCGTGATCGCCATCAAGAAGAGGAAGAAGCGAAACAGACTTGAGTTTGGTCTCATATATTTCAAGACAAGACTTTATGTCCTGAGACTCCCTTTCGCCAAAGGTTATCGTTATAGAAACCTGATTGTCTGCCCAGTGCTCCTGCATATCAGCAGCATTGGCGAACTGTTCCCATATGGAGACGTCCTTTTTGCACTTCTGGAAATCCTTCTCTCTTACAGGGAAGCTGATGCAAGAGGTGTCATCGGCGTACACATCCTGCTCCACCACATACCCGGCATCCTTTGCGGCAGCCACCAATGGAGACGTGTTGGCCACCCTAATATTACGTATGTAATACTCGCTATGTGGGTAGTGTATCCCTGCGGTTGCTCCGCAAAGAAGGCTCACAGTCCCGCTAGGTTTCACACTCGTGACTTTAATTGATCTAGGTATGCACAGCCACTCGCTGTACTTTCTGTCCAAATCTCTTATATAGCCATAACCAGAATCACACCAATTCAAGAAATCTCTGCGTCCGTGCTTGTTCATGGCCTGCACGATGCCGCTCATGGAGCACCCTATTCTCCTATTTCTCATCATGACCGCATTCGTTCTCGGGTCGTGTGTGGGTATTAGGGTGACAGTCTTGGCGTACAGGTAGGCAAACTTAAGGGTCCGCTTGTAGTCCTCAAAACTATCGTGATGCGCAGGGAAAGTCTCCACTAAGCAACAAAGCTCGAAGGACTCAAGCGTTTGCTCTGAGCACGGGTTGCTCCCCATAGCGCGAACATCGTAGTTGTTCCTCTTTCCGTTCATCCGTCGATAGTGCTGCATGTTCTCAAGCCATATCACCCCGGGCTCACCGTTAACGGCGATAGAATCGGCGATGCTGCTATAGTCCATGCCTACGGAGCCAAAGACACTGTTGTTAGAGGCCCATCTTCTATCTTCTAATGCCTCTTTGTCCTGCTTGAGGGTTACGAATTCGGTATCAGTTGGGTAGCCGAACATTATCTCAGCCGTTCTTCTGATCCCCCCACTAACAACGCACTTGCCTACGAAATTAAAGATATCAACTATGTGCGCGCTGCTGATTCTGTAAGGCTCTCCATCTTTCGGCATGAGAAGCTCTGTGAGGTTCTCTACAAGATCGATCAGGGGCTGGGGTCCAGAAGCCACCCCACCAAATCCGTTTATCTTGGCTCCGCGCTTTCTCACCTGTGAGTAATCAATGCTCTTTGGGTAGTACCCCTTGCCAACAAACGAGTTTAAAACAACCTTGGTTAACTCTACCCACCCCTCTCGACTGTCCTCGACCACGTAGGGTTCTTCAGTGAATCGGGGCACCTGGATTTTGATTTTACCTGCGCCCTTTGTGTCTCCGCCGACGCCTACGCCAAGCATGGACATATCCATCAAGAAGGTGAAGGGGGCGGCAAAATCTACGTCGATCTCTTCGGTGCTTACGAAAGCGCAGTTGTTTAGTGCTGCAGAGCCTTTGTCATGGACCATGTCGGTCCCCATGACCCAGAGCCCTCTTCCAGGAGGGAGCCACTTGAACGCCCACATACGCTCAAACATTTCCTGGGCAGACTTTTGTGCCTTAGGCTCGTTCCACTGAAGCCTTAAGGCCCTGCAGTGAATCTTCTGAACATTATAAACACCCTCGATGACGCGCTTGCATGTTTGCCAAAATTCTTCCGTGCCCCCTTCCTCAAGAGGCCTTGCATATGTTCTCTTATATGTGAAGTAGCCGAGAGGCCCCCACTCTGGCTGCTTGTCGATGTACTGTTCCAGGAATGCAGTGCTTAAGGAAAAGTTTCTAACTTTGCGGCCTTCTTCTTGTTGAGCAAAAATCATTCATCGCCCTCCCAATTAAGTTGTTATGTTTCTTAGGCATTTCCCACAAAGTTGTGGAGAAATGTATCTGTATTGATTGAGTGGTTTTGTAGCAGGTTTTAGCCACTTGTTGGTATAAGTCTTTTGGGAAAGATAACCTAAGGAGGCTAAATGACATACCCAAATCATAAGTTCGTCCAAAAATTCCTAGAAAACCATTCAGGCATACTAGGGAAAGATTACATAGAATGTCTTATACATTTGTACGGCGATTCCCTAGCGCGCCTGACTTTTATACGCGCTCTTCAAGGTTTTGACAACTACAATGAGTTAGATCGAGTTACAGCGCGCCCTGAGTCGCTGGGATACGACTTTGGAAGCACCTCTCATCACCCATTCGCGGTGATCAGCGCAGCCGGTGCTTCTCAAATACAAACGTCTTTTTACGAGCTAGGCCCGTACGGGACTGCCTGTACAAAATCGGTCCTTCTTGACCCAAATAATATTCACCCTGGAAGGGTGGAGATCGGTCTTGCTGTTCTCCAGCCAGAGTACCCAAGTAGACACGCTACAAGGCGTGAGTGCTTCGAGGACCCTACTTATCGAGAAGGCGCTTGGTCTCTATACAATAGAATTCGTGAGCGGTTTATTGAGGAGGGTATCGCGGAGTCATACAGAGTCAGCGGATTTCCTAAGTTCCGAGACCGATATTTTGACAAGACCTACGACCTGCTTCTCAATGAGGACTATACTGAGACATCGGCGCTTGTGTCGGCGCTATCTGCCGACCCCGTATTATCCGCTGATAACTGGAGAAATTGGACAGCATCGCCATTGCCCTAAAATATCCAAAGTGTCCTTTAGGTTTTTGAGTGCCTTTGTTGGGCTGCCCCTGCCGGTTATAATGCCGGGTAGGGACAGACCAGCAAAGGCTTCTCATTATCTATTTTTTATTACCACAGACACGCGCTTATCTTCATACCCAGTGGAACAAGTAGAGAGAGATATTTTGTTGGTAGGCATAAACAGGTCCTATAGGTATGGAGGCGCTTTTGAGTGACGCAGGAATACCGCCCAAGTGGGCGAAGTTAAAAGCCGAATACGGAGACAGGTTATTTAATCAGCTGGTTCATCGTGAGTGGAGGGCTCTTCACAAGAGATACGGTGAGCGTTTCTCCATGGACTACGACGAGCTTGTGGCGTGGGGAAAGTGGGTCCGGCAAGAAGCCAAAAAGGTTGGCGCTGAAGACGGCGATGGTTCGGCAAGGTACGTCAGTGACAGTAGATACTGGTACGACGGCGACAGGGATGTATACGTTACCTTTGTTCCGGGCGTGCCCCACCCCCTTGAGGTTCCTGGGGATGTCCACAGGGATATGTTAAGGGCCTACTCAAACTTCGACGGTGATCCCGCGACAATAAACGAGATCTGCCGAGAGTTCAAAATGCCCCGCGCTTGGTTTGAGAAGTACAAGCGAATACACGGATGGACAAAAGACCACGAGCCCTTCACCAATGATGAGATGATGGAGCGGTCAGAAAGTGACCTGCTGTCTGAAGCTCTTCAGATGCGCCGTGCATCCTTCTACAGAAAGTTTGAGCAAGAGAAGTGGAAGGACATCCAGAAGGAAGCTAAAAAATGGCGTGAGTTTGAAGACCACGTATTCAGAAGAATCTTAGAGGCAATAGGCGACAGGAAGCCGCCAAAAGCAAAGCAGCTGTCACTCAAGACCTCAGACAAGCCGTTCGCTGTGGTTGTAGGTCTGACAGATTTCCACTGGGGGAAGTATTCAGACTCAGAGAACTGGGAAGTTTACGACCGGAGCATCGCAAAGAAAAGATTGTTCTCCTGTACAGAGGATGTGCTTTCACGGATGACGCCATTCGGTAAGCCGGAAAAGATTATAGTGCCTATCGGGAGTGACTTCCTCCACATTGATAACGACCTCCTGAACACCACTCGGGGGACTCCGCAAGATACTGACGGGAACTTTTACGACATCATTGAGTCCGCATGTATGCTTATGGAGGAGTGGGTAGACTCTCTCCGACAAGTGGCACCGGTGGAGCTTATACTAATGAGCGGAAACCACGACCGGGCCATGGGGTTTGTGCTGCTCCTATATCTTAGCGCGTATTATCGTGGGGCTGACGACGTTAACGTAATTCAAGAAAAAGTCCCCCGTCAGTACATCGCCTACGGAAGGAACTTGATAGGGTTTGTTCACGGAGACGGCGTCTCTAAGACTAAAGATCTAGCTGGCCATATGGCAAGAGAGGCGGCTAAAGACTGGTCAAGCTGCCCGTTCCGAACGGTCTACACCGGGCACCTCCATTACGAAAAGACCGAAACCGACGTTGCGTATGGTGTGACGCGACGACAGCTTCCTAGCTTGTCCGGCCCTGACAGGTGGCACGCACGTTCTGGGTACGTGGGTTCTCCGAAAAGTCTCCCTCTGTACCTCCACGACAAAGACCGAGGGCTTATCGCTGTCATACACGGTCCTCCGCAAGATCTATACGGATAGGTAAAAAAAGCGGGGGCGCGAGCCCCCACTTATCTATATTAATCAGTGAGTTCTCTGAGGATATCTGAAGCCGAGTCAAGGTGGTTGTAGATCTCGTGCGTCACTTCCCCTCCCGGTGAGTGCTCATACCCAGCCTCAGAGGCAGCTTCACTTGCGTACTCGCCACAGTAGTATGAGCTAGACGCCGCAGCGATTCCGTCATTAAAGGATTCCTCAACACGGCTATCTACGCTGCCACACTCGCTCTGTGCGTAGTCTACTTGCTCAAGAGCCTCCTTGAGCTTGTTACGGTCAACCAGGATCATATCGCCCGAACCTTCAGTAGAGGCTTCGCCGTTACTAGAGGGGAGCTTTCCCTCAAAGGCGGAGAACAGTCTCTGAAAATCCAACGCTTTCCCGTTCAGCGTTGTCTGTATATCAAGCATATCACAATTTAACTCGCCAGCGGCTTCTGGTGTTTCCAGGAGCGTCTGCCGCAAAAGGTCCTGAAAAGCACAACCTAGAAACTCCCCGAAAAGAGTTCCCTTAACAGTCTCAAACTTAATTTCCATCACAAACTCCTTAGGTGGTGGCGTGCGGGGGATTCCGCAAAAAGCTTATACCAACAAAGGAACCATAATTACCCGCAGACTCTACAGGTTTACTCTTTGATATACAGGGTGTTGTATGTGCCCGTAAGTGCTTACTTTTTTGGCCACATCTTGGTAATTATTTATATACATCCTGTATTGCTTATTACATCGTAATACGTGGTGCTTTTACCGCCCCAGGGTTAGGGTTAGAATGTGTCTCTATCCTTACGTGTCCGCCGGGGGGCATCTAGGTTATTGAAATGTCTGACGATAAAAACGAAGACGGGTGTTTTGGGAACGTGATACCGTTTCCCATGGACCGGGTTAATCAGAAAGAGAAGATAGCTTCTCTTCTGGAGATCCCTGAAACGGCCATACAGGATTTGGTGGTCACAATTGCTTGTATGAATATGGCCACGAAATATCGGGGTTCATTTGACAAGGATTGCCAAGACAATCTAAGCAAAGAAAACTTCCCATGTTCGGCAAACTGTGGCTGTTATGTTCATATGTTGTCGTCTATGGCGCTTGAGCTTATATTTGAAGGCCCTAGATCGGAAGAGGCTCGGAACCATGTTTACAAAGAGTACACCGCCCTGTGCGAGGGTCGTGTTCCGCCCGAATCGGACGACGAGTTCTAGAGCGCAATCATGACTTCTTATGGGGTATAAGCACTTTGTCGGACCCGTCTGTAGCTGCTATCAATTTTAATCCAGTAGCTGTTAGTGTCTGAGTATCCAAGCGTAACCAACCCTTAGGAAAAGGAGTTGCCCTATGGCAAAGAACAAAGAAGCACCTGATCTGCTCCAGATAATCGAGCACTTCGGGGAATTCATTCGAGAGCGTGCAGAAGAGGATGAGGACATACGTGAGTCTATCCTCCCTATGATAGAGGGACTCGAAGCCCAGCTTCGAGACTCAAAAAAGTTTAGTTCAGATTACCCGTCAATATCGTCCCTGCTGGCTTTTGTGTGTACGACCCTAGAAGACCACAACCAGAAATTAGAGATGCTAAAAGACGCAATCATTGAGATGAAGGAAGCTCCCGTAAGCAACCCTCACGGGTTAACAAAAGAAGAGCTTATGGCCTACGCCGCATATAAGAACATGGACAAGGATCTGCTCAACTAGTAGTCCTTGGGGGCTGTGGCGGAACTGGTATACGCAACAGACTTAAAATCTGTCGCCCACTTGGGATTGAGGGTTCGAGTCCCTCCAGCCCCACCACCTGCTCTCTTGACAACTGTCGAGAGGAATTTATGGCAAGACCATGAAAGAAGAACTGAGTCTGGAGAATCAGATTGGGTGCAGCGAAGACACCGCTATGCCTGTGAAGCTAGAGGTCAGCGTTAACAAAGACATTGTTCTGGAGTTCGACGGGAACTACATGCCAGAAGAATCGGAGCTTTCCGATCTTTACTATTCTGCCCAGGGAATCGTAAGCAGAGTCTGTATGCAAGCGCTTAGGGAGCACCAGGAAGCGATTGTTGCCTACTTGGAATCAAGGCACGCCATTAAGGTGTCCTCAGACATTCTGGACGCCAGAGCAAACCGTTTGGGTGACCGATACGCACGCTGGCAGCGCTTCAAGTTTAAGGACCACCGCCTTAGGGGCGGACCCTACGCCCCAAACATTTCCATCCTGAGGTTCTACAAATCAGGATTGGATTTCATATAACCCACTTATCGGACCCTTAGCTCAGTTGGTCAGAGCCCCCGGCTCATAACCGGTAGGTCCTCGGTTCAAGTCCGAGAGGGTCCACCAATACAATCAATTCCCCCACCCCTTTTAAGGGCTCTGGGGGAATAATTTTAAGCGCGTATATTAACTGCTACCACAAGATTGATTTACTGACGTATACTCTCCCTATGATCTACCAGATTCCGGAAAGACATAGTGCTCGCGCCCCGCTATCGCGACCCCTTTCGGGGCAGCCCCAAAAGCTGTTCGGTGGCGGCATTTGGGAAAATCCACCAGCACTACCTCTTTCCGTGAGCACCCGCAGGGAGGCATGGGGGAGCGCCGCTGTCCAGTAAATCTGTTCGACGGTCGTAGAGAGTAGCTAAACAGATGTCTCATTTTTTATTTCGGTTATGGAGGGTTACGCCAACTTATGGCTAAAAAAGTGGTGTCGATCAGTTGCCCCGAATGTGGCGAGAAGTATCGAACAAAGTTAAAGCGTGGGGTGCCCATAAGGGCCTGCCCAAAGTGTGGTTACCACGTCTGCAAGCAAAAGAGATAAGCTTGGTAACAAGATGTTCGAACTGTAAACAGGTGTTTCTGCTGGATACACCTCATTGTCCGTACTGTTGGCATAACGCGTACGGCAAATATTATTATGAAATAACTTCAGAAGGAGGGCCTTATGGCTGCCGAAAAGGGTTGGGCGAAAAAGCTGCCCACGAAAACAATCAAAGAGATCATTGGCGTCGGTGATGGACACACGCTGTTCGAGGCGTCAACTTACTTGGAGGTAGGTCTGCCCCAAGAGGTGGTCGACCAGATAAAGTCGATCCACAAGAGCAAAAAGACCTGCAACCACAGAGCGCTAGAGGTCGCCCAAGGTGTTGCCCGAGAATATGCAGAAACCTGCTATGCCGAAGGCGATACGTTGAAGACGATGTTGGATAATTTCTCGATAGAGGACATGATTGAAGGTGTCTTTTCTAGTCTTATCGAGCAGGGTTTTGAGGAGATCTCTTCTTGGGATCCAAAACTATCTATATGGAAAGACGGTAAGGTTGTTGAGGAGATGGAGGCTGTCTACGGACTAGACGTCATCCATGCTCTCGCACGGGATCTGGACGTAAGCTTCGAGCCGAAGATGGGTAGAGGTTTCCAGTACAACTCAATCGCAAACGCTATCCACAGTTGGATCGAAGCCGGAAGAGGGGAAGGCGGAAAAGTGATCCAACTCGTAAGCGAGGAAGGCGGATAGATGCTGATAAAGATACCCGCCATAGTAGGCGAAAAGGGGTTGGCTAATGAGCCAATCGTAGAAAGCATTCTGATAGAAACGAGTTTTGTTGTTTGTGTGGATGCCAGTAGGGACTACGAGAATGCCCGAAGGATAACGCTTTGCGACCATACTCAAGTAGATACGAACCTCGAAATAGATGAGCTTTATGCTCTCATTTCCTCCGGCTCGTCCTATACGCTTGAGTTAACTCCTCAGCAACAACTAGCTATAAACTTCACAACGGGGTAAAAGCGTATGGGGGGGCCTGTTGCTCCCCATTCGCTATCGGGCCGGTAACTCAGTTGGCAGAGTAGCGGACTTTTAATCCGTAAGTCGTGGGTTCGAACCCCACCCGGCTCACAAATTATTAATTTTATTGATCGTACTAGGAGGAAAAACTAATGTTGGTATGTATCGACCTCAGCTCTTTATATTTTGCGATAAGGGGTCTGAACATCACCGTAAACTACGAAAAGCTGGTTGGTTGGTTAAAAACGACAGCCTTTTCGGAGTTGTTTGAGAGCGGTGATAATCCGTCTACATCGATAGTAGACATTCAGGCTTTCACTATTGCTGACCCCAAAAACCAATCTCAGTCAAAGTTTCTCACAAGGCTGGGCGAACTTGGTGTTGGGCTAAACGTTTACGACTTCAACACTAAGCCGAATTTTTCGGTTGAGCTTGGAGTTGTGGCGGCGATGTCAAGTCACGAAAAAATCGTTATCATGTCTAACGACTCAGCTCTTCTGAGATCCTTTGACCTGCTTAAGGACCGAGGTGGCAAAGACGTTGCATTATGCTTTTTTAGTGAGAAGCTTGACGGAAGTTGGACGCCAAAGATCTTAAGTAACGAAGTCAAGTTCTTGGACCTGTCTAACCCAAAAACGAGATCTGCGATCTCTTCATAAAACTTAGCCCCCTTAGCTCAGCTGGATAGAGCATCGGCCTTCTAAGCCGAGGGTCAGTGGTTCGAGTCCACTAGGGGGTGCCAATAAGTTTGAAGCCCGGAAGGTTAAGGCGTTGAAGACGGTCATACACGTAAATCAGCATGTAATAAAAAGCAACCGTAAGAACGGGGTAAGTGAGCCCGTGCTTACAGTGAAAACCTACAAGCAGAACGTTTACGGGCATGAGGCTATACTGTACGACAGCAACGATAACGAAGTTGCGCGTGTTGTTTACCGTCCTGAGAAACCTTTAAGTTGTGGGGCCCAAGTGTGGATAGAGACCCACAACCCAGTTGACGTGATAGTCGTGGAGGAAAAGTGAGTAACTTCTACAGTGAAACAATGCTTAACCTGAACAGGAAGGAGCATATAGAGGCCATAAAAGAGGCCCTGCTCTTCTGCTGCAAAGCGGAGGGGTCAGACGAAGAAAAAATAGCTTCCGCCGTCAAGGCCCTTAGGACCTGCGCACGGTGGTACCCAACAACGGGAGAATAATTTATGCACACATTACACATTATTGCGGTAGTTGCAGAGGATGAAGAGGATGCCATCTTGGCAGCAGAAAGCGCCCTAGAGCCCTATGGTCAAGGGCGGGTTTGGGACTGGTTCGATGTTGGAGGTAGGTGGAATGGTGCTCTGGGTGGAAAAAACACCCTCAGGTATAGCGATAATCCGGAGCTATGGGGCGCGACGATCGATGCTGTCTTTGAGAGAATGGACCGCACCTTTAACGACCTAAAAGATAGAATCACAGGAAGGCACATAAGCCTAGAAGACGTATCCGATACGGATAACGTATTTGGGTTACCAATCTCTGATAAAGAAGCATACGTCGCAAGAAATAACGAAATGAATGATAAGTACGCAGATGCGTTTAAGCGCGTGATGGCTATGGAGAGAGTTCCAAGAACTCCGGATGCGCTCGGTGATAAAAGTATGGCTGCCTGGACTATGGAACAGCTGTGTAGAATTGTTAAAGGTGACTACACGTATGACACCCCATTTCTGGACGGGGAAGAAGGCGGGGTTTGGCGCAACGGAGTAGATGCTAGATGTAAAGAAGAGCCAGAAATGCAGTGGCTTGTGGCTGTGGACCTTCACAACTAAAGGATTTCTCAATGAGTACTTATGAAAACAATCCTCTTACAGTCTACCTGGGTGAAAGCGGGAAGCCGCACGATAGTAAGCGGGTAGATATTCTTCCAAGCGAGTCCTCTACAAACAACAAGCGTATCGTTGTTAGCGTAGATAATGATGGCATACGTATCTCAGATATTACTGGGGGAGATCAGGAGACGCTGTGGAGTATTAAGTTCAAAGAAGTAACATAACTAGGAGAGGCTTATGCCTAATTGGTGCACAAACAATGTGAAAATCTCAGGGCCAGCAAAGACGCTGGCCCTTCTTGTTTCTAAGATAAAAAAGCACGGAGAGATATTCTCCGCAACCTTCCCTCCCCCGGAAGAGCTTACCTCCGTAAGTGCTGGGAGCGAGGAGCTTATGTATCACATATACTACGGGGAGATCCCTTCGTACATCTTTGGCTGGGCGGACGTCCTTGCCTCCGGCATCACTAAAGAGGACCCAGACTGCAGAGAGAAGTTGATCGACTACTTCTCCAAAGAGGGTCGCGGCTTTTCCAAAGAAAAGGCGGATCAATACAAACACAATATGGACACCCATGGCCATCTGACTTGGTACAGTTGGTGTGTTGAAAACTGGGGAACTAAGTGGGACGTGTCTGTAGATGACCTACATAATGACTACCTCCCAGCGGCCCGAATGGATGAAGATACCTACTGGGAGTTTTCGTTTGAAACGGCATGGAGTCCTCCAGAGGGTTGGGTTGCTGAAACGTCGCTGCTCTACCCAGACCTAGTGTTCACCCTTGAGTACTCTGAGCTAGGGATGTTCTTTGCGGGATTTAAAGAATATATAAATGGGGAGCTTGTTCGGGGATCAGACGGGGCCCCTGATGACGAGACCTCTACGGGGAGGCTTGTATACGCGTTCTGCGAGGATGACCTGGAAATGTTAAAAGAAGCTGAGCGCGAATGGGAGAAAGAAAATGAGTGAAAGTGTAGAAAGAGACTTTGAGGTCTACGGTCACCTGGGGGATCTGCCAGACGGAAAGAGGGAGCGGGCAAAGGCGTTCTTTAATACTCTAGAAGATCACGGGTTCTTTACCAGAACCTACGACCCAAAAAGCCTTGAATTAATCGAAGCAGCGAGGATTATCCACAGGCACCTATGCACTCTAGATGGCAGCTACTACAGTGATGCTGTGGGGACAAGCATTGTGGATTTCGCGAATGCTTACTCAAGTAACGAGGGGCTTCGCGTGCTAGACTAAACGGAGCTTTTATGAATAATGTTCGTTTGTTAGTTGCCCTCGCGTCAATTTGTATGGCGCTTGCTATGTATCTTACGGTCACCGGGGAGAGCCCCGCGTCTCGCAGAGGATACATTATTAGTGAGTAATACTAGCCTCTGTGCCCGCGCAAAAATAAATAATGTATGGGTATAATACTATTGAGTGCTTCTAGACTATTAGCAGCGAGTAGCTTACGCGTGAGCTTCTTGAGGTTAACTGTTTAGGACCGCTCGACCGCTCCCGGTTCGGTCGCTCCCTGCACGGTTTTCCGTGTAGACGGGTGGAGACGGGATGACAGCCCGGAAAGACGGAATATGATACGTGGTGCGTGACCGATTAGGTCCTATACACATCGACAAAGCATATTCATGGGACTTCGATCTCCGAGGAGACAATCAAGGACCGGCTAGGACAAGCCTTCTGCCGAAACAAGGCCTTAGGGCTGGACAACTGGGAGATGTGGGGAGTAATCTCTGCGCCTCCCGGTTGGCCGTCCAATTTTAATTTCGAGCGTGGAGACAAGATTTTGAAAACTAAGTTAATACTATCACTGACGTCCCTTTTCTTACTTACAATTTTGAGCACTGCGCTCGGACAGAGTTACAGCGGTAGTGGGCGGAAGCCCCCGCGAAAGATTTCTGACCGACAGATGAAGGTTATTGCTCAGATGGTTCCCCATATCCCTGAGGGTGTGGACCCACTAGAAGTCATAGCTATTGCCCTGGTTGAGTCAAGGCTTACCCCAACTGCGATTAGTCACACTGGGGACTACGGCCTGATGCAGGTGAACTGCAGGATACACAGAAAAAGACTGAAAAAAGTCTTTGGTTTAAAAGACTGTGAGAAGGACATGATGTCCGTCGAAAACAGTGTTCGTGCGGGCGTGCATATAATGCAGCTGATGCGAAAGAAATATAAGAGGTGTCGCAAGCAGAAGGTATACGCTTGTTACAACGGTGGTCCTAGTTGGGAAAAAGTCAAAGCCCGCTGCCTTGAAAAGTGTAAGCTGGCTGAGAACCCTGAGGCTCGTTGTAAAAAGTGTGGACGACCAGCCCGATACTCCAGAAGCGTCAAAAGAAACCTACGGTTCCTTAAGCGCGAACGTTCAAAGAATAGACTGTCACTCTGAATCACACTAGATCTCCACAAACACAGTAGTCAAAAAACTTACGTGGAGTGTTATGGATAAGCAAAGCTCTGATTACCTCAATCAGATGGAAGAACAGTTCGCCGTCCTCGGCAAACAAAAGATAGTAAAGAATAGAAAATTCAAAGGATGGTACGTCACCGCCTACTTTGGTCCAGCACCAAATGTAGCAGGGGGCGTTAAATGCCTAGAATTCTCAGCCTCTGCCACAACAGAAAACAAGAACGCTAGCGAAGAGCCCGACCTATCAAAAGGCGGAGCTATGCGCGTTGACTTCGACCAGAAATCGGTAATCTGGTGGTCGGGAGGAAATCTAGAAGAACTAACGAAAAAGATTGAAGAAACCTTTCCGGGATATTCCTGGGAAGAAGAGGAGAATGTTAATGTCGGATAATCTAGCACGACTCAAAGAAGAGCTTGCACAGGCTGTTACTCAGCGAGATGACCACCTTAAGTCCATGGCCGATGATTTCTGCCAGCAGGATATGGATCGCCTTTCCGCGCTCCAGAAGATGGTGTCAGACAGCAAGGCGGCAATCGAGGCTGCCGAAGCCGCTAAGTTGAACGTCCAGGTCGCTACGCCTGTAGACAGCGATACTAACGCTGTGGTCTCTCTCATCCGAAGCGGTAAGAGTGACCGGTGCGTCCAGGTTCCTGCTGACACATCATTGGCAGACCTGATGGTAACCCTTGATTGGGCTGTTGATGGTTTTACCTTTAAGAAGCGCGTCGGCCCAGGTCAGACGGTAGAGATCACCAATATCAACGAAAAGCTTGGTAGTGGTGAGCATGAGATCTTCATCTCGGGCAAAGTGGCCGGCGGCAACGCCTGCTAAATACACAGCAAACATAGACCCACTAAGAGGGGCGGAGTCTTTTTGACTTCGCCCCTTTTTTGTTACCAGGAGGAAGCATGGATATCGCAATCGAGCTTCGGGGCGATCAGGAAATTAAAGAATTACTTTCTAATATAGTTGCGACCTCTGGTGAGAGAAATCAGGCACAGATTCAAGCCCTTGAGTCAGAGATCAAAAAGTTATCAAGCAAGATTTCAGCAGCAGAGGAAAAGTTCAACAAGCGCTCAAGAGTTCTAGAGGAAACAGCTAAGTCTGTTGATCTGGCCAGGGCAAGACTTGAGAAGAGAAAGAAATCTTGGGCAGACGCTAGACGTAAGTTGATGAACAACCAAGATGTTCTCTACAAGGTAAAAACAACTCGCGACGAGCTTCAAAGAGAACTTAATGAAAGTGCGGCCTACGGGAATCGTCACGAAGAGCTTTATACTGAGCAATCAATAGAAAATAGGGCATTCATGCTCAGCTCCGTTATGGAGTATGTAGATAGGACAAAGCCTGTTGTGTTTAGTCATGATGAGGCGGAGAAAAGAACTACGCTAAAGTGGTTCACTAACGACATCTACATAAAGAGGCGTTTCAAGCCCGAGTCCTTCCCTAACTCTTTCGGTAGGTTCGAGGTGTCGGTCTTGTTTTACTACTCGGGCGGATATCGAAGAGTCCAGGCCAAAGTTATCCCTTTTGAGGATAATATTAGCGTGCGTGGGTATGCCCATCCACACGTTCAATCAGAGGGTAACCCCTGTCTTGGAAACGTTGAGCGTATGCTCATCGAGCATATGGGATCCTATGATGTGGCAAACGTCATTTATACAATGACTGAATATCTTCGTACGTATAACCCCGCAGACCCCTATATTAAGCTTAGGGACTTGGGTGTCCAGAATCTATGGGATCACCATAGCTGCCCAAGACATAGTAGCGAATTCAAGCTCAATTGTCCGGAGTGTGCGAAGGAATCGGAAGAGCAGCAAAAGGCTGCGTGTGGACTAACGCACTCAGAATGCATGCTCTACCACCGAAATAGTCACCCTTCCTCTAAGAATGGGCAGTGTGTTCTGGCAGAGGTGGTCCCGTTTATAAGTATGGCCGAAGAGGCATTAAAGACAATCCAAACTTACGGAGAAGAAGCAAATGTCCAAAACAACGACGAAACCAACAGTTAGGTTTACTACTCGTGCGTATCAGCAAATGTTTGCCTTAGTAGATGCGTGCGACATCGAAATTAGTGCAATGGGGTTTTTGGCTACCAACGAAGACAAGAAAAAGGCAGGCGTTAAGGAGGACTTCTATATCTCAGAGTTCAGACCCTCCTCTCAATCGTGTACAGGAACGTACACTGAGATGGACTCAGATGGTCTGACAGACCAGCTTATGTCCTTGAAGGATGAGGGCTGGGAGAACCCTGGGAAGCGGAGGGCTGTCCACTTCCACAGCCACGTGAATATGGGGGTATCCCAGTCAGGTGTAGATGAGCAGTGGATTGAGACTATTGCTGGTAACGAGCTTCTCGGTGACGTTGGTATCTTCATCATCGCTAACAAGAAGCGCGAGCTTAATGTTCGTGTAGAAATGTTTAAGCCGTTTAGGCAGACCTTTGAAAGGTGCACATGGTCAGTCGACCAGATCAACATCCTCCCGGATGGGTGGGGTGAAGAGATGGTGGAAAAATATGTGACACGGTCTGCCCGGACTGTGGAAACACTTACGTCCGTGAAGCGTGCCGGTAAGAATAAGTCTTGGTACTCAGGGTACTCCGACTGGAGTCGGTCTTCTCGCCCAATCGTAACAAACGGAAGCCGTGTCCTCCACGGAAACCGGTGGATGTGGGAAAGCGATGTTGAAGAGGAAGAGGCTCCGGAAGAAGAGGTAACTACCCGGGGGTACGAGTATCGCTACGACGACCAGGACATTAAGTTCCCGGATGAGTTGGTACACCTCCAAGACGCTTATGATGGGGGGGATATTGACTCTAACGAGGCCGTTCAGCTTTTCGGAAAGTGGTGCGCTAAAGAGCTGTCTACCGAGGAGGTGGAGCAGGAGCTTGAAGAGGTTCACAACTACACGCTCGTTGGGAACCCCGACGATAAATCGGACGAAGAGTTCGATGTCGATGAGGGTTTTGATGATGAGGAAGAGGAAAGTGCCTTTGGCTACATGACCGATCCAGAGCTTTTGAAGAAGGGGGTATGCTAATGATGATCGATACTACTCGGCAATCAGGGATTATTCCTGATGGCCTAATCAATAACATCACTGTAGGCGTTGTCGGTGCTGGGGCTATCGGCTCCCACACCGTCGAGACGCTAACTAAAATGGGTGTTCGAAGAATCAAGGTCTTTGATGACGACACGGTAGAGTCCCATAACCTAGCCAACCAAGGCTATTTCATACCAGAAATTGGGTATAAGAAAGTTGAAGCCTTAGCTAAGCGTTTATCCGAAGGGACTGGCGCTGAAATTATCGCTGAATTTGCTAGAGTCGAAGAGGGTCACACGTTTGAAGAAACCTACGTAGTGTCCGCAGTGGACAGCATGTCTTCCAGGAAGGCCATCTTCGAATCATTTCTCATGAGCCCGTCAGCAAGATTCTTTATTGACGGTCGAATGGCTGCGCGTTTTGGACAGGTTTTCTTTGTAGATAAGGGGGATCGCGAAACTGTCGAAAACTATGAGAAAAGTTTATTCAGTGATGAAGAAGCTATGCCACTTCCGTGTACGGAGAAAGCTACCATTTTCTGCGCATACGGGCTGGCTTCGCTTATCTGCTCTGCCGTGGCAAAGAGTGTTATTTGCGAGCCGATCAACTTCAAGGTTGTAGAGATTGACTTTACAAACTGGAGGTTGAACCGGACCGCTTAATTCATAAACCACAGTGTCCTAGGAGGTCCTTGTTATGAGTTTTGATACTAAGAAAAGTTGGGCGTCTGGTCTCCCAATGCAAAGCCTTATTGATCCTAAGCGTGCTCCCGACGTGATCACGATCACGTACAACAAAACGGTAACCGAGTTGCTGAAGCGGGAGAACGGAGATGGTTCCGTCTCCTATGTCGGTAACCCGGTCTCGGAGAGTGGAATGCGTTGTAAGTACGCCTTCCAGCTTGAGACCAATGGGTACTTCGACGGAAGCGGTGCAATGAACTTCATCTGCCAAGGTGGATGGGGCCGAGGCACCAAGAAGCCCTCTGTCGAGGAGAAGGCAAAGTCCCGAGCAGAGTTTATCCGAGCATTTGTAAGCTCGGCGATCATGCTCGTTGGGCTTGAGAAGAATGAGGAGATGATCTCTGTTCTCGAAAGGGATACAGGGCTTAAGGTCCTCGTTGGGGAGATGACAAATGAGGACAAGGACCTCATGGCTCTTCTCCAAGTCCCTGCTTACCTTGTCAGCTTTGCGGCTAGTCGAGGCTTGCGGTTTACCGTGGACATCAAAGAGTTCATGGCCAAGCACGTACAGCCAAGCTACGCAAAGGTTGTCGAGGGGGAATGGGATGACGAGAGTGAGAGGGTTGCGCTTACTAGCGCTCTTCCGTGGGCTCACGTCAAGCTCATGTCCGAAGCAGGCCTTCGGTTTCAGCGGGTCCGTCGGTCCCGTAAGAAAAAGAAGGTCTCGGCTACTAAGTAGCCTTTTGGTGACGCACCCCCGAAAGGGGGTGTAGTCGCCTAGGAGGGGGTTATCCTCTCCTTTTTATTTAAACCAAGAGTTCTAAGCAAACCCGGACACTGCTATTATTACTGTGTGATAGACATAAGACAAATACGGTGGCTATTCGAGGGGTCGCGGGTGTCAGTTGACGCCGTGGACGGAAAATTCTCGACAAACAAATTCACCCCAAGACACCTGCGGTATGCCCACCCGATGTCCGCCCTAAGTTTTGTCAAGCTCCCCCACGTGCTGTCCGGTGATCCGGTCATAGTCTTACATGACGGGGACCGGGTAAGGATTTGCCAGGGCGGAGACCCTCGACATATCCGAGTAGATGCTGAGTGCATGCTCATGTCTCATGACAAACGAGTTCGTGAGGAGAGAAGAAAGATTCAGCGCACAGACACGGACCCAGAGATGAGGCTCCCAGACCTAAGCTATCTCACAGCGGGTTCCGATTAAACAACTAATCCTTGATATGCTATGTATTGATCTGTATACATAGATCACTAATAGTGACAGACTAGTTGTTGTCAGTGACAGACTCTATCCTGTCACATGTAATCCAGTGATTACAGCTAGTTAACAAACATTTGTGGTATAAGCATGGTGACAGAGAATAACTTGTCACGCTATCACACATCTTAGGAGAACCTGTGGAACTACGACTAACCAACGATAGGGTTGATCCACCGATTCTGGTAAAGGGGCTGGTTACGAAGAAGACCTCTACATATTCAGAGAACTTATTCTGTGACCCATCTGATCCAGAAGAGGCAGCCTTTTACGACGATGACCTTACGCCTGTTGAAAAAGGTCATGTTTACTTATGGAAAGAAACAAATACAGGAGAGATTCATGTACATATGCCATTCAGAATTATGGACTCTGTCACTGCTTCTTTCCTAGTCTCATTAAACTCTTTTAAGAGTCTGAGACCATACATAGCTAGAAACATCCCCCAAGTCTTAGTGAGAAAAATGAGATCTTGTCTTCAAGACTTCTCTATCAGTAAGACTGACTTCAAAATCTTTTCTAGCCGAGTTATCTCAAATGGGGGTATAATTGAAAAAGATGAAGTCAATCTGGAGAGCTTACTTTCTGAGATAGAACTTTTAGTTACAGACTCAGCTAAGCTTATTTCTGACATACAAGCTCTCAGAGAGAAGCGTTGTAGTGTAACAAGTGAGTTGAAGATTCTTACTCAAGAAGATCTAGACTCTGTACTAAAAGAGTTCGCTTGGTTTAGAGAAATGATCTCAGAGGTCAAAAATAGACAAGGCGGAATAGCAAAGCTTCTTGATAAGCTGAGTATGGAAGTTGGAAGAGATACTGACTACGTAAGAGCATCTTCTGAGACTGATCGAATCAATGCAGCAGTCAATGCTCTAAACAGAGTAAACTTTTCCAGGTTTGAGAGGGAAGCCATTCATAAGTTCAGAGTAGACTCTGAGCAAGTAGATCCTTTCTCTATACCAGCGCATATAGGAACACTCAGTCATGAGCTTGGTCAGCTTGGCCAATGGTTCCCTTCACTAAGCAAGATCAGCGTCCATGGGGATAACGTGGTCGTAAATCTTACTGGGTTAAAGATCATTCTGACCTCCTCAGGAGTTAAGGTTGAAGGGGACCCAGCAGCGCTAAAGACCTATATGGGAACTTCTGGAGCTGTCGCCACAGAAGGCGCTCCCAAGAGAAGAAGAAGAAACATTGCAGCGAAGACTAAGAACTAGGCAGGGGTGACAGAGTAGTTATTGTCACACGTCCCTAGAAGACACCTTTGTGTAAGTGTTTGAATTTAATAGTTATTCGGTGACAACAATAAACCTGTCACTGACAATAACTACATTGTCATCAATAGACACGATTTACATGGAGATATTACGGGTTATAAACTTTGACTACTGGTAACCCAAAACGATGATTCAGGTGTTAGGAACACCAACACGGAGAAGAAAATGCAGCTAGAACAGCGAACATTTCCTATTGAGAAGATTGAGAAGAATGTGCTCGGCTTTAGGAATAGCCGGTCCGACATCGGTGACACAAGAGACCTTCAGGCCTCTATTGTGTCTGATGGTTTGATGAACCCTCCTATTGTTCACATCACAACTGACGCTAATGGTGAGGAGCGGGTAGTCCTTGTTGCGGGCTATCGCCGCATGCAGGCAATTGCTGACGAACGTCAGACGCGTCTGGACAGTGGTGGTGACACCGGAGGGTTTTTCGATACCATTTCTTGTGGTGTCCACGATGGTAACCTTGAGGACGCACTCGCACTAAACATCAGTGAGAACCTTCAGCGCGAGACGTTGAACTTTGCTGATAAGTGTGAGGCTGTTTATCGACTTAATGAGCGTGTAGGCACACAGGAAAAGGTCGCCAGCATGCTTAATATTTCGCAGCCTCAAGTGAGTGTCCTTTGTTCAACCTATAAGGGGTTGAGCACGGTAGCCTTTGAGGCGCTTCGTCATGGCCGTATCACGATGACCCAGGCCAAAAAGCTGGCCAAGGTTGTCAACCAAGACGGCACCCCGAACGAGAAGGGACAGGATGAGATCCTGGAGCAGATTCTCGGAATGGGTAAGGACGAGGTTCCTGAGACTAAGCAGCGGAAGCGGGCGAAGACTTACAGGTCCAAGAAGGAGATGGAAGAGATTCGTACGTATATCGCGAACAACCGGGACACAGAACTCGACAAAGAGTATCGAGATGCTATCGATCGTGTTGTTCGATGGTACTTCTGTGAGCTTGAAACCGAAGAGCTTCTCAACATTATCGACTCCGAAGAGGAGCCTGTAGTGGAAGAGGCGAGCACTTCTAAGAAGAAGACTGTGAAGCGCAAGCGTCGCATTCGAGTAGGAGAGTAATGAACCAAAGCGTCGAAGAACTCGACGTTCTGATCAGGGCAGCGCACCCGGTGGTTTACGTGGTTAGTCACGAAGAACACCGGGTTGCGCAAGCCTTGTCCAGAATCGTTGAGGGCAAGAACAAACTTAGTGAAGCCAACTCCGCACTGTGGACTTGGTCTTTTACAGAGGGTGCCTATTGCGGGAAAGATCACTTTCCTGACATCGAGACACCCCTAGAGATTCTGGATAAAATCGGGGATCACGACCAGTCAGCGGTTTTTCTTTTGAAGGACTTCGGTTACTGGTTGAACGAGGGGCCATGCTATCCGGTACAAAGGAAGCTTCGTGACCTTACGTCTTCGATGAACCCAGGTATTACTATTGTAATAATTGATAGTGAGCTTAAAATCCCACCACGCCTTGAGAAGATTATGTCTGTTGTGGACTTTGATCTACCAAGCGCCGATGAGCTTCGCGTATGGACCTCTCCAATTGTGAATGACTTTTTCGGGGACGCTGTCCCAAAAGAAGAGCAGGATCAATTAGTGGGTGTTGGCTGTCGTGCAGCCCTCGGTCTTACGCTCGGAGAGGTAGAGAACGTATTCTCCAAATCTCTGGCTAAGTGTGAGACCCTCGACCCACGAGTTGTTATGGAAGAGAAAAAGCACATCATACGCAAGTCCGGTGTGCTGCAATTCCATGACGTAGATCGTGAGATGAAAGACGTTGGGGGGCTCGTCACTCTTAAAAGCTGGCTCGGTCAGCGAGGAAAAGCCTTTAGTGAAGATGCCCGTAAATTCGGACTACCTCACCCAAAGGGGGTCTTGATTGTAGGAATCCCGGGCACAGGGAAGTCGCTCACTGCTAAGTGTATCGGCGCTGCTTGGAATATGCCCGTTCTACGTATGGATGTTGGGGCTCTATTTGGGCAGTACGTTGGTCAATCGGAAGCGAATTTTCGAAAAGCCATCAAGACTGCTGAAGCAATCTCTCCGTGCGTTCTTTGGATTGATGAGATCGAGAAGGGCTTTGGTTCTGCTCAAGGATCACATGATAGCGGTACGTCTGCGCGTGTTTTTGGTAGCTTTCTCTCCTGGATGTCAGAAAAGACTTCCCAGGTTTTTGTGGTTGCTACCGCAAACGATGTTTCAGCGCTTCCGCCTGAAATGCTCCGAAAGGGTCGGTTTGACGAGCTATTCTTCGTTGACCTCCCAAATGCTTCCGATCGGGAAGAGGTGTTTAAGATTCACCTAAACCGAATGGGGAGAGAGCCTCAAAACTTTGATCTCAAAAGTCTTGTGTCAGCAACGGAGTCCTTTACTGGCGCAGAGATTGAGCAGGTTGTCGTTGATGGTCTATACGCCGCCTTTGATAATGGCCGCGAATTGACTATCGAGGACATGGAGTCTGCCGCAGCTAGAACGGTCCCGCTGTCTGTAACGATGGAGAAGAGGATTGAGTCTCTCCGGAAGTGGGCAAGCGGACGAGCGTTACGAGCCAACGAGGAGATGGACAGTAGTAAAAAGAAGAGTCCTTCCAAGAGCAAAAGGCGCACTGCCCGAGTGGTTTCTGATAAGAAAGCAGGCGGGTGGGGCGACCTGAAGAAGGCGGAGTAAACCCTTAATGTTTAACGGGCGACATCGCACAGGTATTTACCAACTAGATGAATTCCTTCTGGGCGGTCTACCTAGCGGGGTGTGTGAAATCATAGGCGAAGACGCCAGTGGTAAATCAACACTCTGCTTAAGTGTGATGAGGGAGGCCTCTTTCGGGGGCCTCCCTACTGCCCTAATTCACACTGAGGGACTTCCAGACAGGCGATACATAACAACCGCTGGGCCAAAAAACCTCCTATCCGTAGTCCCAGACAGCATGGAGTCGGCCATAGAGTCCGCGTACCAAGCGCTAAGAGAAGGATTCAGAGTAGTGGCTATTGATACGCTTTCTGCAACAGAGCCTCTTTGCGATAAAGCGTTAGGGGTCGGAGATTTCGTCCCCTTCGCATCAAGAAAGGCTGCTTTTCATGGCCTTAGCCTGCTCAGAGAGGAGGCCATAAAAAGAGACTCCTTAGTTATAGTGGTGAATCAACTAAGGGTAGCGGTAAATGATTTGGTCCCAAAGCCCAGATCCTCTTTTGAAGGAACCATAAACAAACTGTGTGCGGTCCGCATACGAACCTTGAGAGAACAGACACGAAATGAGTACGGTAAGTTAGCCTACCTTAAAGTAAGGTTTAACATTTACAGATCTCTTGTGTGCCCACCCAGCGACAGAGCTTATGGGTTCTTGTTCAACCAAGAAGGTTTTAATAGAGGTTTTGAGCTTATGCGCGCACTATTAGCGAATAATACTTTATCCCAAGCGGGCGCTTATTTGAAGAGCCCAGACGGGTCTTCGCTAGGGCCTGGGTATCTAGAGGCCGCAAAGCAGATCGAAAACGAATTCAATAAGTACTGGAGGTACTACAATGGTGGAAGTCAAAGTAACGATCCATGAGGATGGGTCGGTAGAAACTGAAGTTAATGGGGTTAAGGGGACCGGCTGCAAACAATACACCGACGCAGTCATCAAGGCCCTTGGAGGGGAAGTCCTAAAGGAAGAGCTTAAGCCTTCTTACTACGAGACTGACTCTAACAGCGTGAAAAACTAATGAAGATGGCGCTGGCCCAGGTGGGCGACTTAGAGTTTGTAAGAACGGAGGCGTATGGAGATGAGCGCCTGTGGATAAAGGTTACTCGCCCTGGTGGGGGGCCCTCTGCCGATATTGGGGTGCTTGTAAACAAGGATGGTATATCCTTAGATGTCTGGCCTTTCGTAGGCCCGAATGAAAATGAGCCCTCGTACCCAGCGCATGAGTCTTGGCTGGCGTGGTCTGACGTGGAAGAGTTCCTCGGGGACCATTTGGAGATGGTGGGTGGAGAATGAGTTCAGTAAGAGTATCCTCCGTAACCAAAGGAAGCTATGTCAACGGGCCCGGAAGAAGGAATGTTCTCCATCTTCAGGGCTGTAGTATTAAGTGTAAGGGTTGCTTTAATCCGCACACATGGAAAAAGTCCGGTGGCGAGGACCGAAGATGGCACGCTGTGTACACAGAGCTTACGTCTGATAACCCTGACGGCATAACAATAAGCGGTGGGGAGCCTATGGAGCAGTGGGTTCCTGTGTACCAGATTCTGTGTCTTACTAAGGCGATGAACGCGGGGATCAACAGGTTGATGTTTACCGGCCTGTCTTTAGCCGAGCTAGAGGAGCATGATGGCTGGGGCAAGATGCGGGACGTTTTAGACCTTGTTGTGGCGGGGCCATACGTAAAAGAGCTTCACTGTGAAGAACCCTTAAGGGGGTCTTCGAACCAAGAGCTTATATTTCTGTCGGACAAAATAACTGAAGAAGATCTGGAAGATCTTCCACAGGTTGAGGTTCATCTTGATGATGACCTTGTCACTGTGGCTGGCTTCCCCTCAAAAGATCTTCGCTATGAACTGAACAAAGAGATCAAGGGGTAAAAAATGTCGCACTTAGTAACATGCAAGTCTTGCATGAAAGACAAGAAGACTGTTCTATCCGCTCTGAAGAAGCTGGGGGTTCCGGCCTCTATGATTCAGGTTGCGGAAGAAGGGAAGACTCTCACTCTTCAGGGATACTACTCATCCGCAAAAGCGGAGGTCGATATCCTGGTAGAGAAGGACTTCCACAACGGGTACTCAGGTTTTGGGTTTTCAAAAAACCCTGACGGTACCTATGGGATTCATGTCGATGACATGGATGACCGAGGTGGTCTTGTAAGAGAGACCAGCGCATCTGAAAGCTTCTCACAATCTGTAAACCAATGGTATAGCGCCCTAAAAGCACAGAAGGCTTTAAAAAGTCAGGGGCTGACTGCCAAGGTTAAAGAGGAAGGTGGTAAGCTTGTTGTCCTTGCGAGAGGATAATATTATAAACGCGTCCTAACCGGGCGCGTTTTTTTAGCCATAACTTAGGAGTAGGTATGAATTGGGTATCCATATGGGGAGGGATTAAAGGATTCTTCTCAAAGGCGTGGGAGGCTATTAAAAAACTTCCACACTGGGCGGTAATCGCCTTCCTTCTTTTGTTCGCGTTCGCTTGGTGGCTGATACAGAGGTCAGCGGCACAGGCCCGGTTGACGGAAATTCAGCGAGAGGTGGCCAATACTGAAAAAGACCGCGCAGAGGCCATTACCGAAATACACAACACGTCCACAGAAGAAGAGGAAGCTATAAACGCAGAGTTCGAGGAACGCATTGAAGAGCTTCGAGAAGAAGAGCGCATCATTATGGAAGCTGCTTCTGAGGGACCAGTGGCTGTTGCTAACGAATGGAAGGAGTTTCTGTCCGGGAGGAAGGAGAAATGAAAACACTCTTAGCGCTACCGCTTTCTCTCTTTTTAGCCCTCACTCCCGCAGTGGTTCACGCAGAGACCCCTGCGTGCAAAGATCCCGTGGCTGTGACCTCTCCATGCTCTGGGGTGCTCCTGCCCACGTCAGCCGCCACTGAGGGCCTTCAGTGCTTGAAGATCAAACTACCCAAGCTAAAGCTAGATCTGGAGTACCAGGAGCGCCTCTGGGAGAGTCGGGAGAAGCGGTATAAATCCCTTCTTACGATAGAGCAGAAAAGAGGTGATAGTTTGTTCCAGCAGTTGCAGGGGATATCAACGGTACAAAAAACCGCTTGGTACGAAACAAACGAGTTCTACTTCGCCCTAGGCTTCGTGGTGGCAACGGTTGCAACAATCGGAATCGTTTACGCGGTGCACCCTTCCACTGAGTAGTGTGCGACAAGCTGTGTCGCACCCGTACACTTCTCAAATAAAAAGCCCCCAAGCGGGGGCTGTGTGTCAAAGAGAGAATATAAGTTATAGGGCCCGCTTAGACCTTAAGTAGCCGGGGGAGCTGTTGGGGTTGCTGCGCGGGCGAGTCTTCGGCGTGCTTTACGGGCGTTCCACCACGTATTCATTCCTTTTCTCCACTCTTTTCTGCTCATTGTCTTCTTTAGGGCGACACGCTGCTTATAGCCCATGTTGGCCCAGTCGTGCTTAGCTGCTGGTGCCTTTGGTTTAGCAGGAGCGGCTTTCGCGACCGCTGGAGCAGGGGCGGAAGAGGGCTTTTGCTTCTTCTGCCATTGTGCGTATGAGCGATCACTCTCTAAGTGTCGGAGGTCTCGCTTCTTCTTTTTAATGAATTCTCCGGAAGCAGTGAGATGCGCCTTAGCAGGCTTTCCGCCGAGGGAGGCGATGTAATCTCTCTGCATACCAGTTAACGGGCGACCATCCTTCCCAGCAGTAGGAGGCTTCCACCCCTCTTGGAGGGATTTTGATCCAAAGAGCCTTAAGCGCTTCATCTGGTCTTCGTAGTTAGAGCGTCTCTCTGTCTTGGCGCGCTTCCGCTCGGCAGCGATTGCTCTGTTTCGAGGAGTGTCATCGGCCTTAGCGCCAAGAAGTGAACCAAAGCGGACTTTCGGCCGACCCTGAATAAGCTTAGCTGCGGCTTGGTACTTCTGAACCGGAACACTCTTCACAGAGCCTTCTCCGCCAGGAGTCTTGATAGGAGCAGTCTTGACTCCGCCCGGAGCGCCCTTTTGGGTCACAGTGATTCCTGCGGCATTGTCGGGGTTTGCCTCTTTAATGAGATTCGCAAGCTTCCTTTTAGCAGCAAGCTTTTCTAGCGGATTCATCTTCTTCATTTTTGAGGACTCCTAATATCTTCGACCAAGCTAGTGGCCTTCTTATAAAGAATAACTGACAGTACCCCGCCCGATGCCCCTACGGAAAGACCCCATTGGGGGGTGAAAAAGAACCACCCAATAGAGGTTCCGATGATGATCGGAATGACCCTGAAAAATGCCTGCCAAAGAGGAGGGTCACTGCTGTTTACGTCTCGTCCTACCCATTTACCAGCAAGAGCTTTTAGAACTTGAGTCAGGCCGTAGCTTACTACGCCAGACAAGAACAAAACAGCAGCTAACTCCATCAGTGGCGGCATAATTATTACACCTGATCCGCAGACCCGAAGCCGCCAGTATCATCAGCGAGAATTCCCGAAACGAGGTTAAGCTGTGCGAGCTTAATCGGGACCATCTTTTCGTACTGAATACCTACAGACTCTTGAATAAGAAGACCTTGAGCATCCACAGCCAACGAGTGCTGAGGAATATAGCACTGGTCCAGATAGACGCTGGCGATGTTGTTCTCCTCATTGTCCTTAAAGATGAGAAGCAAGCCTAAAGGCTGGCTAAACAAGTCGGACGCCAGATTGAGGAACATATTGTCATAGCCGGGAGGAATCTTAACGCTATGAAGTCCCGAACTAACACCGTCAGCACCATCCGTTGCAAACGGATTGATGCCCATACCAGCCGTCTCCATGAGGGGTCGGATTCTGTACTCGTCTGGTCCACCATTTGTGGTGTCGTAGTACGCGTACATGCATCGGAGCAAGCTTGGTCCGTGGTACACAACTCGGCCAAGAGAAAGCTGGCCAACGCTACGTCCAGAGATAAAGTAACTTCGATCCGATCCGATCTCAAAGATTCGACTAATCGCCTTATTCTGAGAAAGGGCAATGTTCTGGGTGAGACCGATAGGGTACACAATCGTGTTGGCCATATCGGAATCGCCTGATCCCATTGCTAACTGACTAAAAAACGGGGGCCCTGCACAGATGAGAATAAACTGCCCGTTAAGGAAGTTGCCCTCTCGCAGACCACCCTGAACGTGGGTCTTATATGGTGACCAATTTTCTAAACCGGGCATTATTTACTCCTTATCTATTCGCATAGATTAACTTACTAAGCAGGGGTGAGGCTTCCAATCTGGTAGATGCTGTCGCCGTACTTCAACATCACGCCCAACCCCTGATTGGCCGCACCATTGTTCGTGGCGACAGAGATGTTTTCGGTAGCAAGCTTAATCAAGGTGTCCGTCGGCTGGCTGGCGGCCAACATGGCAACCTTCTGCTCACCCGCTTCACCACCAATAAACACTTCCAGAGTATCACCCTTACCGCCATCAAGCTTGGTGGCTTCAGCAGCGTCATTCGCTGAATGCCAAGTGTCACCTGCATTGCCGCCAAGCGTCAAAGTCGCAAGAGCAACAGCATCTGCGACAGCGTCGTATACGGCCTTGATTTCGGTACCTGTGGTGGCGTTATCATTATCAAGGGTGATAGTGATAGCTTTCCCGTCCACTGTAACGGCGTCAGCCTCACCCGCGTCAATAGTGATAGTGATGTCGTTACCAGCCTTACCAACGTCGAGCGCGTCGAAAACTAACGTGTTCGCAGGGGTTGCAGCGTTCTTAATCTCTAACGATGCAGCACCAATGGTACCGCCGAGCAGAAAGTTCGCCCCAGAAATCTCAACAGAGGAAACCTCACAGTCTGCCGCAGCTGAGGCCGCTCCCTTTATTGTGTGACATCTCGGAGACGAGCTACCACCCTCTAATCCAGCGAAAGCCTCTTCGATGTCATTGTAGACATCATCGAGGGCCTCGCCCACAATACCATCCCGGAACTCTTTTCCGGCCGGTCGCTTCTTACTTCCAAAAGACTTGCTAGCCATTTTATTTCCTCCTGTGTGTAATTTCCTCTATTACACGAAAATAGTGATTTTAATGTAGTTAGCCGGGTAGAACGGCGTAATCGAAACTTCGCACTGAATTGTATCAGGTGCATCCTTATCTTGCGTAATGGCATCTAAAGAGGCTCCCGCCACGACAGACCCAGTAACGCTTGCAAGAGCGCCGCTGATACCAAGAGACACAGCCTCAAGAAGCTGCTTGGTAATGTTGTTTCTCCCAATAAAACGCTTAACCTGACTTCTAAGAAGCTTGGCAACATAGTCAACCGACTTAAGAATCGATAACTCTCTTGTCTTAATTGAGGTGAGATCAGTGGTTAACTGATGCCTGGAGACCAGTGCTCCTCCAGGGATATCCTGAATAACCCAGTAGATACCACCAGCGGCTGCCGTTGACATCTGGTTCTCACTAAATAAGTCACTCGAACCTACCGGGCGGGTAAACCCAACCATTGGGAGGTTAGTGAACGGTTGCGACGGGTTTTGCTGACCAATCATGGCCGCAATAGCACCGGTCAAGTAGTAGCCCGGAACAAGCGTCTCAAGACCACCGATGCTAACGCCAACCTGATCTGGCTGAAGCATGACAAGTCTTCTATTCTGAAAACCAGTCACACCGCCAGCCCACTCTGCGAGGGTTTCGCAGGTTGCAAGCTTGCCACCCGTAGTAGACAGGTCCGTAGACGGCTGTCGGACAAAGATGGTCGCGGCCTCACCTGAAGCGGCCCAGTCGACAGGGTTGGACGTGTGGTAATACGCATCGTCGTTCCCGCCGGTTCCCGGACCAAACAACCCTGGACGCCAAACGTCGTTAGTGGGCTCAATTGTGATAGCCGATCCCGTAGGATGATCAGGAAGTCCGGTAATCAAGTACCGGTAGGGATCACCCTCTCGGTCAAGATAGACATCCTGCTCTGGCGCGAAGGACCCACCCACAGAGATATCAAGCGGATTACCCTTGGAGTCCTTAACGGTAGACTCGTTCAGGGCAAGCATGATGTTTCCGCCTGTAGCGTCTGTGACAGTAAACTTACCGCCACCTGCAGCCGCAATCTCAAAGTCCGAAGAGGAGAATGCCAAAGTGGCAGGCTTCTCTGTTGGGAGATTGGGGCATACGATTGCCATACGCTCTTTCTTGGCCGTCGGAGCAGACATGTCAGTGACATGCTGATTGAAGACCTTGAAGACCTCCATATCGTGAGTAAGCGGGGCCAGCGCGTAAACCTCCTTAAGCTTAAGGTAGTCAAGCGTATTGGCGTAAGCCTTCACAGTTCCGTCCGGAGCATCCGCCGTAACCTCATCCACACCCATGCCAGCAATATTAATATTGGTGGTGTTCAGGAATGCCAGATAAAGGCCGAAAGCAAGGGGGTTGCGAGTGTCGATGGGCCCAATATTGGCCTCAACCTCTGCAATGCTACTAAACACCAGTAGTCCTGGGCTAGAAGCCTTTGCCGAAACGTCCAGGCGGAGAGCCTTGTAATCAACGTAAACATCCGCGCCTCCCGAAACAGCAACCCCGCCAGCGTCCCTATTGAGAGCGTGCTTGATGCTGTACGTTTGCTCTAGGTCGTTACCCGTAGCCTCTGGCTGCAGCGTTCTACCGCTGCTAGGAAGACCCTCAGCGACAACGTACCACTTGCTAAGTTTCGCCTTATTGTCGACAGCGAACTCGGACAGGGTAAGGGATGAGCCTGCAAATCCGTTAGCAGGATTAATCTCAACGACACGGGCAAGAACCTGACCGTTATTCCAAGCCATATCTGAAAGCTCGGTAGCGATACTTGTTCCATGATGAACTCTGCCAGAGTACCCCTGTGGGGCGGCTTGGACAGCGTTAGCCCATGACCGGTTGTAGGTGACCTGGACAAGGGTAGACCCATCGTTCCTAAGTGTGGCCGGCAGCGCTTGAGCGGCTAAGGCCGTCTCACTATCTCCGGACCATGCGATAACCAGATCTCCGGACGAGTAGTCCATGGTGCTAGAAGCAATACCAGCGTTTCCGACATTCGTACTTCCGGAGCCGAAGCACCAGTTTTGAATGTCAGCCGAATGGGGATTGACTGCGTTGCCGAAGCCGTTTGAAACGGACTCACACACTAGCGCAAAGTCTGTCCCGCTATCAGAAACGGTGACTGACACTCTTGCAGCGGTAGAAACGACCCCAAAACAGCTAGCCCCCATAAGGGTAACCGTGGCGGCGTCAGATGCGCCAGCAGCGTCTTCAAACTCAAGAGTGCTATTGTCGTTTGCATTGTGGTGGGAGATTAGGACGGAACCATCGAGCGTAGAGGCCATTAAGACTCCGCTGAGATCTCCCCCAGGAGCGGCAGCAAGCCCGGTGTTCAGGGCGTCAACAAGCTTTTCCTGTGCAGTAGTCCCGCCTTCCTGTGTGATGAACCCGGTGTTAGGAACAACAATGGGCACAGCAATGGCCCCAGCCCCATCAATCTTAATGCCAAGATTGACCGTGTTACCCGCCTCCACAAGCAATGCGTCAGGCTCTCCCTCCAAAGCAATATGGGGGAGTGCGATGACATCACTGAAGACGGCTTTGAGCGTTCCAGGAACAACAGACTTCTGGAAAGAAGTGTGGTTCAGAGAGCCAATAGGGTTGTAGTCCGCGCTGTTAAGCGAAATGCCTCGACCTTGAGTGAGGGCAACACCGGAGCTAACCGGAGCGCTTGTCTCTGAGGTTGACCCACTGAACAATCTTTGGATAACCAGGGGGTTATTTGCGGAGATCTCAACAGTGGAGTCGTGCCCGTTTGACGAGGCCGAATGTATGCGAAGAGGTGTAAACGTCTCTCCCAACGCGTTGGTCACGTCGTAGCCAGTAATCGCACAACCACCCTGTGTTCCCAGAGCGGCGTTGATGGTGCTGTGAACAACATCCGTACCCGCAAATGTAATCGAAACAGGGGCACCGCCGTCAATTGAAACCTTTAGGGTCTCGGCAGTAATGCCAAGGTCAGCCGCCGTGTCGCCACCGCCAATGTTGACCGCTCCACAAACCCAAGCCTGTTGCTGATCTTCTGCAACCGTCGCGCCTTGCGGCCCAACTTGCTGCGTTGCCGAAGCGTCCGCAGAGAAGTCAATCGGGTCTGCACCACCAGAAAGTGTTGTAGCAAGCCCCGCATTTCCTCCCCAAAGAGGGGTTGGCCACGCAGCCGCACCGCCTTGACCACTAAAGTCTAAGCAGTGGGATGCGCTAGCTGCGTTAATGAGGCCACCCATCTGTAAACTTACGCTGATTTCCTTAGCATTCGCAGCCAAGTCAGCGCTGCCCTTAATGGCGGCATCCAGCGTGGCAAACGTCGTGTTGTGAGAAACTGTGAACGTGACACCAGTCCCAGCAACATAACTAACGGTTGCCGAATCGTCGTTCGCACCATCCGGCTGTGCGGCGTAATTAATATTAACCTGTAATAGGTTACCAGCAGCACCGAGGCTTGCAGCAGTACCGAGGTCGGAAGTGGCACCAGTTTCGGAGTAGAGACTCATCCCTACGGCCTTAATGACTAGCTTGTTCTTTCCGGACGGATCTGGCCAGTTGGCAGCCCCATCTGCTGGGACGCTCAAATCATGACAAAGAGGGATTTCGAGAGTAGCATCTTTGCCAAGACTGACTAGTTCGTTTGTCTTGGACCCTGACGCGGGCCGACCAAACAACCACTGCTTCTCGTCTTGAAAAGCGGGCTGGTGCGATCCAGCGACGTGCGTGAGCCCGTAACGGGAAGCCGTCTTCGCGTAAGCGTTGATATTGATTGCACTGTCTTCAGAGAACTCGCGCAGAGTTCCACCGAAGTACCGGTACATCTTGGTGTCCGCGTCATTGATGACCACCTCGTCCACAGAGGCCATCGGCGACGGGAAGCTGGAGTAAGGGACCGTGTACGACATATTAGTGTACTGACCCTGCCCGCTGATGGTTTGGCCGACCAAGTGATCAACCTCAAGAAGAGCGTAGGCAGACTCCTCAGCGGGAATTGCCACACCGTCACTTCCGGCAGCCATCAATTCGAGACTAGCGTTGCTGCCCGTAGATGTGGAAACAATGTTGAGTTTATCACCAAGGATGAAAGCCACAGCATTGGTCAACTGCTTGTTGATGGTGTTCACCGTCAACTTGTGATCAATGGTTTCCGCGTTAATCGTAACAGGAAAATTGATGTCCTGTACGCTGCCGCCGTCGACCTTGATAGCCATACGCCTTCCAGAGAGGCCAAGCTCCTCAGATAAGGCTGTATCGCTTTGGACGATTGCCGCAACAGCCACAAGCGCTCCCGAGTTAAGGGAGCCCTCTTCGGTAATTGGGCTTACGATTTGAAAACAAGGACCGACAAGGCAAGGAACCAAAGTCGGTGTTAAAATTGTAGGCGCTCCCGCAGTAACTACTTGTGAGATCTCTACGCCTGGACGAGTAAGCGTTGCCATGTCTTTATTACTCCTGTCGGGTCGCTAGTCTAAACCCATATGTAGGTTAACAGCTTGCATTAATGAGTAGAAGTCCTTCTCCTCAGCTGAAATAACATCCTGTATATAAAAGGGTATAATCAACTGTACCATCTTCCATTCTGGTGTAGAGGAGCCCGGGACAATCTGACCTTGTTGGGTTTCCTGCGTCAAGGTTATATTATTACCTATTGCGTGCATTCTACCAAGCCTCATAATTTGAGGTTTAAATACAGGTATCATTCTAAATAAAGTGTATCCGATTTGCTGAGCCTCTAGACCTTCTCTTGCCACAACACTTATCGTTATGGAAGAACCCATCATGTCTGACACAACCTTTTTTGGTGACTGAAACACCGGCTGCATCGACTGACTTAATGAGGTTCCTGACCATGTTGCTGGGCCCCTAGATGTACTAATTATCGGACGTTTGTTTGTGTTTTCCACATGCGTGGGGTTCTGATCAGTAATTATAATCTCAGTCTCATCTATGTTGGGAGACCAACGAAAGAAACCTGCAGGTCGAGCCTTGAATAGGCCCTGTAAAAATATAAGCCACGCCCGAGTAGCAATAAGCAGCCTGTCGTCAGGAAGCTCAAACTGTTCTTGTGGGGCGAGTGAACTCATTGATTACTGTTTCCAAACACATTGGTAAGCACATTCGAGAGCTTTGCTGACTCAAGCGTGTGCGGATTCGTGTAGTTTCTTTCCGGAGAAGCTATCAAGTCCCGGGTCTCCTGCTCAGTAAGGTTCACTGGGATTTTATACTCAATGTCCCCTTTAGGTATTCTATGCAAAGCGAGCTGTTGTCGTACCAGGGATCTGGCTTTCTTCACTTTTGATATTGAAGAGGCGACTCTCCACCGAATATTCTCAGCTTCAACAATAAGGTCACCCTCAAAAACCTCTGGGTAATTACCGAGCATTAGGGATGTGTTTTCGTTCTCGACATTGCCAAAGTTTGCGTGAATGGTTTGCTCGTTTGGGCTAACAATCATTCCGTAGGTCTCGACAGGGGCGTGGTACCCACCGACCCAGGTAGTGTCGAAACAATTGGGGCACTGCGATCTAAGCTTTCTGCTGGTCGTTGTGTCGTAGCACAACCCGCATCTCTGGCCGTGCTTCTTTTTAGGAAAGATCCAAATCTTTCGGCCGGAGAACTCTTTTAGACGGAGATTGTTTAGGCGGGCCATCTCAAGCGCAGCCAGATCAGGCTTGGCGGCGAGCTTAGCTCCACCCCTTTCGGGGTACACAGCAACCTCTCCGGTACCCTTATTCCTGACAGAGATCCGATAGTATATTTTAGTGTAGTACGTGTAACGACCACGGACCGTGGTATCCCGGACATGGTACCTGTCTACAATCGGATTGGTTATAGCGACATATGGACCAAACTCATTATCGGAACGCTCTACAGTAAATTCGTAGTTGTAGAGATCCTCAAAGGCAGGCTCAAGTTCCCAGTAGATGTCTAGGTAGTCTACGTCAAAACTTCTAACCCTTATGTCCGATACCTTGATCACCTGTCATCAAGCCTTTTTGGCATCAACCTTCTTGGCCAGTGCCTTCTTCAGGCTAGCCTTAAGGTTTTTTGGGGTTGCTTTTAGCTTCGTGGAGGGGAGCTTATCTTGCTTGGGCTGCTCAAGCTTTTTGATCTTTGTGCCCTTGGTGTAGCCTGGGATGTCTTTAGGCTTTTCCATCTTCCCGGAAAGGCTCTTTCTAAGCTTAGCCGTGCTGGTGCCCTTTGCATCCAGAAGTTCCTTAACTTCGTCTCTGGCAATAGCGGTAATCTTAGCTCCCAGCTTTTCCTTTAGGCCAAGGAAGAATTCCGCCCTGTCCATGTAATGGTCGTCAGTATCGCTACCAATGAGTTTGTCAAAAGGATCGCTCATGAATTCCTCCCGGAGCTATAGAGTGAACCACTCATCATGATGTCAAAATGGGCGACTGCATTTTCGGCGTGATTAATATTCACAATACGCAGGCCGCCAGGGATGGGGGTATGCAATTCAAAGGTGCAGATGTGGCTAGCGGAGAGGGCGAGCTTAGTAACCCCAGCATTCATGGTGTTAACGAACGCCACTGGGAGAAACCCCCCACCCATGTCACCCTCAATGTCACCGATCCCCGTAACTGCAGGGCACGAGATCGTAAACTTTGTGTAGTGTCCGGAATCCGGAATCACCGCGGTAACATTAGCGGCACCGGTACCAGTGATAGAAACTCGAACTTTCTTCTTATTTGGAATCTGTGCCATCCCAGCCTCTCCTATAAGTCGTCAAAATAGCCGTTGATAAGAGCATACTCAGAGGGAACGGCTGTGCCATTCAAAGCGCCACCAAGATTGAGGGCCTGCTTAAGTCTGAACTTCTTCTGCTCATACTGGTTTGTATATAAGTTAATCCAGTTCATCAACATAGGCGTCTTGTCAGAAACCCCAACTTGAACGCCCTGACCATCAGAGTAGTTCATTTGGTTGCGAGTCTGTAAAAGCCCCACAGACTCAAGAACGTTGATTATAGCCCCTCTTATTAGAAGAGAGGTAGATGGAAAATTCTCAAGGGAGTAGGAGCCGATTAAGGGAGGCGTTGTGTTGAAGTCATCAATAGCCTCCATGATGGCAAAAGCTATCTCTCTGTCCGATGTCTCATGACCCTCGATCAGACGATTTAGCTCAGGAAAGTCCCGCAACTTAGCGCGTATAAGAGCAATGATATTTACTAGCTTCTTGGGAAGACCTTTCTTCGCCGAGGCTTCAATACCTGTCTCTTCTGCACTAGGTTTTTTGGGATCATTTGCCATCAGTTAGGTTGCCCCCGGACGCCTTTGCGCGTGGACCTCGCTTTCGGCGAGATTTCTTCCCTGCGGGGGTGGCGGCCTTCTTCTCTTTCGTCTTGCTCTTAGCCTCGACCTTACACTCGGTCTTGCACTCACCATCATCTGCCGCATTAGAGCATTTAGGTTTGCACGCAGCTTTGGGCGTAGTGCTGGCCTTCTTGTTTGGGTCCCTGTCCAGCAGAGACACAAGGCCACTGTCAATAATCTCTTTGTAGATGCTTGCTTCGGTCGCAGGGATCTCCACAGTGTCGCCCTTCAACAGGTAAACGCCTTTAATTCGTATAGATCTCTTTTCGCTTCGAAGAAACATCGCTAGTCATCCTTTTTCTTTCTAGAACGCCTACGAGTAGTCTTCTTCTTCTTAGGCTTCTCTTCTGGCTCAGGCTCTGGAGCAGGTTCCGGCTCAGGCTCCGGCTCAGGTTCGGGCTCCGGCTCAGGCTCCGGCTCAGGCTCTGGCTCAGGTTCGGGAGCAGGCTCAGGAGCAGGCTCAGGGGCGGGCTCCTCCGAAAGCTGAATCTCAATCACGCCATCGTCCTCTTTCTCAGGCTTTTCTTCCTTAGGAGGCTCGGGCGGAGGTGGTGCTGGAACGTGGAGTGGCTCCGGCTCCCAGTTACTGTCTGCGGAACCGATCTTAGTCAAACTAATGATTCCATTGAGCGCCAACGCATCAATCTTGGCTTTGAACTTTTCGTAAACAGCGTCGCTGATAGAAATCTGCTTGCCAACCTTGATAGATCGCTTACCGATCGTCAGCCGCGCATAAGCACGTCGAATACCCGGGACCTTGTGTCGACCGCCCTTCTTGGGACGCCTATTTGGATCTCTTCGCGTATTCATCAAGTTCTTAATCACATAAGGCATAATTATTATCTCCTGATAAAGATGCAAGGGATGCCCCCGACCGAAGCCGAGAGCACCCCCCACATTCAAACTAGAAGGACGTAACCTTCGGGAAAGTCTCGCCTTCCTCAACAAGGTTGTTCTTCGATCCGAGGTCTTCCTCAGACACTGGGAGCCGCGCAGCACGCGTGTTCGGGTTGGGAGCGCCAGTGACGGTCTCAACAGAACCAGCGTAAAGCTCAAGCTTACGCACACCGGCAACGTTACCGACGTACATACCAATGTCTTCCCACGCCTCGAACGAGACTCGGTTACGCTCTTTGTCAGCGTAGAACTTCGTCTTGTTGAGAAGCAAGAAGCCGCCCAAGAACTCTTGCGCACAGAATGCGTAGATGTTGCCGGGACGCAGGATATCCGTCTTCAGGGTACGAACGAACTTACGGCCAATGACCGTGGAGTACTTGTATCCATCAACGGTGGTCTCGCCAACAATCTTGTCACCCATGTCGCTATGAGCCCAAGCATTGAGGTCTTCGAAATCAGTGTCAGTCATCAAGAACTGATCGCAGCGCAGACGCGAACCTCGGTTACCCGAGCCCGTGAACAGCTGGAACAGCTTAATGAAGTCATCCTTCTGGACGGGGAACGCAAGATCCTCGTCACAAGCAGCGGCATCTGCAAGAGCAGAGTCCGAGTTCTGAAGGACATCGACACCCTTAACCTTACCAACTTCGGCAACGCCTCCGTTGACGTTCTTAGCGGAGAACGCCGCAGCAGCAGCGTAATCATCACCGAACGTAAGGCCTTGTGCATCCTGCTGAAGCGACTGACATGCCGACTCCATGTGGTTCAAGAACACGGTGTCCTCAACCTCTTGGATATCGTTCACGATGTTACGACGGATGATCTCCGTAATAGGCATCGTGTATGCCATCAACTCCTGCTCAGTCTGCTCGTATCGCTCGGAGCCCACCGTGTGGAAGGGCACCTCAAAGCGCGGACCAGTGTAGTACTTAACCGAGGGCTGGCCTCGGAAAGACATACTCATGGCACGGCTCTGGGGTTCGACCTCTACGATCTTAACCAGGGTATCATGGGAAACACTGACCTGAAGGTCAGAACGGGAAACAGTCTTTGGGGGAAGAATCTTGCGAGCAAAACTCTCCTCACGCAGACGGTCACGAATGTAGTCACCACCAAGGGCGGCAATCTTTTCTTTACCAGCCTCACTATCGAGCTTAGAAACAAAAAGCTCGTTGAGGACTTCGCTAGGTACACTAGACATTTTTCAATCCCCCTTATTAGGCTTTCACGACGAGTCGTGGTTGATCGTAAAGGTAAAACTCAATCTCACCGGTGCCAGACACCTGAGAGTCATTGATCACGCGGACGCAGTAACCAACAATCCAGCAGCTGTTGCCGCTCGCGGAAGCAGCCGGAGCTAACATCAGTCGATCAGCAGAACCCTGGACAGCATCGGGTGTGTGCATCACGGTGAGGGGAGCGCCCTCAACGTACTTGGTCGAGATCGCGGGATCCCCAGCTTCGTGCAGAAAGAACTTAGTCTTAAAGCGTCCGCCGCCTTTACGGATAACAGGAACACGCTGGTCACCCAGCGCAGAGCGGTCAGACCGTTGGGCCGACCCCCATACCATACAAAGTCCATGACCTAATTCGGTGGTCAACGCTGCGTTGTTGTTTGACAACGCCTCGTCCGCAGGGTTTGCACCGGCGGTCTTGGAAACTGCAACAATAAACTGGCCATCCTCAGGAGCCGCAGCGAGGGCGCTACAGTCTACGTCTTCGACAAGCATGTGAAGAGTTGACGTGGTAGGGCTAACGCTCCGCCTCTTATTGGCCTGTAATGGTACTAATGCCATTTTGGATTTCTCCTTCTTACAGGTTAAAAGTTAGTTTTCGAGAAGGAAGTTCTCGAAAGCGGAAGTTGCATCAGATGATTCCGGCACATCGGAGATTGATGCAAAGGACATGTCTGGTGCGGATAGTGCTAATGCTTCCTTGACAACACCCAAATCCTTCTTAGAAGCCAGCAGTGCTGCTACCTTCTTCTTGAAAGGAGTTGCTTTGTCAGAGAATCCACGAGCGTCCATCATGCTTACGATTTCTTCTGCTTTTTCCCGTCGCTGATACTCTTCTAGAGCAGAAGCGAGTTTGGTGTTTTCCTCGACCAGAGCCCTAAGGGTGTCTGGGACCTTGGATAAAACCTCTCGGGTGGAATCAGGATTAATTGTGCTCATGATTGTGCCTCCTCACCGACCTTTGCCATCAGCTTCGTTTTGAGAACCTGAGTGGCTGCCTTACGAGTCTTTGTTGACTCTTCGCTACCACGAACCCCAGCGGTCTTCGCGCTTTCCTCTGAAGCGCTCTCGACGGACTGTTCGTCAGTACCAAGTGCTGCATTCAGCACATCTGCGAGACTTTGACCTGCGGAAGCCGCTTTGATCGCTGCGTCGCCGTCCGCATCATTTGATACGTCCGAGTTATTACTATCACTATAAATGTTTTCTTCTACAGAGAAGCTTTCCTCTAGAGCAGCCTCATCCTCAAGAGGTTGGGCCGTCTTATCGGAGTCTCCCAGATCGGTTGCCACGTCAGCACTGGACTTAAGCTGTAAAAGCTTTCCAAGAATTGCCTCCGCAACATCCTTATTGTTTTGATTTGTTTCCTGTTCCGCAGCAGCAGTCTTCTCAGACATTCGGGCCTGAAGCTTATTGCGGAGAAGGTCGGACATCGCCGAAACAGTCTCTTCGGGGGGAGCTTGGTTCTGGACAGGGGCAACAACCTCTGCTGCAGCTTCCTTGGTCTCAGTAGGATCGGTATCGCTTTCTGTTGCAAGCACCTCTTCTTCACCGGACCAGTTATCCATAATAAAGTCAACCGCAGAGGCTAGCTTTTCAACGTATACAGGATCGATGAGTTCCACGCGATCAACTACCGGTACTTCACCCTCGGTGCTATCGGACGCGGAAACGGAAGATGGTGCCCCAGCAAGCTTCTGAATCAGTGTATCTAAAGATGACATATTCTTTTCTCCTGGGGACTAGCCCCACCCGAGTCATCCCCGGGCGGGGCCGTCACACTATCGCTTCTGCGACTTGCTACTACTGATAATATTACCAGCTAATAGGGTAAACAAAGCAGCCTTGTCAGGATCTTTATCCATGACCGCCTTTCCAGCCTTAAGTGAGGTTTTCCCATCTTTGCTGGCTTGGCGAAACACCTTCTTGAGGCGATCAAGTTCAGGCTTTTTACCCGTATCAGACATCAATATTACTCAGCCTCGGTGAGAGCAGTAGCAATTGCATCAACATCATAACCATTCTCGGCAAGAAGCTCACCAGCACGCTCAGTGATCGCACCGTCAAGCTCCTCATCGTCATAGGCAGCCGAAGACTGCTTGACTTCACCAGTGTCGAGGTAGTCGATGATCTCGTTGGCACGAGCAACAGCAGCTTCCTCAAAAGCGGCCATTAACTCAGGATCGATGTCGCCCTCAGCAGCGGTCTTCTCAATCAAGAAGTTGTCGCTGTTGCGACCAGCGGTCTTCTCAACTCCAGTGTGCTGGATGGAAGTAAGCTCGTCATAGAAAGCGTGCGCCATGGTGCGACCCAAGAAGTCAGCCTCAGCCAGCTTGGCCTCGCCTTCCTCAACATCAACCTCTTCGCCTTCGGCAGAAGCGGTCTTGATCTGAGTCTCGCCAAGAGCCTCGCCAATGATCTCCATGATGTCATTGTCATCAAACTCGTTGAGGTCAATGCCCTCAGCGGTTGCGATCTTTTCCAGTTCCTCAAGAAGAACAGCCTCAGCGGTCTTCTCAACTCCAGTGTTGGCCTCGATGTTCGCACCGGTGCCATATGCTTGTGCAAGTAATTCGTTCATTTTCTGTACCCTCCAGGGTTACGTTTAAAATTAAAGTGGACCTGCCGGGGGCACTGTCTTTGGCTGATATTCAACCTCAATACCTCATGGCGATTAGTCGATCTTAGCAAGTAATTTCTCCATCCCTTTGCCAAACATACCCGCCCCATGCATCTTAGCGCCTAGACGAGTAAGGCCAACAAAAACAGAAGTTGCCAAAACCGGATGCCGCTCCACAAACTTGTCTAGTGCGCCGAGAGACTTACCTTGACCCCGCTCTTTTCGAGCATGAGCCCCGTAAAGATACGCCATGGGCAAAACCCCTAGAAGCGCAAAAGGCAATTTTGCTTCTTTGGTTATGTCTGGTCCCATAAACGCGTCCTCAAGTCCTGCGCCGTCGTCAATCGTGGAAAGCAACTTTATATCACCTCTAGTAATATCATCAACTATGGAAGGCATATTTTCCATAAGCTGTATGCGATAACCATTGTAACTTGCTGCAATCTTATTAAGAAGACCTTTTTCGTCATCTGATAGATTGATATCAACAGTGCTACCTAGCTTTCGCATCAGAAGCATACGCTTCATCTCAGGGGAAGTGGAACCCCCTAAAGGTTTAATAACGGTAATGCGTTTATGCAGAACCGGGCTGAACATACTTCTTTCCGGTATAATGTTCAGCAATAAGTTTCTAATGCTGTGGGAGTGATCGCTTGGACGGCCAAGCGGAACACTCTTATCCACAGCAGAAGTCTGGGGGAACACGTGCCCAGCGCGGTCTAGCCTTTCCGCCATATCGGGCTTACCGATACGGATCAGAATTATCTTCTGATACTCACGCGGCTTAAGGACAATCCCGCTTGCTGCGCTTGTCGTCAAAACCTTGTCTAGGCTGTGGCCCCCAAGGCGACTTAAGACTGAGCGTGGGATATCTGGCTCCGATTCGTTAATAGGCTTCATTACTTTGGACGACATTGCGGGAACGCGTTTTAAGATCTCAGAAAGCTTCTGCTTCTTAGCAAGCTTCGTCTTGAGTCTTCTAATCGCATCTCCATCCCTTAGTCCACCCTCTTCTGCCGCAAGTGCAGACGATGGGTTGGGTGCGGAAGCAACCTTAGCCATTGCATAGCTTGTTCGATCGGCTCCGATAACAACAAAGCTCAGGTCAAAAAACCTGGGCTTGGGGTTGTATACAAAAACCTTTCTTCCATCAGGAAAAACCTTGCCCATCATTGTCTTGGTGTGGACACAGTAGTCTTTTCTTGTTTTGGACTTGTGCCCGCATATTGAACAAATGTCGTACTTGACCTTGCACCCCATGCTGACGGCTGGATGCTCTCCCGCGTCAAGCTTTCTTAGAAGATCACCGTGCCCCTCAGCCTCAGCCTTTTTCCGATCAATCTTAAGTATAAGCTCAACCCTATGCATGACCGGGTTGTACGCAGAACAAACGATCTCGCCCATGGACCGGGCCTTATCCTTGTTCTTGTGGTGTCTGTATATACCAGCGTTAGCAAAGGTCCGAAACCCAGAAAGCTCAGTGTCCGCCTTGGGATTAAGCTCAGACTCCTCAAAGTAGTCTCCGTTAATATTACTGCCGTAATACTCTCCTGCACCCAGAGCGTTAACCATAACGTAGGTAGTGCAAGAAGAGGGTCTGATGGAGGATATATAATCCTCTATTTCTTGGGATAGCTTTCCTTGTGAAGCAATCTTGGTGAGTCCGGACTCAGGCTCAATCGCCTGAACAAAGATGTTCCCGTCATCGTCCGACCCTGGGAATGTGAGCAGTTTAAGCATTTCTAGCCTTCTCTTGTCGCAACCTTTTGATAGTCTGCAACAGTTTCTTCTCTTCTGGGAAGAGGTCTTTTCCAGAAGATAGCCTGCTTGCAAGCGCCTTGGCGTGAACAGCTCTCCGGATCGCAGTCTCCCCCACCATTGTTGGTAAGGACGTTAACGCCGCAGGGACCACCGCTTTCGGGGTTAAGGCAAACCGAGACACCGACTTCACCCCTTCGGGGGTGGTCACCTTCTTGGTTTTAGATCCTAGCAGCGCCCCGAGCCCAGAAAGTCCAGCGCTGGTAGCGCCCCATTTTGCCGGGGACCAATATACATCGCTGAAGCCCTTTTTACGCTTATTCTCAGGGGTTGTGCGGAGGTCCATGTGCTTACTTAAGAAGCGTTTCTCTGTTTTGGTAAAATCTTTGTCCCCAGCCCTGAGCTTGGCCGCCAAGTGCTTCGCGTAGTCGTTTCTGTCGTAGTTGGCAAAGCCAGCACCAAAGGCTCCTGCCAAGCCTGAAGATGTGGCTATGTCTCTATTTTTAAGATTCGCCAAGAGCTTTGAGCCAAGTCCGCTACGGGAGATTGCTCGGCTACCCACAATCTTACGCAAAGCAAGGAGGCTTGCAGCAGTAAAGCCTGCACCGGTAAGCGCCTTGCCCGTTCTTGAAGCAAGGAACTCAGCGGTCCTGGATCTATCGTTTTTAGAGCCCTCAGCCATTTAGTCCCTCATAGAGCCGAGCCGAACATTGCCTTTAAAAGACTCTCTTTGTTGCGACCCTCTCGTGATAGCTTTCCTACCTCTGCGAGCGTTTTAACATCAACAGGCTGGATCCCCTCCTCCTTGAATTGTAGCGCCCTTCGCATAAAGGACCCCGAAACAAGTGGGTCTGATGCCATTTCAGGATTGAACCTGTGAAGCGTGTTGAAGATGCGCTTCACATCTTTTTCATCCTCCCGCTTAAGGGAAGGATTGTCTTCCATCATATTGTTAAAGGATCTGCGCTTATGGAGAGGCTTCCGGATAGAATCAATCGCGGCGTCCGCTCCACGAATACCTGCAGTAAGCCCAGCGCCGGCCGTCCCGAAGACAAGGGCCTTCTTGAGACCGGACTTAACCCCCTCATCAGCTAACGCCGAGGCGAACATCTTCCCAATGGCTGAGTTTTTGAGCCCCGCTTTGAGTGCGCCAAACCTAGCCTCTTTTGACATTGCCCCAGAAACCTTGCTCAGGCTCGCCATTGTCGAAACTCCCTTCGTGCCCACGGCCTGGGCTGTGTGTGGGTTTTTAAGCGGCCTAATCTTCTTTCCCACTTTCGGGACGCTAGTGGTAGTGGTTGCAGGAGGAGGAACAGTCCAAGTGCCCTGATGCGCAGGCATGGCGTGTTTCTTTTTGTCTTCCTTAGCCTTTTTCTTCTTGATGGCTCCGATTATCGCACCGAGACCAGCCCCGGTAATCGCCCCTCCCGTCCCCTTGACGGAAAGGATCCCACCTCTGGCAAGCGTTTCGGCCACACCAAGTCCCGCACCCGCTGCAGCCCCGGCTGCGGTGTGCTTCAGAACGCTGGGATCTTTCTTTTCTTTTTTACTAGCTAGCTTATCCCTGAGAACCTGCTCAACACTTTTCATGATTAACCCCACGCCTTCTCAGCTAACGGATTTGAGTAATTTAATTCTTTTGCCCACTCTTTTTGGGCGTCAGCAGTAAGTCCGCGCTGAGGCTTTGGAGCAATCTGGCTGGCGACTTGACCAGCAGCCTGCCTTGAGCCCTTATCCTTAAGCAGCCAATATGCGGCAAGCGCGGCCAAGCCTGACTTGCCAGGGTGCTTCATGACTAAGCCGGCCAAACCTTTTGGCCTAAACTTCCTTCCGAAGTAGGCCGTTTCTTTTCCGACCTTACCCGTCATAACTTCACCGGCCTTCTTGCCAGCCTTAACAGCGTCATACTCAGCCTTGCTGATTTGCTTAATGCCCTCCCCCAGACCACCGGGGACAGCGTGAAGCCTCTTACCAGCCTGCGGGCCGGACGTGGCCTTCTTACCTAGGAGCCAGCGCTTCAACTTCTCACTTGTGCTTTCGTATCCAGCCTTGCCCAGCTTTCCAGGGCCACTCCAAACTCCCTCAGAAAGATTCCTGCCCAGGTCACTCATGGAGACTCCCCCGATAGGGGTCTTTGCCGCCTTGTCTACGCCGCCTTTAATTTTTTCAAGGAGGCCGTCATACTTTCTACTAAGCTCATCAAGACTAGCAGTCTTGTCTGCGGCCATTTTCTCCAGGAGCACAATCCGTCTTCTTGGGTCAATCATTTATTACCCCCAAATAGTTGTCCCAGACCTGGACCGCCAGAAGGCGCGCTGGGCTGTGGTGGGGCCGCTCCCTCCGCTCCTGCGGGAGGGGAGCCTCCTTGTGATGGGGCTGCTGGTGCGGGCGGTCCCTGAGGGGCTGCCTGTGGAGCGGCACCAGCGGCATCGGGTGGAGGGGCAGGCTGTGAGCCCATCCCGCCTGGATTGAAGACGGTGTTGGCCATAGCGCTGCCTGGAGCAGGACCTCTTAGAATATTCAACAGGTTAGACATTGCGATCTGGACCTGCTGAATGGCCTGCTGCGTGGCTACAAGCTTCCCACTGACTCCCTCTAACTCCTGAGTGAGCCCTGTGATTGGGTTACCGGGCATAACCGCCATACCATTCATGGCAAGCTTCTTCATATGCCCAAAGTCTACGGCATCTCCCAGTTCCGCCTTGATTACACCAAGAAGGCCATCAGACGGGTTAGCAAACTCAATGGCTGCGCCCACGGTGCTTGGGTTGTATCCGCTGCTGGCTGCCTCCTTGCAAAGGTCTCTCAGGGCGGCCAGTCTAATCATAAATGTGTCTGCGTCCCCTTCGAGGTCGGCCTCAAGGTTGGCGCGATGTCTATGGAGGCTGACAAATTCAAGCCCTTTAGTGTGCCTCTCGCTGTCGGAAATACCTGCGACCTTTTCCAACTCCTCCGTGGGGCCAAACGCGTCCTCAATGGAAACAAACTCTTGGCCTGCGACGTAGCCTCCGCTAGGAAGATACGGCTTTGCGGAGGCTGATTTCTGCATACCACCAGTTTCCGAAGAAGCCTGGAGGATGGCTGATGCGTCTGCCATAGGGAACGTGATGTTTTTATCGTACCCAGCCCTAAACAGCCGGTTAAACGTTTCGTTGTTTGCGTACTCCGCAACCCTTCGAACCTGCTCAATTTTTAGCCCTGCAGACTTCGCCATCTCCGAAATGCTTTCGTTGAGAGGCTTTTTATCCTGGACATATTGAGTGGCTGCGCGTGAGCCCAAAGATCTTAATTCTTGAGGGCTGACGCCAGTGTCATCCTTAGAAGTTAAGTATTGTTCGAGATCTGTCATCATATTGAACCTCTAATCTTTATCGCCCCTTGGCGCAATAATATCAGGCCTTGGATGTTTTATCATAGATGCTAAAAAGCAGTAAGTCATTGCATGTAGACTATCATCTGTTGTCCCCGGGGTCTTACTAATAATAGTCGTTCTTCTCGCTTCGTTGTACTCTGTAAATACGGACAACAAGTCACTTCCATACGGCGTTTCGAAACTAGTCCAGTTAGGAAACGAGAACGTATCCTTTCGATTAATAGCATTTATGACAGCCATCAAGGCCTCCGTCCTATTTACCATAAACCGTGCAAGGCTTTTGTCGAAGTAGATCCTGCGGGTATTTACATACTGATATCTGGATACACGTGTTATTCCGTAGGTTCGAATAAGATTATCGTTGCGGTCAAAGCCTCCGCCATAGTCTACACCAATTATTTTGATTCCAAATAGGTCTACCAAGCGTCGGACTTCCTGCATAGTCCTCTCAGGCTCGGCCTCAATTCCCTCGAACCTCCGAAAGTACAAATAAGTGAACCGGCCGCCAAGATAGGCCCCTATAGTCAAAACGGTGTAAGCGTTCTCCCCGGTACCCCAGTCAATACCCATGTACGCATCCACGTTTCTCTTCTTTGTCCTGGCTAGCGCGTCTTCGACGGTGTTTTTGACCCCATCAATACAGGTATCTATCAGAGCCTCTCTGCTGATTGGCTTCTCTCCGGAATCGTACCCAAGCCCCAAGACCTCATTAAAAAACTGTGCACGATTATAACGTTTTTGTTTGTCTAGGATGTCACCCCAATCAGTCCAAGGAGCGATAAGCTGGGGTATTCTATAGCCCTCAAACGGGGTGTTTACGGGCGGGTTTCTAAGCCATTGGGGCGACCGCATAGATGCCCACTGCGCCTTTGGGTGGTCTGCGTGTATAGGCCTTCCGCATTTATCGCAGATAAGACCTTTAGGCCCGATGTTTTTCTCGCTTATAACATTCCACTTATTGCACCCTTCACAAGGAATGACCCATTCGTTCTGGGTTGAGTACTGGTTCCAGTAGTAGCTGATCGTATTATCAAGGCTCTTTGGGGTCCCTGAGTATCGAAGAATCTTAAAAGGGGAGTGCGACAAAGCCTCCTCAATAACAGGGATGGTCTCCGTCAGGATGTCCTGGATCTCGTCAAGAAGAAGCATGTCTGCGGAGATACCACGGACTCGGTCTGCATGAAGAAACGCGTACCTCAAAGTTATGTCTGACCCAGTGACAAACTTTTTGTACAGCACGTTATCCTTGACCCCTTCTCCGCGAGTAAAGGCCTTCAGCGTGTCCGAAAGCGTTATAGGTGTCGCGATACGGTCTCTAGAGAAAGTCTCTGTTTGCTGCTGCGTGGGACTAACAAAGAGGGACCTGAAGTGTCTTCTCAGTGTTGCGTAGGTAAGCATGATGTTCCCAAGCGTTGTGCTCTTCTCAACCTGCCGGCCGCACTGCAAAAGGAGTCTCTGTGCGGGCGTGTCGTAAATGGGCACAAGATACCTGCGGCCCTTAAAAGAGAAGTTGCTTAAATCACCGCTATTAGGAATATTAAAAAACGAGGAAACGAACTCACTCGGAAAAAGCTTTGCCTCCTCAGGGGAGTGCACTTTATCTCTAATTCGCTCGTTTAGGTTTATCATGCTCAAAGACACCATATCGAAAGCAATTGGTTCAATATCGAGGGCAGTGGGTAACGATCTTGTGGAGTACGAAACAACAGAAGACAACACCTACGTTCTAAAAATGTGGCCACCAATATCACAAGATAATAAACGACTACTTGTGCAAATAGTCAAAGACTTCCTTCCTAAGGCCAAAATCTCCATTAATAAGAGGGCCGGGACCGTGACCATAGTTATCAAGAGTCGTTAATGTCTGACCAGCTGTCACAGACAAACGTATCCTTAACGTGGGTTCTATAGAGCGTGCACTCCCCGTCACCAAGGTGTGCCCGCCCCGCAACATACATGTACTGCGGACAATTAAGACACGTTTTGGTTGACTGGGCTAGTCGCAATCCTGGTGGCCGCGACTCGGCCAGCTTGCTCTGGAGATGGTACAGCAGACTTCTTCCCCCCGAATAGCCTGGAGAATAGTCCTGGTTTCTTTGGCTCTGTTCGCCTCTTTTTAGGATAGACATATCTTATCTCCCCGCTAGCGGTTCTGTATTTGTAAAGGTGCTTTGGGGGGGCTTTGAAATGCTTATAGAAACGCTTCTGCTCTTCAAACTTACGGCCCGCAACACCGTACATCCACTGATCTGTTGTCTGCGGCGTTGTCTTCCCTAAGGCACGGCCAATGATCCCAGGCCTCTTAGACTCAGGGACAACGCTTCGGTACCGCCTAACATCGACTGAGCGCTCGGCCTCGGGTCTATGTTTTTGTCCCCCCAGTCGTCGGGCGCGGGCCTCAGCCTGCAAAATCCTTTGGGGGTTGAAATGTCCGTCCAGAGCATAGAATGCGGTAGAGTTCTTTAGGTCAAGGCCCTCAGCGCCCGCACCACTAAGTACGATCACGCGCTTTTTCCCATCTTTGTAGTCTTGGACCCCTTGCTGCCTACTTAGTGCAGTAACCTTGCTGCCTCCGACCTCCGTACCTTTACCGACAAAGACAGCGTGATCAATTCCGCGAGACTTGAGGCCCGCAGACAAAACGTCTACCCCTCCCCGAACAAGGTTAGAATACAGAACGACCTTATTGTCCTGCTTAGCTTTCAGGTGAGAGTCTGTGTCGTCTAGAACCCTTTTCACCTTGGGGGTGACTTCCGCAGACTGCTCTGGTGTGATGTCCTTCCGCGCCGTGTGCATGGAGTTGGCAACCTGCCTTGCTGCGGATATCTGCGCGAACAAGAACTCCGCATCTTTAACGGAGATATTCGGGTCTCTACGAATGATACGCTCTTTGAGGGGACCTAGACGGTTCAGGGCAAGCTCGTACATCTGGTACTGCTGGGGAGACATCTCAACGTCCACATTGGATACCTGCTTTTTGGGCATGGTCTTGCCCTTCAGGTCTGAGGTCTCTACGTAGTCAATCTTTGGTTGCGTTCGCCTCTTTAGCTCCTCGACGTTCTTATAGCCCTTTACTTTTTTCTTCTTTCCCGTAAACCCTTTTGCGAACCCAATCGTCTTAGTAAACTTCTTCTTAAACTGGGCCGGAGACATCTCCCGGTTCTTCTCGGAGATGGTGAGGAGTGTGGCAACCTCACCAGGGTTGTTGTTGATCATAGAGGCCGTGAGCCCCATGAAGTTAACTGCGTACTTTCTGGCGGCAATGGCCGCTTTGAAGGTTGAGGCCCTCTCGTTCCGAGTCTTGTGAAACTCGTCGAAAATTAGGGAGTCCGCGCCAGTTCTCTGCATAATCCCTTCAGGATCTCGCCGGAACTGCGCGTAGCTCACGATTGTGTAATCTTTACCTGTCTCTTTCCCGGGTCGGACGTACCCCTCTTTCTTAGAAACTTCGGACTGGGAGCCGATAACCTCGACACTACTTGTCGTGAACTTCTTAACCCCGTTATCTGCGAAGTTAGCGCGAAGCCCGGAGGGAACCACAACCAAGACCTTTTTGGCCTTACCCTCATGACGAAGCCGCTCAAAGCCGTAGATAGCTGCGGCGGTCTTCCCTGTGCCCATCTCGTGGGCAAGGATCATCTTACCCTTGTTTGCGAATAAGCGGTCGATCGCTTTCTTTTGGTGCGGGTACGGCTTAAACCACTCCGCCATGGTGGGGATACCTGTCCCGTGCGCAGGCTTGGCTTCGACGGCTTCTTCAGCCGCAGCAGCCTTTAATATGTAATCCCCGAGACTCATGGCTAGGACTTCCCTCCGCCTTTGGCCATCTGCTTAATCCAATTCATAGCTTTAGCGTCTGTACCGGCGAGGTCGTCAAGGTCAATTCCTGGCTCTTTACCCGCGCCAGACCTTTTCGCGTATCTACTCTTCCCAAAAGACTTCATACGCCGATCTTGCTTATCTGCTGCTCGTGCCCACGCGTCCAGCGTCTTGCCCTGCTTTCCTTTGCGGACAGCCTTGGATAGCCGAAGCAGCCGCCTAGCGCCGCTAAGTTTTTCAATCAAAAGTTGCTTAGCGGCATATTTTTCCAGTGCGTTCATATTGGCGGAAGCATGCTTTACGCCAGATAGGGAAGACATGGTGCTAAGGCCCTTCGTGCCCGAAGCCATCGCTTTACCGCGATACGGGTTTAATAGCGTATCCTTCACCGACGCAATCACTGAGTTTCTATTGGGCTTGGTGCCTGGGACGCCAGCGAAGCGGACCTTCGGCAGTGGCTTTGTAACGTCTACGGAAGCATGCTTTATCCCGGAAAGGGCGGTCATAGTACTAAGACCTTTTCTCCCGGAAGCCAAAGATTTCCCCGCGTACGGGTTTTGCTTTGCCGCTGTCGCAGCGGCCGAAGCGGCGGTGACGACAGGCTTCTTAAACTTTTTAGGAGGAGGTGGGGAGATCCTTATAACTTCCCCGTGATCGAGCTTGACCTCCCCAGTCAGGTTCCCATCGCTATCGTAGACGGACTTGCTGCCGTCATAAGAAAGTTTTGTTTTAGCGGCAGCATGTTTTACCCCAGATAGGGAAGCCATGGTCTTGAGGCCCTTCGAGCCCGAAGCCAGCCCCTTCTGGGCGTACGGGTTCTTGGTATTGGTATTGGTTTTTAGGGGTTGTATTTTCGCGGCTGTTTGCTCCCCGAGATCAACAAGGGTCTGCCCTAGTGTTTTTTTCGGTCGCGACGTTCCCAAAAGCGAATGACCATAGAAAGAGAGTTTTGTTTTCATTTTTTTCTCCATGGGTTGTTAGACAGACCTCTGAGGAGAGCTTCCCAAAAACTGCACATTACTTATCACCTTTTAATGATTTTTTGGCGTAGCTGATAGCCTTAGACAGGACGAGCCCTCCCAAAAGGCCGCCTGCCACACCGCCCATACCCCCACTAACCAGCCGTTTACCAAAATGCTTGGGTTTGAACTTGTACCCAGCTTTGCCTTTTGCGGTTACCGCCTTGGTGATTTCTTTAAAACCCTCATCACCCATTCTGTTAACCGCACCCGCAAGCGCCCCTCCGGCCATCGCGGTTGCCAAGCCCTTATTGCCCTTGCCCTTCTTTTCGCCAGAAGCAAGGCCTTTGGCCATAATTAGTGCGGCCGGAACCTTGTACGACAACCTGCCAAGACCGAGACCGACTGCAGACTTCAGGGCGCTCGCTCTACCGGCCCCGGCCTGAATATTTTCGACGCTTCCTTCTATGACACCCTTCTGCAATTGATACAGGGCGGTGTTGCCCCCGATAATGGCAATCCCGCGTTTGCGGTCTTTCTTGCTCTTGGACCCGAGAAGTTTGATGCCCTTCATGTACACAGGCGCGGTCAAAACCCCCGTACCTGCCCCAATGGCGCGCCCAAGACCTCTTCCCTTTACGCCGCTTTTGAAGGCTTCACGCCAAGTTGGCGATTTAGCCCCTGGGGTGGGAGATAATTTGCTCCAAACCTTTGTGTCTACGGCTTTTTCGATCGCACCCTTGGGAAGGTCGCCAATAACCGCCTTCGCCCCAAACACCGGTGCTGCCGCAGCAAGAGACTTAAAGTACCCAGGCTCTTTTTTATTAGTTTTAGCCATCTTCTCGCTTCCTGACCTCTGCGGACACTTTCGACAATAGGGATTCTATGAGGACCTCACTCAATCCGATACCCACGTCCTTTATCTCAGCATACCAGCTGTTAACCTCTGGTACGTACTCCTCTATTACAGACTCTTTAGGGAAACTTTTCCAAGCAGCCCTAATCGACTCCCCAATATGGTCGGGAAACTCTGGGTCGGGCCACAGATGGAATTTAACACCATTGTCCGTTCGGTAGTACTCAGACCTTACTCCCGGAATCTTTGTTTTCGCTTCAACAAATTTAACCGGGAGGATTGAAAAGTTATTGTTAAACATCATCATCCCCAAAATCGTCTATAGACGGTAAGTCCTGGATACTGGATACGTCCCGCTTGCCTAACTTAATAGCAATATCTCGGAGGCCGTCCACGACCTGCTGCACAGCGTCACCTGTCCTATTCAGCTCCTCTGTGGCCTTAAATATATTTTCTGCCCAAAGTTTCGCTGTCAGTGCAGTCTCTCGGCTATTGGGCATTCCGGCCGTCTCAAAGAAGCGCATGGAGGATTCGTTGAACAGACCGCGTATGACCGCTTTCTGCTCCAATTCCGGGCTACTCCCAAGCTTCCACAGGGCAAACTCCGGCCCCCGCGAGTAACAAGACTTGAGCACCCGGCCCTCAGGGTGCTTCTTCAGATAAGATAACCACTGGCTTGTAGATAGAAGTTCAAGGTTCCAAAAATAATGCTTAAACATCTTGATGGTACGCTTAGAAACGTCCTTTCCGGTTATCTCCTTCAAGTTGGACGCAACTTCTTCAGCGCCCATGCCGGAAAGCAAAAGGCCCTCCAGGACGGGTCTGGCCTTATAATCCCCCAGAAGGTTCCGCGCCTCTACCGCATGCTTGTCTTCTTTGGCCAAGGACATAATCCTTTGGCGTCTAACCCATGCTTTGGTCGGTCCGAAGTCTATGCGAAATGGTGTCGGTCTAGTCTCTAGAAGCTTTTCCCTAAGCTCAGCAAGATACCCCGGTTCGGGCTCAAGCATCTCATACATTACCGCTGTTTCGGCTATCTGCTCCAAAGACATTTCCGAGAACATTAGCATATATTTCAGCCAATATTCGTTCGGTTGTTTCATTCTTAAATCGCCACATTTGTCCTGATCTGTAGCTTTTTAAGTCCCTGAACGGCGCGCTCAATTCCAGACAAAGCGGAGGCTACAGCAGCCTCCGGTACGTCTGACAGACCTAGCCTAACCCCTATAAGGAGTTCAGCTAACTTTGAGGCGGACTCTTCAAATACGGGCATCGCGTCTAAATACCCAGCCACATTCTCCGGAGTAATAAAATTAAGAGATAATACGGAATCAACAGTGTCCGCGCCTACAAGTGCTGCTGCTTCCTTAACAAGGTTCAACCTAATAACAGAAGCTAGTTTAACAACTTCTTCGTCCGTCTCGTCAATAACAGATTCTTTGACCAAATTTCTAGTGGCGACAAAAGACACCTCGCCGCTTGATGCTGCAGCCGCAACTTTTTCGAGAGCACCGTCCGGAGTGTCCCCCAACAAGCCCACAATAAGTAACGCGTCATCACACGAAAGCTTCGCAACTTTTTCTATCCCTGATACCGGCCCACCGGAGAAGGTGAACTCAGATCCGTCAGAAAGAATTCGAACTCTTTTCATCTCATCATGCCGAGAAGCGATCTTGTTGATCGCGACCGTATCAGACAGGTAGTTTTCCCCGGACAGGGGCATGGGGACAAAGACGCTGTCTTCCGGGATAAGGTAGTCCGTCCCGGACACCTGCACAGGCTTAACAACCTTTGCAACCTTCAGGGTCCCTCTCCCATAAAGGGCATGCTCATAGATGTACGACCTGCCATCAGAACTCTCGACGGTATGCTTTATTTCCAAAGGCTCGGTAACCGCAGAGGCCGCCTTGAGAAAGAAAACACCCTCACCCAAAGGCTCAGAACCCACAAGAGCGTCAAGGCTAACGTCGCCACACCTAATCCCGGCAACCTTCTCCTGAAGAGAAGCCCCGGAAGGACCAACAACAATAGTGGAGTCCAGCTTTCTGCCGCTGAGAGCGACGACATCCTTAAGGACTACGGCCTTCTGCGACCCGCCCTCTTTGCTCATAACTGAGTATACGCCCGTTTCGTCAGCCTCTTCGAGGCCGAAGCTAGGCTCAACCTCTAAGAGTTCATGGTCATTCCCGGTAAGAAGGACCGATCCGTGCTTAGCAATGCCCTGGCGGAGTTCGACGGGAATGGTCTCCGAGTAGCGGTTACCTATAAAGAATTCCGCCTGATTGAACGGCGAGTGTGTCGCCCCAATGACTCGATACCCGCCTGCCACTTTAGAGATTACCGCAGAGTCGAAAGAATCCAGGCTCGGGCCAGCATCGGTATCTGGCACACTGATTTTTGCAGCATGGGAGAGTTTTGACAGCGACGAGGAGAAATCCTCATTAATCTTGGCAGCGTCAAGAAGCGTGGAATCTGTCGCAACCGAGTTTAAAAACGTGTCAACGGCGTCACCCTCGATATGGACAAGGTCAAGAACAGACCCCATCTTACCCATGGTGGAGCTTGCTGGGTTTTGGCCCCCATGTGCAGACGCGGGCATAGACGGATCCATGTTCTGCGAGGCGGCAGACCCGCCCCCTCCCTGCATACCTTTTAACGGAGGAGCTTCCGCGTAGGGGCTGGACTGGAACATCATCGCTGCGACCCTGGCCTCGTTGAGAGGGAAGAACTTCCCATCAGGCGAGATAAACACGTCGTAGGAGTATGCGCGCTTGTTCTCAACAATGATTGGGATTCTAATGCTCTGCTTTGGGTCCGCCGGGGGCTGCCCCTGGCTGACGACTTCACCCATTCGCTGCACCCCATCAGAGGGTGGAACGTCAGATGCTTGCGCAACCAAAAACACTCCGTACATATAACCCATACTCTTGTCCTGACCCTGGATCGAGATATTCACTTGGTACTGACCAAGGAAAGGGTGCTGCTTGTACAGGTGAGCGATAAGTTCGCTCGGGTACGTGCTTGGGTTATCCCCTAGTAAAAATTTGGCTGCGACCTTTTCAAATAAAGGGCCCTGCACTTTTCTTGTCAACTTCATAATAATGCTCCTACGACTAAACGGTTTGTGTGTTTACCCTCAGCCCGTTTCAATAATACATTGTATGTACCGACTGTTGAAGACACTGACTTCTCCTAAGACCATGGGGTTGTCGGAACCGGTGGTCCGGCCCCTGCGGGATTTGGGATAGAAACCAGTCCGGTTGGTGCCCAGGCAATAAGCTTAGAGAATATCTCAATAGCTAAAGGCTCTGTGCTATCACTCGGTGGGGGAATTGTTATTGGTGCCATTGGTGCTGGCGGAGGCTGTATAGGGGGTATCTGCGCTGGTGGGGAAACGGGCACCGCGTTTGCTGGGATTGCGGCCAAGTCCGCAAAAGCCTTAAAAGCGGTTTGAAGCTTTAAAATAAGCACCGCGCCTGTAGGGTCTGGAGGCAGGGTATTCCCAAACGCTGCGGCAAAAGCAGCCCTTCCAGCGTCGATTCCGGCGGGCGTCCATTCGGGATTAGTTCCGCCAGAGAAGAACTCGCTCGCAACGTAGGCCCACTGTTCGCCCAGGTGTGCGCTCTCGTTTCCGGGCATAAATAGGCTCACCGCGTCAACCGCGTTCTTGACCCCTTGAAGTGTGTCAGCCAGTGCCATTATCCCTGCGACCCCTTTTTTGCTTTAACCTCGTATGATGCAACGTCAGACTTGAAGGTTTGGAGGCATGAAGGATCTATTTGCCCCGGCCCAGCGCCGCAAATGGTTTTAAACTTACTTGTAAACCAAGTCTGCAAGTCAGACACAAGAACAACCTCTTGCAGGTCTGCCCCATCCGGACCCAGCTGTATGTCCTTCTTACCCTGGATCTTCACAGACTTTTCAACCTTAAAGTCCATTTCGTCCAAACATTCCACAAGAAGCGCCTTAATCTGTGCTTTAAGATTATTATCCTTTAATAATTCAAGTACGGACTGTTTGTTGTCGGCAACGGAATTGCTGCCGCCGCCATCTCCGTATACAAGCTTAACCCCCTCTTGGACGTTTGCATACACGGTTTGCGCCACTTCCACGTGTATATTACCACGTGTAAATATAAAGTTGTCCCCATCCCTGCTTACTTGGAACACGTAGCGAACCCTTTTTGAGTCCTTCCCAACATCGCCAAAAGACGTGCCCTGATCATCTTTTTCGTCGTGCTGGTATACGGTTAGGCTTATGACCCCTCTTTCCTCTTTGATTATTCCCTTCGACTCCCCTTTATTGTCCCGCTCAGGGAAAACCGGCTTATCTGCCCGGGCACTGTCTCCTGTCTTATGCTCGGGCTGGGCGAAGATGTGCTCTTTGTCTTCCTCTGGATCTAGTTGGTCCTTGGTGAGTCGTCCAACTCTAAGCTCTACCGTATGCTTTCCTGTGGATACGTCCTCTTGGCACAAGTCTTTAATACTATACTTAACCAGCACCGGTGTTTCGGCGGCCACCTTAAGGGACTCTTGGAGGTCCGCGTCCGTGTAGTCTTTCGCGAGGTATCCGTCGGTGTGTGTTGGTTTTTCTCCTTCAACAAGGACCGCGTGGCCCCACTCAATTTCACCAACAGGGCTGTAGGCCTGATACCTTTGAAAGTAGTCCCGAACCACATTCTCTATGGGTATGTATATTCTTTGAGACATCCCTGTTGCGCCTATCTGGACAACGCCGCCCCTTCTCACAATAACGCTGTTCCCGTCGATTGTTCCTAGGAAGATGTCTCCAGGCTCAAGGATCTCCCTAGCTCCACGGAAGTTTGGTCCCATGTCCCCGACCTCTTCTATGTACTCAAGGTCGGTCCCCGCTTTGGGGTCTACCTCTTTTTCGGGAGCAACTGTTTGTGGGTTTGTCACAAACGCGAAGACAAATGAGGTGCCATCAGCAGCTTCGCAAACGTAACAGTACGACCCAACTTCTGGCATAAAGTATGTGCCACCAGGGTGAGTATGGTGGCAATACGGAGAGGTAAACGGTACGTCTGGGATAGGCTGGTGCGTGTATATTGTCACCAAGTCGACAGTAAACTCGCGCATGTTTACGGAAGTTATCTTGGCGAGCATTACCTTTGCTGGCCCATGGGCGGCTTCTGAGGATTTGCCCCAAGCATCATTCATGACCATTAGTAGGGCCCCTCCCCTTTGCTCTTCCCGAACTCAGCGGAATACGTAATTCCGGGAGCAGGGTGTATGCCGTGGATATCAGACTCCCACCCCTCGTTCGCGGCTCTGATAAATGTCTCCTTTAGTTTCCTGTACTGCAGTCTGGCAATCCAGTCGGTGGTTTGGTCAAGCGGGAGGGTCTCGATACCTCGTAGGGTTGGCTCCACTACGATCGGCTTGGCCATCTTTCCTGATCTGTTTAGTGCTGCTGCATGAGACAGGGATACGTAGTCGTTCTTTACGAAATTAGAGTCCCCAGGATCGGAAACCCTTCCGAGGTTGGTTATCCCTTTTGTTACAACCTCGATGTTCCTACGTTTGATACCCTCATTCTTGTACACCTTGTTGATCTCATCAGCGATATAGGCCTGGACGGTATCCACATTCGTCTTCTCAAGAAGATCTCTTGGATCAACAACCCCGCTAGAAAGTTTTTGACCTTTCTTAACCTTTGATCCTTCAGACACATTAAGCGTTCTACCCGCAGGGACGTACACATCCTCTGTCCCAATAGTAAGGTCATACCCGCCAACGGGGCTCTCCTTAATAGAAGAAACTGTTGCGGTTGAGGGTGACAAGACGGCTGCATTTGGGAGGGTTGCGGGCATCTTAAGTATTTGCGTAACTCTATCGATTCCGCCCACAACCCCAGCAGAAGAGCCAGCGACACCACCGGTATGGAAGGTCTTCATAGCAAGCTGTGTGCCGCGTTCGCCCAAGGAGGTTCCCGCTATCACCCCGATATTGGTACCTTTTTCAATAGGCCTGCCACCATCCATAAGTCCGTAGCATTTTGAACACATGCCTTTGGCGGACTCGCACTTGAGGGGCGATCGAGCTAAAACCTTAGTTACCTTCGCAGATTTTATCTTAGATATGAGCGACGGCGTTATCGCTGTGTTTGCGGCCACCCGGAAGCCTTTAGTAGAGATAGCCTTTGCGGTAAACCGATCCACCAGATCGGAGTCAGCGCTGTCCATCGCAACACCCTTTGTAGTTCCACAATCATCCTCGGTAACAACAAAAGGCATCATCGTATTGGCAAGCTGCTTATTCAGAGCGCCCGGTTTTTGAACCGATTGAACCTTTTCGATTAGGCCTTTCCTGGCCCCCGACGACGCCACCCAATAGTCTGACGACTTAAGCCCCTCTGAGTAAGATCTGGAAATCGGAACGGGGATTACGCGCCCCTTCGCGTTTTCAACGAGCATTGGCCCAACAAGCATTTGCTGAACCTGTGACCATGAGGGCTTAACCCCGGCCTTATTCATGGCCCGAAGCTTATTACCGCTCTTATCCAGAACCTTCTTTACCTCTACGTTCATTTCCTCTGTGACGGCGGTGTAAAGATCAATTATCTGCTGATCCGCAGCGCTTTTTGAAATCAAGTTCATCTTGCGCTTCTTTCTGATCGCCGCTTCTTTTACCTTGGCTGCGCCGATCTTCTTTGCTCGTATCTCGCGCATGGCGTCAAAGTCAGAAAGACTAAACGAAAACCCTATGTTGTACGCGTGACCGAAACCAAGATCTTTAATCTTGTCAGCAGTCTCTTGAAACTCCGCCGGCGTCTTAGTGGCAACCTCCCTAAGAACGGACTGGAGATTTTCTTTACCCATGAACATAGACTCGTCCGTGAGCATAGCGTCGCTTCTAAGCTTCTTCGGGAGGGCGTTGCTAAAGACAAGCCGGCCGGCAGTGGTCCTCTTCCCGTCAACGGTGACAACATCTGTCATGGAAATTTCACCGGACTTGGCGGCAGAAATAGCTTCCTTATCACTACCAAATACCGCCCGCGTCTTCCGCCCCATCTGGGTCAGGAGGTAAAGGCCCAGCTGCCCCTCCAGGCTGGGCTGATACATGACCCTACCCGTTGCGGGGTTGAACAGATTTTTTGACGGCATCATTTTATGCGCTTCGTCTACCGCGTCCTGCGATACGGGAACGAACACGGCCATTGTGTCGCCATCAAAGTCCGCATTAAATCCACCGGTGACTAGTGGGTGGATGTGGATAGATGACTCATTGTGGAGCTTAGGCTTGAAGGCCATAATCCCAAATTTATGCAATACAGGGTCACGCTTAAAAAGAACCGGACGCTTCTTAACAGCAATCTCCAGCGCCCTGTCGGCAAGAGTGGATTTGCTCTCTATCTCCTCCCGGGCCTTTAGGGGGGTATACCCCATACGAACAAGCTCTTTGACCACAAAAGGCCTGTACATCTTCATGGCCCCCTTCCTGGGGAGGCCGATCTCATCGAGATGAAGATCCATGTTTGGAACAATAACGGACCGCATCGAAATGTCCTGCTTACGGTCCAGGATTCTTTTGTGAAAGAAGCTCTGTTTTGGAGACTGCCGACCAGAGAGGATAGTCAGTATCCCCGGCGGTCTGGCCTGACCATCCAAAGTAAGCGCAGACTCAGACGGTGTCGACGTGCCCATCAACGCGTCAACAGCGTCATACAAATCTGACTTAAGCTGAGCTACCGCTGAATCTGGGAGTACGCCCTTTGCCTCGCCGAGCTTTTGGTTAAGTATGGCGATATCCCGGTAGAGCATGTTAGTGCCATCGATATTAAGGTCTCCTCCCTCCATAGCGGTGATTGGGCGAAACACAGGGGGGAGGACAGGGACATTGGATATTGAGTAAGCCTCTTGGGGGGTAAGCCCCTGCTTTTTAAGCATTAGCAGGTACTTAATTCTCTTGTTCACCCTGTCAAGCTCAGAGCGTCTGGCGGTCTTTATCTCTTCTTTGGACTCTGAAAGCGCCTTATCAACATTGATCCCAGCCAACGCTTGAATAAGGCCCTCCGGGCCTGAGGCAACACCCTTTCCTGCTGGGGCTACGCTCCCGTCCTCTGTCAGGCCTTCTTTTCCGGACATTATGGAATCATATTGCTTACCCGTTATTCCTAAAAGGGAGCGCACAGACTTCTCAAACATCGGGTTTGGCATCCCAGTGGCAAGGGCGATATGAGACCACTTTTTGCCTCCAGGGCCGCCCGTTACTTCCTCGTCAAAAAGACCCCCCTTTTCGGGTTTCAGATCTTTGCCACGTATAACCTTGCTTCCGTCCTTTATCTCACCGCTCGAAGACTCAAGTATTTGCTTATCAGTGAGCGGGCTGACGACGAGGCCGTTGCCTTCCTTCTCAACATCAAGCCCCAAAGCTCGCATGTAGGATATTAACTTCTCGTACGCAAAAGAGGGCTTTGGGGCTGGGAGGATCGCCCCAGTCTGGACCGCTGTCCATACCTCGTCTTGCGCCTTATCGCTTTTGTAGGTCAGAGCATCGCGTATGTTTGCCGTAGATCCGTGAGATAGCATCGCATAAAGACCAAGCTCCCCAAATCTCTGCGCCGCTCCCGATTCTCCGCCCCCTTTAGGGACGAGGTTGGCATCATAATCATGGCCATAGCCATGCGCACGAGCCCGAAGCTTTTTATCCACCTGATGGAGAAGCTTTAGCGTGTACTGCTTCCCGACAAGAACTTCGCCAAGACTCTTACCTGTTGCCGGATCAAACAGTTCCGTAGTTTCAGATATGCCCGCCTCTGCCAAGACTTGTTTAACGCGCTCCTGGTAACCAAGCTCCCTTTCATGCTCTTTGATCGTGATCTTCTTAGGGCCTTCTTTGGTTTGGATTGTTCGGGTATGCTCCTTTACCTTTACAACTTTCTTGGTGTCGTTTGTCTGGAAGTTGTCAACCGCGTACGGCTCGCCCTGTGCGTCAGCAACCTTAGCTAAGCTTGTCTCAAGAACCTGACCAAGATTAATTCGGCCAGGGACACCGGAAGGATTAAGTATTAGCTGTATTGTGTTTCCATCTGCATCCCTGGGCATCTCCTCATCTGGTACCACGGCAGTGATAACGCCCTTGTTACCGTGTCTTCCCGTAAGCTTGTCCCCAACGTCAGCAGACTCTTCAGTTTTGGTGTAGACAACAACCTCTTTTCCGTTCCGGACGACGTCAGTGACCACCCCAGAATAAGGCTTGTCCCAGGTGACAGACTTGTTCTTGTACGGGCGTATCAAAGACTTGTGTATGCCTTTAAGAAGAAGCTGCTCTTTAGAAGGCTCGGTCTTTTGAAGAACCGTCATCAATACGTCACCGGGGTCAACTCTTTGACCCTTTTTTATGACTCCGTCTGGATCTAGCTTTTCTGCATTCTTTTCCGTTACCGCACCGGGAAAATTGGCGCGAAACTTCTTCAGGCCTAAAGCCATGCCCCTATCAACATAGGATCTGCTCTTGTGCAAATGCTCGCTTGTTAGCTTCTTTGAGGCGGACTCCGAAATAACTATGCCGTCCTCGAAAACGAGTCCCTTATAGGGCAGGTAAGCAACTGCAAGGTTTGTGCCCATCGCCAAGGTTCCGCCCTTGGTGAAATTCGTGTCTGCCAAAGGTTGACCTCTTTTAACAGAGTCCCCCTTTTTAACCAGAGGTGTGCTGTTTATGAACGCCTTCTTGTCGTTGAGCGGGAAATTCTCGTAGAGAGATACGGTCTTCCTCTCCCCTTTGGCCGTCTTAACAACAATTTTTGAGGAGCTTACGCTCTCAACAACACCTGAGTCAGGACTATCGTGAGACGTGAATGAGCCAAGCATACCCTCCCATGTTCCGTACCGTTTTTCCGGACTGCCCGACTTCACCTGAACCAGCGGCGCTTCCCTGTCCTTAAGAGAAATTGCTTGTTCCAGGTGGCGTGTAGCCATTCCCGCCCGGTTGGCCTGATCAGAGGGAAGGAACGGGATCAGGTTAGCCGTTATGGAGAACATCTGCTTAGGCGACGTTATTACGTAGTCCACCTCATCGGGAGACACATTCTCCGGATCGCCCCCATCCTTTCGAACAACAGTAACTGTGTCCTGAAGAGGCTTGGGGCTTTTGCCCGAGAAGGAGTATTGGTCAGGGAAAGCAAGCGCCTTATTGGCAAGCTCTGTCGGGCTCTTCATGACAAAGCCGCCTGCCCTAACATCATAGACCTTAATCTTTGGAGCCTTGCCGTCCTTCGTTACACCAAGAGATAGGTGCCCGCTGATACCGGTGCGCTTGCCCTCCGGGGTGTGGACTGGGTCCATGAACCCCAAATAACTTGTGTCGATCATCTTAGCTTCGTCGGAGATCGCATTCTCACTAGCGATCCCGCCCTGCCCCATGATCGTGGTCCGCAAGAACCCACCTACCATGTCAACAGGGTTAACTTGGTTTGGCTGCTGGGACAGGCTTGTCGATGTAAAAAATGTCTTTACCGGAACATTAAAAATGTCAGGGGTAACGATTGCTCGGATGTTGTCCTTACGATCAACGTTATTGCCAAGTTTGTAATTTATCCTCCTGGCAGAGTTCTCAATCCGCTCAGGGATAAAGTCGTTTATGGACCAAAGCTCCTTGAACCTCAGGGAGTCTCGATTATCAACTTCTTCTTCGCCTTTATTTACCCTTAATAGTTTTGATGACGCTGCGAGCAGTGCGCCACCACCCACAGCGTCAAACCCCTCCCCAAGGGTTATCTTTGTCGTTTCCGGAAGAAGCTTTGTGGCCCCATAGGCCTTGGCGACAACCTCAGCCGCCTCCGTATCTGTGGCAGGCGTTGCCTTCCTGTCCAGGGCCTTGGCCAGCTTTATGACTTCTCCACGCTTTTTGTCTGCCATGCTTCGGGAATATAACTCGTTACCCCAGGCCGCTCTGATCTTCTCGTCCGGAACACCTAACGCCTGAAGAACTGGCAAGAGCTGGATATTCGAGGACCCGTAAGTGACCATGAATCGTCTGCGCTCTGGGTTGAAGCCCATTCTAAACCCACGGCCCTGCGCAAGGTTAAACTGGCTCTCCAGTTCGCCGTTGGCCTTTCTTCTTGCGTAAACGCCCGACTTAAGACGCCACTGGTTGTCGACTTGGTACTCCGTGCCATCCACAATGTAGCTGAACCGGCGCGTTATCTTTGGTATCGCAGCGACTTTAATCTTATTTGCGCGGTCAACAACCTTGCCCGTGCTGTTGTCGACGAGTTCGAAGTCGCCGTAAAGGCCTTGGGCCCAGGTTCTGCCCCGCAGCCTAGCCTTCTTCTGGCTTGGTATATCGTCGATATTGACGTCGCCGCCCGAGTAAATTCTCTTGGCGACCAGAGTCTGCTTCTTCCCTACCAAGGGGAAGAACTTACTTATTTTATCTATGGTCCCATCTTCGAGGGTCTTCATTACCCCCTCGGGATCTAGAATATTCGACATTGGATCCTCCGCGCTAACCCGGCCTCCATATTAGGTATAAGAACTATGGGTGATGACGCCCTTAAACAAAAGGAGTAAAGTATGAATAGTTTCGTAAAAACCTGCGGGCCTCTTGTAAGCACCACCGCTTACTGTGAGTCCACGCTTAGTGAGCTTGCTCGTGCAGTCGACACCGCGCTCGTTCCAAACACCTAATCGTGAGGAGACCCGTTGACAAAAGCACCAAAAGCCATTGCTTGTGACGTTGCTGGCATCTGGTGCCATGAACCCAAGAACTGCGGGGAGTGTCCCCACTTTATTGAGAACACCGGGTGCGTTGTGTGGGTGTGCTGTCGTTGCGTCAAACAAAACGATAATCCCTCTTCATTTTACCAGCGCGGTCGTTGTGATCGATGTGACCAATTCTCCGCAATGCTCATAGCGGTTCATTAGATTTGTGCCCTGTCTGGGGCGGCCCTTGGCGGAAGCTGCTCAGGAAGCGGACTCATCGTCTTGACGCCTGCCCCAGACAAGGCATTGTTTACCAGCATGTACATATCCGGGTTCGTTGCCCGAAGCTGTGACAGCGCTCGGTATCTATCAACCTCGTCCATCTTTTTTATCTGGGACGTTATTCTCTTTGCTTGTGCAAACAGGTCAACCATTCCTCCTTGCTGACCCGCCCCTACCGGACTTTGATCAATCCCGGCCTGCTGCGGCTCGGGCTGCTGTGGCATCGGCGACCCCTGCTGAGGAGGTGGTTGTTGCATCTGCCCCTGCTGCATCCCAGGCTGCTGTTCCGCTTGTCCCGCAGGGGGTTGTGGCTGCTCGGCCATCCCGCCCTCTTGTCCCGGGGCCTGCTGCGCCCCCTGCTGCGCCCCCTGCTGCGCCCCCTGCTGCGCCCCCTGCT